TTATTCATAAGTAATCCAAATATCTCCATTTTTTCCGTCACTAGCTGCAGGTTCCGTTGTTGAAAGATGAATACCTATTTCAGCTAACGACCAACTTACGTTTCCAGATCCATTTACAGATTTACTTGTATTTCCTACAGTAACGGTTCTTGTTGTTCCCCAATTAGCAGTAGTAATATTAGCTGTACCATCAAAATTCGTACCATTAATAGTTCGTGCGGTTTTTAGTTTTTTAGCAGAGCCGCCACTACCTGTTCCGTGAAATATAATCGGCATAGTTAAGCCCTCCTTTTATAAATCTATGTGTTTCCAACCAGAGTTCGTTTTTACGTATAATCCATATTGTGTTGGGTTCAAATTTGTAATTCTGCAGAATCCACTGCCTGTGTGACCAGTTTCTGCTGATCCTGTAGGAGAAGTAAAAGAAGTGTTTCCTGCGATAGTCTGAGCATTTGTGAGATAATGAGTAGAATTTAGTAGACATCCGTTAGGGTAATTTTTAGCTGTAGAAGAGGTATAAACATATCCTGAGCCTCCTCCACCCCAACGTCCATCAGAGTCAGAATCACTGTCATAGGCTCCACCACCGCCATACCAGCCGCCTCCGCCACCACCACAAGAGTAGCCTGAAGCATTTCCGCCTTGACCAAAAGTAGCCTGAGTGCTCGTGCTCCATGTTTTGCCACCTGCAGTTTGTGAGGCACTACCACCACATCTATTTTGACCTATAGTATAAGAACCAGTGGTATCATTGTAATATCCATCTCCACCATATTCTCCACCGCCACAACCACAAGGATTAGCATTGGCACTTGTTACACCAGCTCCGCCGCCACCTCCGGCTACGATAACTCTTGAATATAGAGAATTTTGACCTATACGAACATCTGTAGCTCCTCCACCACCTCTACCAGAAGAAATACCAGTTCCTCCACCATTGAATCCTGCAGCAGTAGAAGAGGAAGATCCAGCCCCACCAACAGATATATAAACAGTAGTTGCTTCAGTAAGAGTAATAGTACCCTTGGAATAACCACCGTATCCGCCTATGTAACTACTGTAAGTTCCTCCTTGGCCACCCCAGCATTCTATTGTATACGTACCTGGTTTTAGAGTTTTAGATTGTACTGAACCTGTATAATTAAAATCCATTATGTTGTTCTTAGCATGAGTAAGATATATTACATCTGATAATTTAGTGATTTTTACATGTCCATTACCAGAATGACCAGTTTCAGATGAACCTGTTGGTGAAGGGAATGATTGGTTGCCAGCAATGGTTTGAGCATTAGAAAGATAATAAGTAGAATTTAGTAGGCATCCAGAAGGATAATTTGAAGTAGTAGCAGAAGTATAAACGTAACCTGATCCACCACCAGCAGAATCACAATGTAATCCACCTCCATACCAGCCGCCGCCGCCACCAGGTGCTACATCTGTAGAATTACTGGCTGATGCTCCACATCCGAATTTAGCTTGGACGGAATACCTCTTAGGTTCCTCTGATGATCCTCCTGTACCAAAAGTAGTTTGTTTTCCGCCAGTGCCATGATAAACGCGGTTTGATAATCCATCTTGTCCTGTAGTACCTCCGCCAGCACCACCATTAGCTGCATTATTACTAACGTCATATCCTGCAGATCCTCCGCCGCCTGCAACAATAATTCTACTTAATAGTGAGTTTGTATCTCGAATGTTATTTATAAAATAAGATGAGTGTGAAAATACAGGACTCATTAAAGAAATATCAGAAGCTCCACCGCCTCCGCCACCTACGCCAGAGTTGTTAGTACCATAACCATCACCGCCGCCATTAAAACCACCAGCAGTTCTAGTATTAAGGATGCCATTTTGACCTTGCCCTCCTACTGTTATATATATAGTGGTATTAGTTGAAACATTTAAAATACCAGTAGAATAACCACCTTTTCCACCATTACCATAAGTTCCGTTTGATTGATTGCTATTTCCACCTTGAGCGCCCCAGCATTCAAGTTTATATGTACCAGGAGTCAATGTAGCAGTTTGAACCGAACCAGTATAATCAAAATTCATAACAGAACCATTATAATTAGCAGATCCAACGCCGTACATTTTGTTGTTGTTTAATTTAAAATAAAAAGCAGTAGCTTTTTTTATTGAATTATTTATTCTGGCATATAGTGCCGTATTCTTGCATTCAATAACAGTAATTCGACAATAGCCATTACCAGAGTGCCCTGTCTCAGATGAACCTGTGGGAGAAACAAAAGAATTATTGCCTGCGATTGTTTGAGCGTCAGTAAGGTAATAAGAAGAGTTTAATAAACAACCTGATGGATAGTTTTTAGCTGTGGATGATGTGTAAACATAGCCTGAACCGCCACCGCCACCTTCAGAATCAGATCCAGTAGAGTATGATGAAACGGAGTATCTACTCGCTCCACCATACCATCCTCCACCGCCTGCTCCGCCATTATAGGTATTGCCACCAAGGCCAAAGCCAAATGAATTAGTTCCACCAGAAGTTTGAGAAGCTTGTGTTAATGAAGTGTTCCCAGATCCTGCGCCACCGGTTTCACCACCACCATATCCGCCAGTTTCGTTATCTTCACCTGAACCGCCTCCGCCACCTGCAACAATAATTCTTGCATATAATGAGTCTTGAGCAATTCTTACATCAGTAGCTCCGCCGCCACCATTTCCAGGTTCACCTGTACTCTCGTGAGAAGCAAAACCACCGCCATTGAAACCTCCTTCAACTTTCACATTACCTGTAGAACTAGACATTCCACCTTGCCCACCGACATAAATATAACAAGTAGTTAATTGTGTTAAAGTTAGTGTTCCAATAGAATAACCACCAAGTCCAGAACCTGTAACTGTAGCAGAAGCACTATCTTGGCTCCGATTTCCACCTTGAGCACCCCAGCACTCTAAAGTATAAATTCCTTTAGGTAATGTGACACTCTGAACAGCACCAGTATAATTAAAGTTTAAAATATCACCTGTTTTAATATTACTCATCGCCATACACCACCCACATATCACCAGGTTTACCATCAGTTGTCTTAGGTTCTTCAGTAGAGAATGTCACATTTCTCAACTGAGATTTCATAATATCTGACTGATAAGCAGTTACAGCTCCATTAACGACCGGTTTATTCTTCAATCCATTGTAATCAGTTGTACCCGGATCACCTTTATCTCCATAAACACCTATAACGGTTGCATCTGTATACAAATGATTATTGTTTGTCAAAACAAATTCATGATAACACCACAAATATTTATTTGTAGATGTCATAACTTGAGCGGAAGTCGCCCATCCAGTAGTTGATCTGGTCACTCCCTGCGATTTAGGACTTGCAAGATAATGGGGGATAACACTTGAAATTCCAACTCCCTGATCACCTTTAGGTAATGTAAAATTCAATATAGCATCTGTATCAGTACCAGAATTAGTTACCGCAGCCGAAGTACCTGTTTTAGCAGTACCAATTTTAATAGTTGCATTCTTACCAACTCCGGCAAGACATTGTTCACCTTTATAAATTGCCATGTTATCGCCTCCTTTTATAAATCATTTCTTATAACAATAGTAATGGGAATATCTACAGTTGGTTTCTCGGTTGCTTTTATAGTAATTTGATTTGTAGTCTGTCCTCCGTCAGCTAACATTGCATTTTGATAAGCTTCAATAGCAGCAGATGAAGCATTAGAAGCATAATCTATTTCTACAATATTTGAAGAAGTTACTCCAGATACGGATAATACATAACTATATGGAGCAGAAGATCCAGTCCATTTACTTGCTGTGAGAGTAGTATTAACAAGTGTACTTTTCTTCGCATATGTTTTTTCTGATTTAGTACTTGAAAACGCACTGTTGGCTGTTACAGATGAGTCGTTAATAACATTTGCAGAATCATATTCATCAATAACATTGTAATAGGTATTTGCATTTAAAGTTCCAGCTTTCTTTTTTGCAAGATAGTTAGCTTTTGTAATTTCAACAGGAACATTAAGTCCCATCTGAGATAAGGTAATATCAGCAGTACCATCAAAAGATGCGTTACCAATTTTTCTAGGTGTGGATAATTTAATTGCTGATGTAGCAGCACCACCAGAACTAGAACTTCCTGCATAATTGTGCGTATGAGAGGTAGGAGATTTCCCGTTAAGAGCAGAAGTAATAGCATTTTGAGTCATGGTACCATCTGTAGCCGACCCAGTTTCAGTATAAAGCTTAGTTATTCCTAAGTAACTTGATGTACCTACAGAATATGTCGTATTTGTAGGGATTACCCATGCACCATCTGCACGAAGAAACTTTAATTGTTCTCCTATATTAGGTGCAGGAACAAGACCAGCACTTCCGGCAGAAGAAGAAGTAGCACCCTTCATGTTTCCATAAGTATGATCGGTAAATAATGCATCTGCAGGCACTGACTTACCAAGTGTATATGAACAAGCTACTGGCTTACCACCTGAGAAATATACTGGCTGAGTTGATGATCCAGCATTAGAAGTAAGAGCAGCGGCAGATGATGCGCTACCTGCAGAAGTAGCATATTTTACACTTTTTGTGGCGTCGGCAGTATTGTCAACGTTGCCTAATCCGACTTCGCTTTTAGTATGCGTATGTGAAGACGGAGCTTTCCCGTCAACTAACTCTTTTAATATTTTACCCTGTGCAGCAGATAGAGACTCAGTTGTAGAGCTGCTTATTAGATTATCCTGAATACCTCGCCAAGTGTCACTTGAAGGAGGCGTATAGCCAAGAGCGCCTGTTACATCGCCTTTTGTAAGTTCAGCTTTTGCATAAGATAGTTCAGACCATTTATGTGTTCCATCTCCCACTTTATGTTTACCGAATTTATCACTTGTAATTGCTATTTCTCCACTTAAAAGAACAGGATTATTTTTATTCCAATTAGCTTCCGTATCATATTTATGTTTGATTCGTATATTGAGATTTTGTTCTCCCATTGTGCACCTCCCTTTTTTAATTTTTATTTAAATAGATATAATCTATAATTTTCATATTTAGTAAAGCAGCCTCATAAAAGAGGCCACTTTCATTTAAACAGATGTCCCACAATTTAAAATAAGAGTATTGGCTCCATTAGTTAAATAATCAGTATTTAAACTTTTAACACTAAGAGCAACATTTCCTCCACCGTTAAATGCTACAGCATCAGCAACGGCACCTCCAGTAAGAGAGAAATTTCTTGATGCTGCAAGTTTTGTTGCAGAAGCAGCATTACCTGTACAAGCAGCCGCAGAAGTAGCAGTCGTTGCGTTACCCTGAAGAGCACCTGCAAAAGTAGTAGCAACAAGTTTCCCAGCAGTTGTATCAAGATATACACCTGTATCAAATACCTGTTCTCCAATACCAGTTGTTGCACTTGTAGTACCAGTTACATAAGCCTTTGCAGTAGTATTAAGAGTATTCTTTACTTTCTGGTCAGTTGTTTTGTAACCTTTTCCTTCAACAAAAGCGGCAACAGCTTTTGAAGTTGGAAGCTTAGTAGAAGTAGAAGCGGCTGCGATAGAAGAATCTACCTGTTTTGTAGCAGCTTCACCTACTGTAATTTCTCCAGATTTAGCACTTGTTGTAAGATTCTGTGTTGTAGTGGAATACTTAACAGTAGTAACGATTTCATCACCAGATGGTACAACAATCCATTTTGGATCCTTTGACATAGCGACTACTAAGTCACCGACCTTAGCTGTCACAGCAGCTCCTGTATAAGAATTATCAGCAACTACAGAAACCTGAGTAATTACTTTATATGTATCGCCTATTACAACAGAAGATGTAGGAAGAGCAGTAGCAGTACCATTAGTTCCAAGTGTTCCTTTAAACACCATTGCATCAGAAGCAGCAATAGAACTTGAAATTTTGGCATCTACATACTGTTTTGTTGTTGGCTGTAAAGCATCAGTTGGATCGGCTGCAAGCGTTACTGTACCTGTGAATGTACCACCGGCTTTTGGCATAGCCGCGTCTGCTTTTGCACCCTGAGCGGATGTAGCATAGGCACCTGAAGCTGTGTAAGCAGCAGAACCTAGCCCTTTAACAGCAATATTGTCAGTAGCATTGCCGTTAACAGTTAATTTAATTGTGCCGTTATTAGTTCCAGAAGTAATAGATACAGACTGAACTGATTTATCTGCTTTAGCACCTTGTGCAGCTGTTGCAAATGTCTCGGCACCTTTAAATGCGGCAGAACCAAGAGCACCAGAGGCATGCGGAACTAACTGTCCGGAAGTATTTGTTACTACAGGAACATTGGCTGTCGTTCCAAGATCTGCTCCATTTACAGGAACTTGTCCCTGTGAAGCTCCAGCTCCTTTATATGCAGCAGATCCCAATCCTTTTACTGCTATATCTGTTGCTGCTCCAGTTCCTGTTGTTACAGAGATTGTACCGTTCGCAGTGCCAGAAACTACTTTACGGACTGCGTTTGTAGCAAGAGCACCCTGTGCGGCAGTTGCATAAGCAGAAGTATTTGTATATGCAGCACTTCCTAATCCTTTTACCGCAATATTATCTGTAGTTGTTCCATCTACAGTCAGTTTTAATGTACCGTTGTTAGTACCGGAAGCAAGAGTTACGTTCTGTACTGAACCATCACCAATCAGTGCAGAGATTTCTTCTGGTGTCATAGTTGCATATGGCAATTCAGCAAATGTTTTAACTCCATCACCAATTTTAATTTTGTAAGCACCAGATTCTGTAATTTCAATCGCTTGTTCACCCTTTAAAAGAACAAGCGTAGATTTCGCCCAATTAGCGGTTGTATCCGATTTAAGGGCAATACGAGTATTCAATGTCTGTGTAGCCATTTACATCATCCTTTCGAGCTACCGCATTGCATGATGAATTCCTTTTCAGGATCAAATGCCAATGCATAATATTTGATATTATTATCATCCCATCTATAGATTGCATTTGTGGTTGTGTCCACATAAATTGCGTTTGTTTTACCAATTGTTGGAAACAATGTATAAGATGCATAAGGGATGACTTCTTGCTGATCAGCTATATATTTTTTAATATAATCAACAAGCTCAGTAAGACCTTGTAAATTAAGAAATTGTTCTTTCATTATCTGCACATCCCTTCACTTTAATTAAAGCAAGGGGAGTAACCCCTTACTTTACGCACTAAATAAACCTTTGATAGACGCACTTGGAATTGCTTCATATCCATCTCCAACAAGTCCCTTAAGAGCGGCAATATCAGATGTGTTTTTAGCAATCTTCGGTTTTTCAGTAGCAAGGTCTTTTTCTACAGCAGTAATTTTGCCTTCCGCTGTATCCATTCTACCTTTAACAGCAGTAATATCTTCGGCATTCTTTTTATCAGCAGCCTCTAATGTAGGTAATTTCTTTTCGATAGCATCAATTCTGCCTACAGCAGCTTCAAGATCAGCAGCTTTTGCATACTTAGAAAGATCAGAATCAGCAAGAGCTTTAGATACGTATTCTGCAATATAACCTACGATATCTTTAGATGTAGCAGATTCTGGAAGAGTACCGATAAGAGTCTTCAGCTTTGTGATATCCTCTTTATTTGTTTTGATCTGAGAATTCATTGTAGCAGCATCAGATGTATGTGTAGAAATCCAATCAGAAATCTCTTTCAGTGTATCATATGCTTCTGGAGCATCTGCGACGATTTTAGCGACTGCATCTGCAACAGCTTTCTTTACAGAACCATCGCCTGTACCATTCAGAGTACCGATAGCTGCTGTATTAGCTGCAACGCTTGCTTTTAATGCAGAATCATCATATTTACCAGCAGTAACTGCTTCTTTGATGTAATTAACTACATCTTTAGCTTTTGCATCAGCAGGAATAGTACCAACATAAGACATTACTTCTGTTTTTGCTGTGTTAGCAGCTCCGGCTGCATCGAAATCTGTAGCTGCCTTTCCAGAATCTACAAGATTACCATTAGCATCAAGACCTGCAAGATGACCTTTTACTGCACCTTTTACTTTGTCAGCTTTTCCTGTCGGCTGAGGAATAGTAATAGTGAATGCTGCTTCATCAATAGTTACTGGAGCAGTTTTTGTGTAGAAATAAAGTGTGTATCCGTCTTCTGACTGAGATACTGTTTTAATTGAGCTTTTAACAGCTTCACTGATTTTAGAGTCGATCTGTACATTATGCAGATTTAAAAACTCTTGAAGATTAGAAAGTGTAGCGAACTGTAATTTTGCCATAATTAGTTTCCTCCTTGAAATATATTTGTTAAATCTTCGGAATCAATACCTCCAAGTTTTCGATCTAAAGCAGCATCAATATGATCATCTAAAACATTTAAAACGGTTTCCTCAATGATATTTGAAACGTATTCTTTTACAGAATCTGCACTTGCAAAATTCTGTTCATTAATCCAGCTTTCAGTGACATAACGATCAGTCGTATATTCACCATCTTGTTGAATGAAATAAAGAGTAATAGATTTTCCTTGCATTTTTGTGATTGTCGTGCTGGAAGTATCAGCATCATGAGATACAAGATACAGAACATCGTCTGCAGAAGATTGAACAGTAGTATTGTTTCCACCAATGATACATTGGCCTTTTACTTTATAAATACCATCATCGAGTGATGATATCTTCACAGGAACAGTAAGTGTACCTATAAGATTTACAATAGGTACGTCAAATAATTTGTTATAAGATAAGCTGTTGATATAGTCTACAACAGTGGACTTATCTTCAAGATTACCGATTATATTATCTAAAAGAGTAGAAAGCTCAGAAGACTTGACATAATTATCCAATCCGATTGTTTTCTTAACCTCTTCAATAATATGACCTTTATCTTCATCAGTCATAGATATGTCATAAGAGAAAAGCAGTTTATCTCCAGAAAAAAACATAAGATTTGATCCGATGCATTTTACATCTGTAATCTGTTTATCTCCTTTGACATATTCTAATGTATTGTCGATGGTCACCCATGCTATACTCTTACTGTCTTGGATGTAACAAAGTCCTGGGTATTTTAGCACCCCTCTTTGTAAAGCCTTTTCTGCAATTTGCTTAGTTGATGCAGAATACCAGGTTGGAATTAACGCCATGCTGTGATCACCTCTTCAATTTGTCATATTCATATTTTGAAATTTCTTTTATTGCATAGATGTCATTATCAGGCGGAAAATTATAGAGACCTTCAATGTGCCATCCATATTTTCCGTCTGAACTTAAAATAGCCTGTGCTTCTGTGATATCACATAGAAGCAACAGACTATGTTTTTCCTGATATTTGATATACAGGATATGATTAAGGACATCTACGACTTCATCATTTTTGATTACTTTATAATACATGTGATATCCTCCTTATAAGAGGGGAATGGTTACCCCTCACTTGAAATTGAGAACATAAGTAAGATTCCAGAATTCTGTCCTGGATAAGAGAACCCATATGTTGCACCAGATTCATTAACTGTATACAGCCAGTTTGCAACTGTAGCATTTGGAGATCTGGTCCAGTAAGATTTATATTCTGTAGGAGCAGAAGATTTTGCTTTCTTTCTGGTATCATCATCTGTGAAATAAGCAATAGGTGCATTTGTTTCAGAGATATATGGTTCAGAAGTAGCAGTAGGATCAACTTCGTACAGAGATGGAACATAGAATCTGCAATTAGATACGGATGTATCATTTGATTTATTACCAATAGAAGAGTATACTTTTACAGGTTTGATCAGGGCTTTCCATAAAGGAGAAATAGCTTTAAGGAGACGTGTATTCAGCCATGTGTTCAGAGAAGATTCAGCCCATCCACCTGCATTTGTGCTCTTATTATTATAAGGCTTTTCAGTACCTAACAGGTTTGAAGCAACAAATGTAATGTTAGCTCTCTTTGAAGCAACGTCAGACAGATAATATCCTTTAAACTTAGCCACTTCCATAGGGATTACTTCGTGGATCCATGCAGCAATATCCATACATTGTTCTTCACCAAGATCTGCGTACCAGACTTTAGCCCAATGTATAGTGCCTTTTGCAAAGTTTTCATATGCTCCATCGTCAGCTTTAGAACATCCAAATACGAGAGTGGAACTATGCTCTGGAATCCTGATCGCATTCAGAGTAGTAGAAGATACTTCTTTCCCAGTCATGTTTGAATTGTACACATAAAGCTTCTGACTTCCAGCTTCATGACGAAATACAATAATCTCTCGGTTTGTTCCAGCAGATGGAGTTATACTATCAGTATTCCATGAGAAACGAGGTTCCTGAGAATACCAAAGTCTGAATCCATTTGAACCATCACCTTGAAAACACTGAGCAAGAGTGGAGTTTACACTATTTCCTGAATCAAATTCAAAGTCAATAGCAATTGTAAAGTCTCTGTCTTTTTCCATGATTTTTAATCCGGTGTCAATATAGTTTGTTCCATCAAATTTAGTCGCAGCTGAAATAACTTCATGCTCTTCAATGTCGCCATAGCTATAATCAACACCAAGTTTGAAATCTAATGTATCTTTTAATGATAATGATTTTGCTTCAAGTCCCATTTTCATAAGAGTATAAAGCTCAACCTGTGTCATATTGGCCAGATCCTTACTATCAAAGTATCCATCTACGTATTCGCATGTTTCATATACTGCATTGATCGTTTTATTTCCATCGACAAATCCTGACTTATCCCATCCTTTAAACAGATTGTACTTATAAGCAGATTCCTCAGCAGTATATACAGGAGTATCACCTGTATATTTTACATAAGAACCATACTGGGCAGTAGATTCTTGAAGAGATAATCCTTTAGAAACATATTTTACAGTATATTCACGAATTTTACTGTCATATACAGCAGTAATAGTTCTGTCAGCAAAGATTCCTGTCATTGAACCTTCCCATCCTTTGAAGGTATAATCAAGCTTAATTGTACTTTTCTTTGTAGGAATAGGAATCGGATTAACTTCTCTTGTAGTAGGATCAACAGCGTTTCCACCTTTATCTACGTACTGGATATCAAGGATAGTATTACTTTCATCATCATTTATAAATGTAATTTTAAACTGAGTAATGATTGAATCGTAAGTAAGAACAAGGTCTGTCCAGATACCAGGTTCATCTTCAGAACCAACAAATTCTTTATATTCCTGCTGTCTAACTACAGGAATATGAACAGATCCAGTAAGAATTGACTGCTCAGTAGTAGCGCCATTATCATCAATACCGGCAAGTTTTGATAATTTCAGAAGAAGCGTAGTATCATCAAGATTCCATGAGATACCAGTAATTGTTACGGTACGAAGAGTATTAATAGCAGCATTTAAGATAGCAAGAGCATCTACGATAGAATTCTGACATACAAATGTCTGTAAATTATCGTATCCTGCAACCTTAAGATCAGTTAAGTCTTTGAGGTTCTTGAGTGTAAGAGTGTTGATAGAAGATGGGAGAGAAGCATGAGCAATCTTACCATGATTAGCAAATAATACAGATGTTACAATAGTTCCATCAGCATAAAGATTAATAAGATTTTCACATGCAGACAGGTTAACAGATCCTGTAAGATTTGGACAATTACGAATATCCAAAGTCTCAAGAAGAGTATTATTACCCATATTAAGAGATGTCATAAAAGTATTCTGATATCCAGCTGTGTTATTACCAATGATAAGAGTTTTCAGCTTGGAAGCCTTTGAGAAATCATTATCATGAATATAACAAGCAGAAAGGTCATTTAATGCCTCGATTCTTGATGCAGCATAAATAAGAATAGCTGTATCATCCATATTTGTTAAGTCCGTAGTAATCTTATATTCTTGTCCGGCTTTTGCACGTACCTGAGTAGTTTCTGGTGAATTACCATAAAGTACAGAAATATACATATCAGAATAAGGAATGATCTTCAGAGTATAATCTGGTTTAACTACAACTTTCTTAGGTGTATTACATCTGAACATAATCTGATCAGACTTTACATCTGTATGTAAGAATTTCGTTCCCATATAAATATGCTGGTCACGTTCCCATTGTCTGAGATGATATTTTCCACGTCCATTCATCATCTCATTAAGGAATCTTACTGTTCCAGCACGATATGTTCTCAGATATAATCTTTCATAGTGGATTCTCCAAAGTTCTTCTGGGAACTGGCTCTGCCAAGCCTCATACTCATTAATTAAATGAGAATCAGACCAACAGTTAGAGTCTACAGACTGATACATATTTCTTAATTCTTGTGTAAATACATCACGTATTCTGCACCACAATACAGATTCAGCAGCATTGAAAACATAACCAGATGAAGGATTTCCTTCTTCTTTATAGTCAGTATCTTCCTTACCATATGGGAATGACAACTCACCTGAATTATTAATACCAAGCTGAGTATCCATATCATATGCCCATAGATCAAATCTATAACCATTATGCAGAGCAGCCGCATCATCATCTATAGTATAATATTTAGCTTTATCACCCATAGTTGTAGCTTCTTCCTGAGTGATATAATGTTTTGCCCAATGCGGGAAAACATTCTTGGCTCTATTGTCAATCATACTATATCTGAGTGTAACTAAATAGAAATAGAGCATTGCATCCTGAATACACCAATCTTTCAAGCCATCTTTAAATTCTTTATCACTAGACGTAATTACAAACTCATAGAAGTCTCTCCAAATCTGTTTGTTATCTGTACGTATTTTCTTTTTTGCTTCATCAGAAGTAAGAGCAGAACCATCCTTAGAATCGCCGCAACAATCATATCTGAATTCAAATGATCCATCCCAGTTATTATACAGAGCATCATATGCTGTATTACCAGTTTTCCATTCAGCTTTACTGATAGGATATTTCATAGTTCCATCTTGGTTTGTTATACCGGTCTGGAATGCAGAGTTTGGAAGAGTATTATCACTGATCTCAATACAGAATTCTTTCATATCCTCTGGATCATAAGCTCTTGTAATATCAGTCTTCTTTGAATCTCCCATATTACCGAGAGAGTAGAAGTGCCAGTCTGTATCCTGAAATTCTCTATGAGTAGTAATATCAGGATCAGATTCTTTAATAAAGATTACACAGTTGACAAATTCCATAGAGTTTTTAACTTTAGGATCTCTACGTACCGCAGGACTTTCATATGGTAAAAAGTCGTTGAATCTCTTCTGTCCTAATGCATTAGTTGCCATATTTGAAGATGCTACATTTACTTTAAAATTCCACCAATTATTTGGAACAGAGTTTCTTGTAAGACTAATTTTACCTGTACCGTCCTCATATTTTGTCCCATCACCAAGAACTAACTCTGTTTTATAGTTAGGATCAAGAGGAATCTTACTATTGATCTGATGTACACCATCCGCACAACAAATAACATCAATATTTCTGGCAGCAAAACCATATTCATTACTTGTAGTTCCCTGTCCGGCGTGGAAACAGTTAATAAATTTCCAGTTATCTAATTTAGGATCCCCATTCTTATAAATACATTCCATAGAAGTATTTTTAACAAAATCCTTCTTATCATTTGTAAAGTGAGGGGCTTCAATTTTTATAATTCTTAAATTCGGGCAAGCATTAGCTACAGAATCTGGAGTAAGAGCATTATTGTCATTGTAGATCTGGTTTCTATTATATCTTGCAATCATTTCATCTGAATCTCTAGCATCTGCAATAAAGTTAGCAAGAATGTCAGAATCTGTGAGAGAAGCAGAATAAGCTTTCATTCTATAAATCAACACATCACAATCCGGAGAACCGATAGTAATCGGAACAGGAGAATACTGGTGCAGTCTATGAGAATTATCATAAATAAGAGGTCTTCCTCCAACTCCGTCTTCATAAGTCATAATGATAGAAGTTGCAGATGTGTCTTTTGTATCAATTGTATTGATATTATATTCAAATTCAATAATATCCTCTTCGCTATATGGAAAATATAAGCTGTCAGTAGAAGTGTTCACGTATGCTTCATGAACATCCATTTTAATACCTACGTCAGAGCCTTCAGTACCATCAATACATAATAAGAAAGTAGCAGAAGCATTACGAACATTCTGAGTCTTAAATACAAATTTGAATTCAGAACCAGTCTGTTTCGGGTCTTTTCCAAAGAGATTATAATTAATCTGAGCAGTTGTTCCAGCTTTTACACAGAAATACTGGTTTCCAGAAGCATCAATCTGGTATCCACCATTATCCCAGTCAAAGTTATCTGATACTGAAAGAGTAATAGCAGAGTTATTTTTATCGGTCCAGAGTCTGTCGGTATCTCCATTGGATTTTCCAACAGGGTTAAAATCAAATGCTAAGTTAGCTGTGATTGGTTCAACATCAATATCAAGTTTAGTGATATTAACTGATAAAATCTTAGTCACTTTACGACATGAGATGGTCAGGTTATGTTTCCCTTCAGTGGATGACTTATAACTCCAGATTTGAGCAGAACGATTTACAGAAAGAGTGCTCTGTACTTTACCATCAATTGATAGTTTTACAGAGGCGGGATTGTGATCAGGATCATATACAACATATTTAATACTTGTTGCCTGGTACTGTTGTGCTGTAAATTCCTGTTGAGCACATCCAATAATAGGAGTTCTATTTGTAGGATCAACACAAATGATATCCTTACAAATAGTATTTGAGGTTATTTCTTTATTGTTAATTGTCGCAGTCATATATACTTTGAGTAAATGGCTGCCATGTTCCTGTTTAGGAATATTATAAGACATAATTCTGCCGGAGGACTGAGTTTCAACAGTGCCTAAGTCTTCACCATCAAGAATAAAATGAAGAATCTTATTGACATTTCCGTAAGGTGTATACCTAAATACTACATCTGTATTTGTATATAACAAAGTATCATCAAATGTGCTTTCAAGTTTGAATTCTACAATAGTAACAGTCCATGTCTTAGTGGCAAGTGTCCCAAAACTGTCGGTAATAGTTAATCTAATAGTATTTGCACCGACATTAAGATATTCAGTGATATCAAAACTATTGTTTCCTTGCGCAGCCGTATTCGTAGCTACAATAGTATTACCAACTTTCCACACAGCAGTACCGGCTCCAGTTGTATCACCAGTATTATCTACAGATGAAAAACTATATTCAATAATTGCTTTTGAACCAAGTAAGAAAATAGCATCTGCATTTGTGATTCTTTCAATAGTAATAGTAGTAGTATCTGAGGAAGATCCTCCACCACCTTCAATTTTAAAGCTTTTCTGGATTTCTCCATCCTTTAAAAATGTAAAAATACTATTTTCGTATGTAACATCGTACTCTGCAGCCGCAGGATTTTTCTTGATTTCTTCAATAGCGGCCTTAACATCTGTAATATCTGTATTAATTCCTTCAAACTGAGTATCATAAGAAGTCATATTTTGTTTCAAGATATCTACAGCATTTTTGGCCTCATCAGATTTTGTAGTAGCACTTTCTACTTTCTTCTCAATGTTTGAAATAGTAGTTTTTATCTCTGAGACAGCAGTAGTATTGGCATTTACATTCTTTTCGATTTCAGTTTTAGCTGTTTCAAGTGGACCAATTCGATTAGAGATTACTGTATCTTTCTCGTCCATTTCTGCTTCAAGTTCCTGCTTCAATGCAGCTCTCCACTCAGCAGATGGCTCAATAGAACTAAGTTCTACAGTCTGAATAATAGTTTCTCCATCTTTGAATACTAATGAACCTTTTCCATTGACAACAGAATACTCAACTATAAGGTTTGCAAGACTGTTAATAGTAATAGGTTCTCCAATAGGTTCCGTTCCATCTTTAAACACTAAATTTCCAGTTGTGTTGTCATATTCAACTTTTAAGTTCTTCAAACTGTCAATACCAGAAATAGCAGTGTTTAATTCTTTGACTTTTGTATCAACTTCTGTTTTTGTATAATATGCTTTCAGAGATTCAGTTACTGTTCCATTAAGATCATTCATAACAGATGTTTTTACATCTGCTTTTATATCATCTACATTAATAGAAGCAGCGGAAGCTTTTGCTTCATCTGCGTATTGTTTTGCTTCGGCTACATGACCAAGAATCATATTTACAAAACTTGTATACCAATCTTCAGAAGGTTCAATTATTCCGTCATAATTTAATCCTTGAAGAACAGTAAACTTACCATTTGGTCTGGTTCTCCAAATATAATTGTTTCCTTTTTCATTTACGCCAGTAGCCATAATTTCAAAAATTATATCTCCGGCATTTGCTGTAACAGCAGCATCAATTAACCAACCAAATCGAATATAAGTATTGTTGGAAGCTACATTGATAACTGTCGCTACTTTACCTTTTTTCTCAGCTACAGATTCATATCTTATCTGGATGAGCATATCCATAAGATCCATACCATCCCAATATCTTGGAATCCTAAATGGCATATACTGGCTGTTTTCTTCCTGCATAATATTAATCTGTGTAGCATCAACGGCAATATTTTTTAAGTTATCCACTGTTGAATATGCATTGTCTTGATATTTGGTATATACTTCATAACGACCATCAGTACATAATGTATATTCCTCAGTGTCTACGGCTAACTCAGCACTCAAAGTCATTGCCGAATTAGCCGCAGCAGCAATTTTAGAATCTTTAAATGACATATCATGACTCCTTTACTTTAATAATTTATCCAGATCGACAACCTGATCAAGATGAACAACTCCATCCTGTGTGCCATCAGGATCTTTACCTGTCATATCTTCGGCTACCATAGCAGAAAGATCTTTTACAACGATACCATTTCCGGTATCTTCACCATTTCTGTCTGTTAAAGTGATTTTTCTGTCTTCTGTATTAAGACGAATATCTTTTACCATACCTTCATAAGTCGCTTTATTCTGAGCATTGAGATCTTTAATCATTCCTTCCATAGCAAGGAGCCTCTGATCAATTTCAGTAAACAATTCAGAAGGTTCATATTTATCAAATTGTACAAGTGGAGTAATATGAATAACACCTGATGTGGTTTTTCGAATATAAGAAGTGTATGTTCCATCTTCATTAGCAACAAGTTTTAAGAACGTGAAAGATACTTCGATATCCCCGGCTTCAGCAGTAAGTGCTGCATCGACAGGAATTAAATACTGAATATAATTCTGTTCATATTCAAGATTATTTATAATAAGTTGTGTCATTTTAATTTTGTCTGACACCGGGAGCTTATACTTCATATAAACAGTTGTATCTGACATATCAATCTGTTCCCGATACATTTTACTTGTTACAATCTGAATCTTATCTACATAATTACTTCTTTCCACAATTGATTCTTTGACTGTTGTTACAACAGTATTTTCATCTGTAATTTTTAGTGTATACATAACTGCCTCCTTCCTTATTTAGTCTGAGTTTTTTCTAAAGCTTCAATTCTAGTCTGTAGTGACTTAATAGTTTCCTGCAGTGTTGTGACTGATGAATTCGCATTATCAGCACTTTTCTTGATCTCAGCAGTATTCTGAGTCAAAGTAGTAATATTGTTCTGTATTGTTTCGATATTATTGGTCATGCTAAGTAATGATGTATTGATCTGTTCAATTGAAGTGTTAGAAGAAGAATCTGCAGACTGCAGATCAGAGATAGATTTCTGTACGGCAGTCATAGATTCTTTCAATTTATCCACATCAGCTCCCAACTGAGTAAGTTTTCTTCCAACAACAAGGGCATCAGCGAATGCACCCTGTTTAGATAATGTCATATCTGATTCAGGGAGATTAGCCAGATAATTGTAATCATACTTAACAACACCAACAGAGGTTTGAATTCCCTGAATATATGTTGCCATTATTACTCACCTTTTTCTACAAATTCATATAGTACTGTCATATCAAGCATAGACAGTTTGTCTTCATTAGATTTAAGCATTTTCTTGAGAGATTCCTCTGGGATCATCTCAACATCAAGTTCACATGTTTTATCATAAATTTTCTGCAGACTTTCTTGGATTTCAGGAATGATTTTATCTTTTATGTCATCATTAAGAACACGATTTCCTGTTTCATTACCGTTTTCGTCAACAATAGGATGTGAGTTTTCCTCTGTAAAATAAGAATCAACTAACTCCTGCTCGACCTCTGAGATTTTATCTACCTGCGCCTTAAGAGCCTTTAGATTCATTGTATTCGCCCAGAATACATCAACATCTCCTGCGATTAAATCCGCACGACTCTTCATAGAATTTAATGTTTTATATATTGCCATAATGTCTGCATTTACAATAACTTTTTTCATAATCCTTGTACTCCTTTTATATTAATATGTAACTTTATTTTCTCTGACGAGTTCTTCAATAGCATCATTTAGATATGCTTCAAAGTCAGAATATAATGTTTCGATAGCCGCTTTAGAATCTTCTGTGATCAAAGCCTTAGCTTTATCAATAGCCATCTGTTTAGCAGTTTTCTGAGCTTCTGCGTCAAACTTACCTTCCTTTTTCAAAGCATCTACATAAGTCTGATTAACTGTGAGCACTGCTTTACTAATAGCATCAGTAGCAGCGTCTATATATTTTACGAGCTGATCATTCTCCAAGTTCTTTTCCTGTTCTTTAATCTTTACTTTTAGGAAGAGGATTCCATAAGTAATAAGAAGTGGAAGAATACCAGTAATGATCAGATATAATACGTCCTGAATACCCTGTTTGATGTCCATAGTCATACCTCCATTCATCCTACAGCCTCATCTTCAGATACATGATCGAAGACTGGCTTTTCTTGTGCTTCTAAATTGCACATTGCAGTATCATAGGTAATACCTCCGACCTGGTTTTCTTTACTAGCTTTGGCATAATATCCTAAAATTGTAGGAATCAACGCTGCCGGAATACCTATGAGCGCATACATATAACTTGTATCTCCAGTGAGACTTATCATATGTTCACTAAACCAAAGAATCTGCAAGCAGATAGCAAAGACTACAAACACAATAAGCTTACTTGTATTTGGTTTTTTCAAATTAAATCTTTTAACCTTTGCTGCTTTCAGATTTCGTTTCATTTCAATCTGCCGATTTTGGGCTTTAATTTTCTTTAATTCAAGTTCATATTCTCGACTGGTCAAATATTTCACCTTCTTTGCATAATAAAAGACCACGATTGCTCATGGCCTCTTATTTATTCAGGAATAATTCCATATACGTATGTTTCAAACTCTGTAAAATCTTTCAGGACTGCTTCTTTATTTGTTTTAAATGTTTCGCTATCCTGAATGGATTTATTGATATTTACATTTCCATCTTTACTAACAGATGCATTAAGATAAGCAATCTGCTTTGAGTTTTCACCTTCACCGATCATAACCTGACCGGATACATTTCTTGTTTCACTAATTTTTAACATAACTTTTCCTCCATTTTTTGTAATCGTTGAATAATGAGAGAGAGCTGTCCCTGGAGCATAAGAATTTCATTCTTAAGGGATTGATTTTCAGATTCGAGAGAATCAATACGATGGTGGGCTTTCTGTGTCATGTGAGTGTTAAGAGCAATAAATTCGCCATATCTTAATGCGTACTCAACAATATTACCTGCTTTATTTGGTTTAAGTAAAATGTCTTTACAAATTAATCCATAATCACTTGTATCTAAATTATAATCATTGAATATTTTTTCAGTTTCTCTTGCTCCAAATCCAAAATGAAATCTATCATGATCTTCTTCTGGATCAAAATTTTTATATTTATATTTTATTGGATTTAATTTCATATAAATAGATTCTATATTTGGAATATCGTTAATTTTTGACATTTGTGTTTTTAACTCTTCATCAGAGCCTGTTATATTTCCATTTTTCCCCCAAATATTTTTCCATTTACAACTTGTGTCTCCTAAATTTAAGCCTTCTGTGGCATATGGACCAAAATATCTTGAATTTCCATTTGATGTAACTTCTGCATAATACGAAGTATCACTATGGTATATTTTATGTACAGATGTATAATCTACAGATCCAGCTGGCCCACGTGGACCAGTTGCTCCTTGTGGCCCACGAGCACCATTTTTACCATCTTTACCATTGGTTCCGTCTTTTCCCTTAGGGATACTAAATTTAAATGTCAAAGTATCTCCTGCAGTGTTTACAGAAGTCTCTACTTTAGGATCATCGTTATAATTAACTTGACTAGCAGTTGCTTTGTAAGAAGCAATCTTTCCGCCACCAGAATTTAAAGATGTGTATGTGTGTCCACCCATATGAATTGCGTTTACATACAAACAATTAAATTTATTATTTTTAGAACCAATATTCATGGTTGCGCTTGCGTCTCTTTTGATACTTGTTATAACCGGGATTCCGTTTGTATTCTCATCAGTTTTTTTTTCAGTATAAATATTATAAGGCATAATACACCATGTAGCGGTAACATCAGCATCTTGCTTATCTACGTTACCAATACCAATTGCACAACCACCTTCTGTATTTGGAAGCAACGTATGATTATGTCCATATCCATTATATGAAAAATATTCTCGATTATCATAATCAAGATAGATTGGATTTCCAGAACTATTAACTTCATATGGTGTCCATTTCATATTCTGATAAGGGATAGATCCTGTTTTAGTATCTATAACAAATTGACTTTGTACTAAACAATTGCTTTGTATTTGCATAGGCGCAGTAACAAGGAGAGTATCCCCCATGATTCGCAAAGTATTTTCCCCTCCAACATCTGTAGATATCATATATCCGCATTCATCACTTAGCCCGAATCTTAAATCACCGCTTGTAAGTCCCCAATTAGTAGCAGAGATGATTTCTCTTGAATCAGTAGGGTTACCGTTTACATCATTATAATAAATGCTATAACTTCTTTTTGCAGTCATTGTTCTTGCGGTTACATTTCCGGCGAAAGTACCAGAAGAAGCATAAATAGTTCCAGAAATAATAGCATTACTTGCTTGCAACAAACCATTTTTTGACACTTTAAATCCAGTTGCCCCAGAGGGTATTTCTTGATCTTCATTTTGAATAATACCAATTTTTCCATCAATAGTAATATATCCACTAAGATCAGATGGAATATTAGGTCTATCGTCAAGATCATTATAACTTAGTCCGTTAACAGTTGAACCTGGTCCAAGTGTAAGTGAATTAGCAATTATATCTCCTGTAAAGCTTCCTGAAGTAGCTGTAATATGACCTTTAAATGTAGCACCTTGACTATTAATGTTTAGGTAATCACCCCAATGAATACCATCTGGACTTATACTTATGCTTCCTTTATTAGCAGTTAAAGAATTACTTGAAATAATCCATCCACCAATAAATCCATCATTAGCTGCAATCTTACCTGTAAACTCACCTTGATTAGCATACATCTTACCGTTAGAATCAACCATAAAATTACCGTCACCAAGAGCAATGCCATTGATTCCTACATATACATTTTTATTCGTTGAAATAGAAGAGGGGTATTGAGTAGGAAAATCTTTTAATCCAGAATACAATTTTCCAGCTTCAATAACGAAACCTTTTTCGCCACCAATATAACCGGAATTAGCAGAAATCTTTCCACCAAACTCTCCGTCACCTTTAAAATGAGCATTGCCTGAAGCATCTATACTAAAGTTCTTCGAAGTAATAGCGCCATTCTCCATGTCAATCAATGTTCCAGCCTGGGAATAAAGAGGAGAAGTGTTTGAAGGATCTTTGTAATTATTAGATTTCAGTTTTCCTGTTTTGATCAAGAGAGCATTAACATTCTCTGTACTGATAGCTCCAGCATCAATCTGAGTCTTACCTGCAGTTGTGCCATTGGTATTGATTGCTGTAATCACACCATCAATATTGATCTGATCTGCTTTAATACCTACAACTTTAGATGAAACAAGATTTATAAAATCTGGGGTCAGCTCTAATTTAGATTCTCCAGTCCCACCAGTAGCAATAAGATTCAACTTATCTGCAGTCTGTGTTATAGAAGTAGAAGCTGCATCAAGCTTTTTGTCCGTATCAAGCTTATTATTTGAAACCGTCTGAGTAATTCCATCAACAGTTTGTTTATACTCTGTATATTTTGTATAGATAGATGATCCGTCCTCATTAAACAAACTGTTTTGTATACTCTGTACGATCTGACCCTTTTGAGGATCAGTAATGTTAGTAATCTGCTCAGTTGTCTGGTCTTTAAATGAAGTATATTGCTGACCGAACTTTTTACCATCAAGGTATACCTGACTGATATCAATTCCACCTTGTTCATTCGGTTCTACCATAGTAAAACTTAGTTTTTCTTTATTGATTGTTCCATCAGAGATCATATTATTGACAATAGTGTTATCAGGAATACCTGTTTGAGTGATACCATTTTCATCAAATAATGCTGTCTTATCACCGTTCTTGACAACAAAATTAAACTTTCCGGTACCATCCTGACCAATCTGTACCCTAACAGCTCCTGTTGAATCATAGAACTGCTGAGTGCTATTCTTAAAGGCAATACCAGCTTTTCCACTAGAGATGATCATAAACTCATCAGCAGTAGCAGTATGAGTATTTAAGTCAGCTACTGTCATCTTCTTAGCAATAAGATCTGTGATTACTGCTTGGTCAATAGTTACATTCTGAGCAGTAAGATGTACTGCCTGGAGATTACCTACACCAGCATTTCCTGCCAGGAGATTTTTCACATTGATCATATCAGCATTAATCTGGTTAGATTCTATAATCTTAGCTGACAGCTTTTCAATATTTGCCTGTTCCGCTTCGAGAATACGAGTTGTGATCTTATCTGCGGAAATAAGTTTTACATCGAGATATTTCATGAAAGCAGTATCAACAGTAAGCTTATCAAATATACCTTCTTTTGCTTTCACGAGTTCTGCAATAATTGTATCAGCGGTAATGGTTCCACCAGATCCGGATCCTCCTGTAGTAGTCCCGCCGAGCATTGAATTGAATAGAGGATTTGAAAAGATTTGCTTAATAGCTTCTGATGTGATGACATAATCAGAAGTAGAAGATTTGTTGACTGAATTAACACGACCACCGGTTCTGTCAGAGGTCTGATTTAATGCATTTGTTAAAAATTCATTATCATTTGTTAATTTTGATTTATATTGGACCATGTTGGAAAAAGTAACTTCCATCGTTTCATCCATATCACAAGGATTATATCTGATTTCTACAACACGAAGTTTTACATATCGTGTATCAGATAGTCCTAATCGAACAAAATCATTTACTGCAAGCTGATCATGATATTCTCTGAATTCTGGAAGAGCATAAATATTTCCAATTTCATCTGTATAAGTATATTGCGGATGAGATTCTACATACAATTCTTCTACAGCATCTTTATATAATGTAATCGCTTTATCGACTGCATCAACTGTACTATCAAGAGTCGTAATAATAATATTTTCATTTGAATAAGTTGCTTGATTATACAGGCTCTTAATAATATACGTTTCCTTATCTGTAAACGCTGGATATTTTTCCTGTACTTTACCAAAATTTTCCATTAAAACATCTTTTGCAATCTGGTTTCGTTTTTCTTGAATTTCAGGTTTCTTAGCCGCATCATATTCAGCTTGACGTTCCTTTAATGCAGTTTCAGCCTGATCTTTTAAATTCAAATAATCCAGATATTTCTGATGCATTTGAGTGAAATATGCCTCTTCGTATCCAGAAAGAGGATTATATCCATCTGCATACCCATTCTTTTTTAGTTCTTTGATACATGAATCATATGTGGCAATTTTAGTTTTTAATTCTGCAATGCCGTATAATTTCCAATCTGTTTCATACGCTTTCATGATTGCTTCAGACTGAGTAAAGTATCCAAATTGAGATGGGGCATCTCCCATTTCAAGCTGCATACCACAGACAGTAAAGTCAGAACTTCCTGTAAATGCCACATCAATAAGATGTGATGTTAGATTGAAAGAAGTATAAACTCTGGTCCAAGAAGATGTGATGTTATAAGAAATATTCTTTCTGTCCTCTCCGGTGTTATTATAACCAAGATAAAATGTACCGGATCCTTTTACAAAACAACTAAGAGTATATCTCTGAGATGGTTCGATACTGATATTGTGTTGATAAATACCACCATTTGTACCGATTACTTTAACTCCACGAGTAATTCCGTATGCAGGTGCGTCATTAATTTGTACTGTTTGGAACGAAGAAGTTCCGGAACCTACCATATACCAATCTTGACCTAATACAACTGGATTTACACATGAGATGATGTTTCCCTTACCGAAACCCTCTATAGTTTCGTCTTGAGCTTGTAACGCAGCCACAATGGATGGAAGAGTATAGTTCATGATTGATTCGTACATAGGCCAATCGGATGAATTTTTCAAATCTTCAAGATCAAAATTTCCTTCTTCATCAACATGAATAGACTCAAAACCTTTGATTATAGCCATGTTTGAATCATATGCATCTTTTAGATCTTCAACTTTTTGTCCGAACCAATTTGTCTGAGCAGTATCAATAGGGACTCTATTCATCAATTCAGCAAGAATGTCAAGATTTTTATTATACTCCCTAGATAAATTACAGTATTCATCTCTTCTTGATTCTATGTATTTTTGCCAAGCTGTATATTTTTCTTGTAGGACAATGTTCATATATGGTTCACGACAAAAATGAGAACAATCTGTAATGACAGAGTTTCCAAAATTTGCGAGATCGATATTGTAATCGTCAAGTCCATCAACATAAAATTGTGTTACCAAACTGTCGTCTCTTGATATTGTTACGCTATCTTGAATATTACGAAAACCAAGTACTACATTTGTATCTTTACCTAAACTATCCGGCTTATATACATTAATTAATAAATTTTCGGTATCAAATTCAAAAACACATTTATATGCAGGAGCAGCAGTTTGAGTGAAAAATGCATATACATTTTGATCGTCCACATCGAAATTACAAATTTCATTCGGAAGTAATACCTTATCATCATCCAGAGTGATGTTATCTACATATCCGATCTTCCATCCAGGCACATCCGCATGTTTCAGCACAATATGTAGAAAACTTAGGTCTTCATTCTCTGGATTATAAAATTTAATTTGATAAAACTTATTAATATCATGATTTTTTTGGTACATCATTTCATAAGAATCTTCTTCGCCCATGTTAATTTTAAAATTTTTTAGTTTATATTGAGTAAGAGAGATTTCATATGATTCGGCGGTAATATCCTTTGTACATTGCGTTCCGTCATTTGTCTCTGTTGGAGGATCCATAATTTTATACCAGATTCCGTCACAATACAATTCCATCATTTCATCGAGTTCTTCATATCCCTGAGATTCTACGCCATCTACATATTTATCAACTGTGAAAGTTAATTCTGCAGTATTATTAGTTCTTAGCGTAACAGAAACAGTAGAAGTATCAATTCCGCCTAATGCACAAAAGAATCGTTTCCCAGGTTTAGCCAAATAAATGATTGCAGATTCTGTATTTCCATAAATATCATAATTATGAATCATTTTCATGCAAAGGCACCAACCTTTCGTGGTTCTCTATATGAGATTTCAAATGTCGCGTCGCCTGTAAATTCAAATATATTTTCTCCGTAAGCAAGACGAGGCCAATAAATGTCATCTATATCCTCAATCCCTAAATCTTCAAATGAAACAATTGACTTTGTGATGTCGTAGATTTTTAAATTTCTACAATCTATATAGAAATCATCACTTTTTAATGCATTAATTTTCATTGTTCTACCATTATCGGTTTTATTCTTTATAGTAATTATCCCATGAGATTTTGGAGAAACTTTAATTGTGGGGTATACATAATCTTCCCAACAATCAGAATTGTTCTGAATAGAATATTCTCTAGGAAGAGTAGAAGAGGAAGTTGTTTTACATAAAATAAGAGGAGTATATCCCCATTGACTATCACAAGTTACTGTGTATGTTAGTTCATATGGAAGAGATGCATGTTCTGTAGATACCTCTGTAATTGTAGCAAAAAATTCGATTTCTTCTGAAAAATAATCGTCTCCAATAAATTTAAGAAGCCTTGGATATTGAGGGGATGTTAACCATGCATTAATGATTCTAATATTATTTGAAGTTAAATAATCAGAATCATTTGGAATAATAATTCCATTTTTTATATCAGCTGTATAATTCATAGAAAATTTTAAAATTCCATTATCTAAATATGGAGTATATGTTGGATTGTATTTTAAAATTCCATTTTTTAATTCTGGAACTACATTTTTGTTTCTGCATGGATTTCTCATTACGCCCATTTTGAATGAATAATTATCACTATATAATGTTCCGAACTGATTTTCTTTTGGCCGATATTTGTTCTTTTCTCCTAATTGCAAAGAACGATTTACAAGAGTATCATTTTCTTCTATTCTAGTCACAATCAATCCATATTCATCAGAAGTATGACCATTAAATTCAAATTGTAGCATTTTTTCACCTCTTTCATATATTTTAATATTAAAAGAGCTGTCTTAAAGACAGCCCTTTTAAATTAGCGAACTTTTTTCCAGTCACGTTTATTACGTTCAGTAATAATATCACCAATTTGATAAGCAAGCTTCTTAATATCTTGCTCATTATTGATTTTATCAACATTGATTGTAATATTACACTCACTATTCACACTTGTATCATTTGAAGACGATGGTAGAATAGTGGTAATTGGTTTCGCCATTCTAGCATTAAATTCATTCAGAGTAGCAACTGTAGGTTTCAGTTGATCTGTGAATTCTTTTGTCAGAACAGTTTCACCCGGATTTGCACCGATCAGCATAGAATCTCCACGCGGTATTAAAGCATCTCCGCCGATCATATCAAGTATGCTGGCAGGAATACCTTTCCGTACAACACCACCTTTAGAGAATCCGTAGGATTTATATGCCTTCAGGATTTTATTTTTCAGAGTAGATCCCCAAGAATCATAATTCTTAACACCCGGAGTATTGATCTGAAGAATATCTGCAAGCTGTTGCATTTCTTTTGGTCCGACTTTCTTACCTTTAGCATTAAAATATCCTATCAAAGGACTCACTCCGGCAGGAACGTCTGTTGCACCATCTGGACGATTACTCAGAGAATTTGTCCAGTCCTTCAGATATGCTTTCTTAAATCCCTCAACTGCGGTATATGATTGATTGCTATGGTTTGCGCCGTTTTTATAAGCATATTCCATGGCATCTCTCAGATTATTACCTGAAGTCTCTTTGATTCCAGCTTTATCTGCATAATCCTTGATCTTCTCATAATGAGAATCCGGCATTACATGAACGGTACAAGTAGCTTTAGCAAGACCACCACCGCCAATAGCAGTAATGATACATTTTCTTGTTTTAGACTCATCACGCGCCATTAAACCGTTCTTATCAAGACCTGAAGACACACCACGAACTGTACCATCAGAAGAAACTTTCGCAATAGATTCATCAGAACTTTTCCACTCAATATCAGAGTGTTCCGGTTTCTTTGGTGACCATGTTGCTTTAAGCTGTTTCTTGATATGACTGTATGTCAGATAAATATCTGTATCACTCAGCTTCAGAGTATAGTCTGTATCTGGTTTAATATTTGGACTTCCAGCAGTCTGAGAAGATCCTGCGTTATTCATTGCGCTATCAAATGCACTATTACCAGCAGATGATCCACCATAAGGCTTACTGGTGTCAATTTTTGTAACACCTTCCCATGCTTTTGTTGCATTTACAGCAGCAGTATTAAAGTCAGCTGCTTTTGTGATCATTTGACTATAAGTTTGAGAAACTTTCATGCCATACTGATCCATTACGTCACCCAGATGTTTATAGGTGCTGTCGTAATTTGCTTTTACATTAGAAAGCATGCTGCCAATAATAGCTTCTTGGAAAGCTGCATTTTTCTTAACAGCATCAAGAGTATTGTCTAATGCCTTATTTGCCTCATCTGAAAAATTCTCATAGCCGGTATTTTTCATATCGACTTCATGCTGATGCATTGTATCGGCCATATCGTCTTCTGCATCTGCAAGTTCCGCACGTAATTTCTCAAGACGAGCTTTTGAGGCTGCATTTGATGTTCCTTCAAGTGCAGCAATCTGTGCTTTTAATGCATTGATATCTTTAGTTTTCTTCTTTAGAGTTTTGTCATAATCGTAATATTTCTCTTTAGCAGAAAGAGCATCTTTACGTTTTTCAATATTCTCCTGTAACAGATCGTTCTCTTTAGTAACTTGAGTGGTATACATATCAAGAAGGTTCTGTTTAAGATCAGCAAGAGTAGCAGACTCTTGTTGCAAACTCTTAAGCATTTCATCGGTTTTAGTCTTATAATATTCTGGACCAATTGCACCATTTTTATACATTTCATCCAGCTTATTTAATCCCTCACGATAATTTGCTATTTTATCCTTAGTGGCGTCAATCTGTTCTTGAACCAATAAAATATTGGTCAAACCGTTTGTAGAGAAGGCTCCATCATCATTATAGAAACTCTCGGTATCACCAAGTAACTTTTGAGCAGTCTGAAGCTCAGATACAAGATTTGAAAGTTTATTCTGCGCTTTATCAAGAGGTTTAAATCGAAAATCAATTTCTTCCTGAGCTAATTGTTGCATCGCCTCTTTGGATTTAATAATAGAAGCAGTGAGGTTATCATATTCCTCAATTTTCTTCTGCATCTCTTCATTACTCCAAGTTTTTGTTGCAATTTCTTCTGCAAGAAGCTGACGTTTTTCTTCATCAGCGCGAATAACTTTATCATAAGTTTTCAAACGTTCTTCATAATCATTGGCTGAAAGCTGATAATTAATATCATCAGCATTCTTTTTATAACTAATAGAAGCGTCCTGCTTATCACCAGCTCTTTCCCAACGATCAATTTGCCATTGCTTTAAGTTCTCTCTGGTTTCTTCAAGAGCAGCTTTAGCTTCTTGGATGTGTGTATCAGCCTCAACAATAGATGTGTTCAAATCAGTTAGATTTTTCTTCATTTCCTGATAAGCTTTATCTTTTTTGTTATGACCATTCACATTAAGATAATCTGTCATGCTTTGCTGAACTTTATCTCTTTCTTTTAACATCCAGTCTTTTTGATATTGAGCATAACTTACTTGTTTTTCAAGATCTTTCCAATATACCGAACCAACTTTTTGAGATTTTCCACTCTTTATACGATTTTCAGCTTTAGCTGCATAATATTCCTCTTTAGCTTTACGCTTACTGATGATCAGATCATAGGAATCGTAAACATTATCAACTTTAGATTTAGCTAAATCAAGTTTCTGAGTTTTCTTATCTCTATATTTTTGAACGGCGTCAAGATACTTGTCGTACCACTGTTTATATGCTTCTACAGCAGCTTTCTGATTTGCATCCAATGTTTCTATATTAATAGTGCCATCTTGAACTTTTTTCTTCAAAGCAGGAGTAAGATATTTGCTTACTTCGCCATTGTTTGCAACTTCTTCGGACTTCCTTTTATAAACAGAGATGCTTTCTTTAGCAGCCTTGATTTCTTTATCTGTATTTTCAAGAGCTTTATTATAATACTTTTGAGCTTTTGTATAATGGCTGTAATCGCTTTCGGCAAGATCTGTATACCTAGAAGTTATACGATCAAGACGATCCATAGCAACTTCAACCCAATCCATAGCATTATCATTCAGCTTCTTGATTACATTTTGAAGAGCTTCGCTTACTTCATCAGCCGCGTCACTTGTATCATCACTATTGTTTGATACCGCATCTGTATTATCTTCGATTGCATGTTGAAGACCAGAATTACCGGAGTTACCAGAATTTCCAGATCCGGCAGGTTTAACAGTTGCAGCTCCGCCTTGGAAGTGAAATCCCGGAGTATTACCAGCAGCAGCATAGGCTTTCATAACGCCTGGAGAAGTAACAGTGCCACTTGCATAAGCTCTGGCATGTCCTTGAATAGCCCCATGTTTAAGAAGAGCATCAGTTTGAGTAGTAGAGAATATAATGTCGCCCTTTTTCAGGTTCTCTATATGAGCACCGCCAGGAATTAAACTCCAAACACCATCACGAACAATTGATTCAGCGTGACCGTTGATACCCACTTCATTTACAAGAGCTTGCTGATCTTGTTTAATAGCAACATTCGTACCACTTGCATGAGCCGGTGTAATATTTAAAACATTGTAAGCACTTCCAGTAGATTCAGCTTTGAACGTACCAGTTGAACATGCAACTGTTTTACTCAAACCACCACTTGGTCCACCTGAATTTATCCAATTAACAGTTCCGGTAGCAGTAAATGAGGTCTGAACGGCAGAAATATCATTTCCCCAATGAACAGTACCATGAGAATAATGTTCGGTAGCAGCATAAACATCTACTAAACCTGTCTCATTAGACCATTTTACTTTTCCTTCGCTTTTTTTCTCTTCAGCAAGGTAGGCATCTACTTCGTGATGTTCTGGTTTGAAAGTTACAGTTCCTTGGCCTTGTTGTTCTTTTGTCAATGCTTGGAATTGAGTTTCGTCAATTTTAACCGATATAGCAGGTGTATCACCTGATAAAGATTCCAGACTTGCTTTTAAAGCATCAATTTTAGATTGAGCATCTTCATCATTTAAATCAATTCCTGCAGCAATAGCTAACTGCTTATCACCGTCTTCGCCATTCGCAAGTGCTAACCATTTATCAATATCAGTACTTTGATCCATAAGAACCTGAAGATGAATCTGAGCTTCTCGTTGATCAATCATAGATTGAATTGCATTGTATTCAGGAGAATCAACATCTAACTTTAATTCTACTTTAGCTTTTTCAAGTTCATCAATTTGAGATTGTAATTCATCTATCGATAATCCGTCAGTATCACTATCAATTTCGAACGAGAGATCAATATCCCCATCTGCTTTCATCTGACGCAATGAAGCCATTCCGTCCTGAGTAGCTTGATCCAATTCATCTATGCCGGAAGTATCAACTTCAGGAGTAACCTTAAGTAATCCCATATCATTCATAACCATGATAAGAGATTCAGCAGCAGCCTGAGCTTCCATTTCAGACATACCCATCTGTTTATAGCTGTCAATAAGCGAATCTACAGATTTTTCTGCATTGGCATATCTTTCATTGTCACTATATTGACCGTCAGTATAATCAATATTCATTAATTCCTGAGCGGAATAGTCTTTCAGAGTTTCAAGACTTTGTTTTGCGGCTTCATCTTCGCCATAATAAGCCTGCTGTACTTGATGTAACATTTCAGCATAGTTGTTAGCTTGCTGAATAGAATCATCACCTTCAAAAGTACGAATTCCAATACCTTGAGTGTCTTTGCCGGTTTCAAGGATCTCATGTGCATAATGCTCTAAAGCTTCAGGTTCAAGGACGTCGCCATTTGGAAGGATTGGAGTTACAACTACAGTTTTCTTTCCGTCTTTTGTAGAATATCCACTGCTAAATACAGTAGCTGTTCCATCACCGACATTTTGATATTTCATGTCTGATAACTTGCTGGCATCAATAACAGGTCTATGCGCAAGATCAACAGAACCTTTATTTTTCTGCATCTCTTTTAGTTCTTCTGACATCTCAGGTTGGACTTTTACTTCGCCTAAAGCCTGTAAAACAGTAAGAAGAGCATTGGCTTGTTCTTGAGTTAAATCAAGCTGATCTGCAAATCCTTGTAAGGCATCCTCGGCGCCACGAATGCCAGCATCTTCAGATTCATAAGCTCCATTACCGAGTTGAATTTGTGCCAGATCTGCTGGATTCTCTTTATTAAGGGTTTGAATAAGATCTTGTAGTTGCTTATAATTATCGCTCTTTTTATCCTGAGCATCTTTGATCTTATTAACCAATTCAACATCAGAATCTGTATAATCTCCAGTGTTACCACTTTCAATTCCTTCGTTGACATCCTGGAAGTGTTTGATTTTTTGCCCTTTAGCCTTCGCTTCATAACCCTGGATCATTTTATTATAAGCAGCCTCATCAACTTCAAATTCAGGTGTTAATTTAATGCCAGCCTTCTTAGCTTGTTCCTGAATTGATTCGATGTATTTCTTACCTAAATCGGAATCTTTATCAATACCATTATCTTTTATGTACTGATTCAATTCGTCAATAGAACCTTTGGCATCCTTGATATCCTGGATCTTACGATCAACAGTACCATCTTTGAAGTCAGATATAGCCTGAGTAATACCAGTTTTTTGTGCAATTAAATTGTCAATAACTGCTTGTTGATCGTCCAGAGCGGACTGATTTGCACCACTGGCTTTCAGTTTTCCCATTTTAATCTGAGCATCAATGAGTTTATCGTCAATCTCTTCAGATTTCAGGGCACCTTCTTCAAGAGAAGATACAAAATTATTTGTATCGCCATAATCTTTCAATCTACCAAACATAGATTCGAATGATTCAAGACTCATACCCATAGCATCTGCAGCTTCTTGAGTATCAGTGAAAGAGTACATCCATTGCTGATTTCCATCCTCAAGAGTTTTGTAAGTAGCCAATCCCTTAGCCTCAAGATCGCTTAAAAATCTCTTTGGACCGGAAGCATCATCAGTGTAATAATTCTTAAGTTTGTTGTAGTTCTCAATGAAATTATCAGCATCTTCAAAACCATTCTGAGAGAAATATTTTGCAGCTGCTTTAAACTGAGGTGTACCAACTAAGCCTTTATCATACAGATCTTTTGCGTTATCCAGATAACTCTTAGCTGTAGTATATTCATTGCCTTCAGTAGAAAGATTGTCAGCATTAACCATAGCTTGGAAATCAGAGAACTGTTTTGCAGCCTCCTGATACTGAGCAAAATACTGTGCCTGCAGATTTTTAAGATTTTCTAATCCTTGCTGAGTATAATCTTTGTTACCTGCTGATAATTGATCCTGATAATCCTGAATCCGTTGTGCAAAATCAGAATTCATGAATTCATTCTGCTGTTCCAGATAATCCTTCATTCTTTCTGTGTTGATTTTCAAACCTTTTGCAGTGCGATCGAATACATTATCAACATGAGCATCTTTTAGATCACTGAATTGTGTTCTAAGACTATCCATTGTATCAGATGTGAGTCCTGTTTCTGTCTGCATTTCGCTAATAGCTGATGTAAGAGCAGTAACAGTGTTCTGCATATCAGTTACAGGAAGATTAAATGCTGTTTTTGTCCAATCGGCCTGAGAAGCCTTCATGTTTTCAATAGACATCTGAGAAGCTTGAATCTGATCTTGCCACTGCTTAATTTGTTCGTTATCTTCATCAGAAAGAGGAGATAAGCCTTTGCTATTTTTCAAAGCATCGATATTATTCTGATATTCTTTAATCTGATTATTAAGATTCTCAATCTGTTTGTCACCATTTTCAATTAAATTGGTGTAATCTGAAGCAGTAGCTTTCATATTATAAGCAGATTTATTGTTCAGTCTTGTCTGCTGATCGGAAGCATCAGTCTGAAGACGAGTTAGTTCTTTTGAGAGATTATCCAGATTTTTAGCTGAAGTATCCAACTGAATCTGTACTTTAGTATCTTCAATTTTGGATTTCCAAGTGTCGAGATCAGCATTTGCCATTGATGGATCAAGTGACAATTTCATAATTGCTTGAACTGCAATTTCATCATTTCCATATTCTGACATTAACTGATTTACAAGATTTGGTGTTGTAGCAGAGGCCATATGTTTGTCTGCTAAATTCTTTGTTAAATTACCAAGAATTGTAGACTTAGCATTGCTCATATCAAATCCGCTCAGATCCATAGTATCCATAATACTCTGAATATATTTATCAGCAGCAGCAAGCTGTTTCGGATCAGTTACATCTTTTACAGAATCTCTGATTTTACCGATAGCATCACTTGCTTTATCAAACGCTAGATTTTGTAATCCCTGTTGCAGATTATCAGTTTCTGTGGCGAGTTCCGGGAACTGTTGAATAAGGTCTGTAATATCTGAATTCTGGAATGTACCGGATTTAATAGAGTCCATTGAAGACTTGATATTTGACATATCTGTCTGGAAATTGTCAGTTATTGTGTCAAGATCAGTTGCTGTATCTTCAGCAGAGTTTTTGAAACGAGAAGCAAAAGTCGTGTCATCAACAATTTCGGTAGATTTTTTAGAATTAAGATAATCTTCCCAATTATCAGAGATATCTTTTTTACCCCATTTCATTTTTTCTGGGTTAAGATTATTATCCTGAAGATAATCCCAGAATCCTTCAATATCTTCGTCGTTTTTATCTTTAAAGAAGCTATATTTTTTGCCAAAAATATCTTTAAGATTATCCTTGATGCCTTCAAGATTTTTAGCATCAGGATCAGCTATCGCCATAATTCCATCTGCCAAATCATCCGCATCAATTCCAGCATTGCTCATAGCTTCATCAAGATCTTTAGTTTGACTTATTAAATCCTTAATAGCATCCGTTCCACCAGATTTTCCAGCTTCGATTAACTTATCTTTTAGATTGGAAAACTTACTTAAAGCAAAAATATTATCCATTTTATCTGAAACATAATCAGAAGAATTGGTTAACATAGAATACGCTTTAAATAAATCATTGATATTGTTTGCAAGATCTTGTGTATTTTTCTTGTCAATCAAATTTCCATCTTCATCATAAAGATCCTGTGCATTACTTGAGATATCTGACATAACATCAGCAAGTTCAGTTTCATATGATGCGATTGTTTTATCTTTCGCTTTTAATTCAGCTTCTTTTCGTTCTGATGACCATTCTTTATTATTAAAGACATCTTTTCTAGCTTGTTTTTCATCCTCAAGCCCATTCATTAATTTTTGAGCATATCCAATATTAGTATCTTGATATACTGGATATGGTGATTTGCCAAAAAGTTCTCCTTGGAAGGTTCGCTTTTCTAAAGCTTTTTTTGCATCAAGAGCCTGCTGTTTCTGAGCGGAAGTAACGGTTCTTTTTTTTAATCCTATTTGTGTATCTAAAATAGAATCCTCATTAAGTAAATTATTTAATTCATTATCTTCAGCGGCAGTACGATTGCTTTTAGCTCTTAATTCATAAACACGTTGTTTATTTGTTTCTTTTTGTGACTGAAGGTTATCAAGATCTGATTTTTCAGTCTTATATTTCTGTACTGATTCTTGTAGATTCTTTTGTGCTGCATTATCAGTGAGTACATTATCCCAAAGCATTTTTCCTGCTTTAATACCTACTGCACCAATAATAAGAGGAATCATCATCGGAGCAATTGATTTAAATACTGTTGCAATACCTGAACCAACATTTTTTATATTCCCTAATAATCCAAATTTTGAAGAACCAGCAAGATTGTTATTTAGTGCTTCTCCAGCTTCTTCCTTTGTTATTCCGGATGCTGCATAGGCTTTATATAATAACATTTTAGAAGCAGTATTACTAATGGCTCCATCTGAATTAACTTTATTAAGATAACTAGCAGCCTTATTAATATTCCCGAAAGCAGCTAAGGAAGAAATCATGTCACTTTTATTACTAAATGGACTTTGTTTAAATGCATTAAATACATTAGTTAGTTTTCCGATTTTACCTAATGACATTTGCGAGTGTAAAGTGTATAATAATGCATAAAAGGGAGGAAATAATAAATGGCTCTTATTAAATGTCCAGAATGTAGTAAAGAAGTATCAGATAAAGCAAAAACTTGTCCTCATTGCGGATATCCTCTTACTAACAATGAAAAAACAAATACTGTCTTAGTTAATGGTACAAAATATGATATATCAAATATAAAAAAACAATACGATATGATTTCAGAAGAAAATAAACAAAGACTTTATAAAAGAGCATCTTGGCAATATCGTTGTTGTTTAAATCCAGAATTGATAAAAAAGAAAACTCCTGAATTTGGTGGAGATAAAAGTTTCTTCGGCGGAGATATTACTCATGAAATATGTAAAACTTTTAACTGGTGGGAAAAAAATGATAAGATGCACTTGACATATAAATTTTTTGTTGAATGTGTCAACCATGGTTTTGAATATTTTGAATTTAATACTGATAATTATCCGATTCCAATTCCGAAACAATCAGCAACTTCCCAAAACGTCGTTCGTTGTCCTCGTTGTGGTTCCATATCAGTCACAACAGAAGAACAAGGTTATGGACTCTTCGGCTGGATTGGTGCTTCTCAAAAGAAGAATCTCTGCCAGAAGTGCGGTCACAAATGGTGGCCAGGAAGGTGAGATATAGTATGAACGAAGGATACAGCCCAGAAGAAGCCGAGAGAATAAAACAGATTATAGAAATCGGTGAGTCTCAAAAACAAATCAAACAATCATTCTGGAATGAAGTTAATACTCCAGAGGTTTTAAAACTAAAAGAAGAATCAAATATACTATGGAAAGACTATCGGAGTATTGATAAAAAACTTCGAGAAAAAATTATAATACATAATAGTAATTTATCAATATATGACTCTGATTATATAAATTTTAGTATAGGAACTTGTGGATCAGTAAATCCGAATATTCAGGACGATTTTCAAGAATTAATTTCTATTTCACAGGGAAAATGGAAAAGATATAAATCGGCTAATGATATTTATACGAAAGCATTACATAAAAATATTGCAAATTTATCATTAACAGTCACTCCTGAAAATAGTATATCAATGAACTCATATGGAAGTACACGATGGGTATTCACAGAATTTTATTGTTCCTGTAAACCATTTTTAATTCTTGACATATGTGGATGTGAAGTTATTGTCATCCAAGATATTTTTCCTGGTAAATATTGCCAAACAGAATATTCTATTACAATGTCAGATTTGAAGAATAGGTCAGATTATGAAATAGAAAATAAAAAACAGAATTTTCTTGACAATTTTAGAAAAGAATTAGATCCGTATGGAAAAAATTTATATTCTGCTCCGTTTCGTAAAAAACCTGTTCCGAAACCTTTTGAAAACATCTACACACTTTATGCCCAAACTGATTCAGAAGAATATGGCAGGACAAAACGATATTTAATCATTGGATGTATGACATATGAAAAATGATGAACCTACGTTCTGTCTTTACAACAATAAAGTCAAGTGATATATTTCTAATCGTAGGATAGCCGGGAGTGTGCCTCGGCTTTGCACACACCTACAATTAGGAATATCAAAATTGGATGTTCTGTCCAAATCAAAAATCCCCTATATTTACTTTAGCCATATGGCAGAAGGGAGGTGGACTATGAAGAGTGAAGAGCATCAATTTAAGCTTGCAAAAATAGCAATTAAAAAAATCATTAGGGTTTTAGCATTACTTGCAGCTTTATGGATGGTGTTACAGCACAATCCAATCAAACTCGTGACATCAATAAACCTAGAAGAACAAAGTATTGATTTTAATTGCGAGTTTGCAAGCGAGACACCGGAGAAGTAGAAATACGACTCTGGTAGTGTGGGGTGAAACCCACGCAATTAAAGTTTTAAAGGTTAAATTTCAATAATTTAAAATTCAAAGCTTATCTTACAGACACTGCGCTTGATCACCGCGGTGTCTTTCTTTTTTTTAAGTATAATTTCTCTCTTTCGCATAAAGCGATTCGGCAGAAGAGAAGTGCCGCTCATGGAACATTCATTAAAAGTATATATAATATACTCCGAGGAAGGGTGCTCTCTCTACTCCTCCTGATTATTAATATGTTTCCCTCGTCATTACTTGCGTAATTGTTACTAACGTTTCACATATGACTAAATCGTAAATCAGGTTGGTACGTGCGTTGTCACGAGCTTTCGCTCACTTCACTATGCGATCAGCATAGAATAGTGAATTCGACGTATTAATCCTCTATTTATTTTAAGTCGCTATTCTCCACACATTGATATGAATCTCTATGTAGATAGGCTCATTGTTAAAAATCGGAAAATAACGTGTAACCCTTAGATTTTTGGGTTAACCTACGACTGTTGCAAGACCTCCACCATTCAGGAATTTTAATCCTGCCATTGTTGCATTTTTTACTGTCATTGCTGCAAATACAGCAGTAAGTAATGCCGGTATTGGTCCAAGTGTTTTTTCAAGTGACGTGAATCCTTCTGTTAAACTATGTACAAATTCAAGAACACCATTTACACTACCTGAATTATAGAAATTAACCCAGAAATCCTGCATCTGTGTTTTGATTGCTTGTAGTTTACCAGCGGTTGATTCCATGTATTTTTCCTGGTTAGCTTCAGCATTACCATTTGCGGTTGTTGCTTCCTCTGCCAGTGACATGGAGTCTGTGAATGCATCAAGCATAGACTTAAACTTACTTGTCTGACGTGTGGCTGCTACATCGAATGCGATCTTGTTTTGCTGTGCATTAGTTAAATCGTCCCACTTATCTTTAAGCTCAGACATAACAGTAATGATACCACGATCAGATCCATCCGGATTATAAACATCTACACCTATAGCATGCAGAGATGCAGAAGCATTAGATAAAGTTGCATTGTCAACTTCGTCGGCATATTGTGGCATTTTACCGACTTTTGTAGTTCTTGTGATAATTGTCTTCAAAGCATTACCAATTGAAGATCCATCTTCACGAGTTCTTTCTGATACTTTAGCAGTAATAGCTGCAAGCTGTTCATATGACATACCTGCATCATAAGCAACCTGACCGGAAGCCTGTACAGCATCAGAAATAATTTTGATACCTTTAGCGTAATCAATTCCCACACTTCCGGAAACTTTATCCAGAACATCGACAATATGCATAGAAGCATCAGCAGCAGTAGTAGATCCATCTTCTAACATATGGAACTGCTGTAAAATACCCTGTACCTGATCGGCAGCAGTAGAGGCATCAACTCCACTTAAGTTACTTAAGATAGCAGTTGGCCTTGCTGTTTGCTGAATTTCAGAAGCAGTAGTATTCATGTTTGCATAGATTTTATAAATGTCCATAGTATTATCCAAGGACATCGATAAATCTTTTGCCATATCAATTGCAGAAGTACCAAGATTCTGTAATTGATCCGGCGATAAATTCATTGTGTAACTAATATTTGTTAAGTCTTTTTGGAAATTTAAGAAATCATTGAAGCCTTGTTTGGCCTGCTGAATTGCTTTCATGGTCACCTGAAAATAAGAAACATAACTTGCAATATCTGCAATAGCACCTTTAAAATTTCCTGATACCATTCCTTTAATAGAGGTTCCGAATGAAGACATCCCAGTTGATGCTTTGGAAGCAGTACTAGAGATAATGCGCATTGCATTTCCTGCTTTTTCAAGATTACCAGTTAAAGTAACAACATTACCAGATATATCAGCAAATTGCATCTTTACTTGTCCGGTAGTTTCATTGATAGATGAAGAAATCTTAGATGTTAATCCGATAGAATTAGCGTACTCTGTAAGCATTGTTTCAACATCTTTTGTATCTTGTACCAGTCCTTTTGTTCCTTCTAAATAAGTTCCTTTGCTATTTGTTTTATCGTAATTTTTAGCAACTTTTTGAAAATCTTGCATTTTAGATGCTAATTCAGAAATTTCATCTTGAGCTTGGCTAGTATCAATTTCTTTATTATGGAACTTGGTTACAATATCATTATATGATTCAACAAAACCATTTAATTTATCCGTATATGCCGAAACCTTACCAGAAGAATTTTCTGCCTTAGTTAAACTATCAAAAGCTGTTCCAAATTCATTTGCAAATTGAATAAATGAACTTCCTTTAAGAGAATCAAAAGTTTGATAAAAATCTTGCATTCTATTTTTGAAATTGCCAAGATTATCGGCTCCATTCTCAAATGTAAATGCGCTTTCTAATTTCTCTTTTAATGAAGCAATACCATCCGGAAGATTCATAGTATTCTGCATATGCTTGAGAGAATTTTCAAAATCATTTATTTGGCTAGATAATGACTCTTTTAAATTTCCTAGAATATTATTTCTGTCAAGATCGGAGGCATTTTTTATATCTGAAATTAAACTATCTGAATCAATATTTTTACCAGAATTTTTGATCTGTGCTTTTAATGCTTCATATGTAGCCTGAACACCATTACGCTGATTCATTTTTTCAGTATATTCTTGTTCAGAATAATTTTTATTGCCAGCCATTTTATATAAATCATTGCTAAGTTTTCTCTGACGAGAATATGCCTGAGTCATTAAAGTAGTGATTTTATTTTCATAATCTGACATACTCTGCTCAGAATCGGTAAATGCTTTCTCATAATTACCAAAAAGCAACTGATTCAGTACACTATCAGCATCATCCTTATTATTCTGGTATGTATTTTTCTTGAATTCGTCAACATTTTCTTTGAGCTTTTTTATATTTTTAAATCTATCAGTAAATCCAGAAATAAAATCATCACTTGAAATTTGACCTTTTGCACCTTTTGCTTCAAAGCTATACAAATCCTGCATAGCAGATTTTAGTTCTTTTACTTTTTCAATAGCTTTGGTATACTGTTCTGTAAATGCTTCTTTATTATTAGCTTGGATAGTCTTTTCATCAAATCCAGATACGTCTGCCTGAGCTTGTTTCATCTCACGAACAACTTTGTCATAATCTTCAACATTTTTTCCAGCATTTTTTAATGCCTCAGAATTCTTTGACACAAAGTCATTTTGAGTTAACTTCTCAAATGCATCATTTGCTTTTTTGGCTGCCTCAGCTGTTTCAGTAATTCGATTTCCAATTTCTGTGTATGTATCGCTACCTTCAGAATATTGACTTTGTTTTTTTTTATATCCAAGCAATTCTGCATTAATGGATTTTACTTCTTTTGCCTTATCAATAACATTATCGTATTGTTTGGCAATATCGGAATTTTTTATTGCAGCAGCTTGTTCATCAGCCTGTTTTTTAGATGCAGTAAGTTGCTCATGAGTTACTTTCATTCCATCTTGGATTTGCTTTAATCCAGATTCTGTATAACAAGTCTCAAGATTTTTTTGCAAAGTAGAAAATGAGTCAGCGGCTTTTTCACCAACGTCTCCAAGTTTTTTTGCATCAGCAATATATCCATCAAGTTTAGCAGAAGTAGATTGATAATTGGTTTCAAATTTGCTATTTAAACCAGCTAATGGACCAATCCATTTACCATCTTTAATACTTCCGGTAAAATTATCAGAAGCATTTTTAGTACCAATAACAACATTCTGCTTCCCGGTCAATCCCTGTTCCAGATTATGTACATAATTTAAAGCAGATTCACGAGCTTTATTTGAATCAAACTGCTCATTAATATCTGTGATTTGTTTTTGAACGTTCTCTAACCCAGCAGGAGTAGTAATAGTAGATAAACTTTTTTGTATACCCTGAAGTTTTCCAGCAGCAATAGTACCAGCCTGTCCAAGAGATTCTATATCTGAAATCTGTTTAGAAATATCCGTATTTAGTGTATCTTTTTTTACATTGAAATTATCACGATTTGTTTTACGAGTTGCAGATAGTGATCTGGCAGATTCAGCAGATCCTTTTCGAAGTGCTTGAGTAAAGTTCTGATACATATAATTGTTATCAGGAAGAGATGCATTTAATCTTGCAATTCTATGTAATTCAGATAAGTCTTGTTGATCAGATCTGATATCATCCTGTAACTTTTTAAGATAATTAGGATTCTGTTTATTAGTGGGTTTATATCTTTCTGTATCAAGTTTCGCATAATTAGAGTTAATCTTTTTACTTAATTTAACAGCTTCTCCCTCAAGTTTCTCATAACTATCATAATATGCAATAGCATTTTCATATCCCTCAGCTAAGAGATTACCATTAGCATCGAACTGTTTTTTATATGTCTGAGTAAGGGTGTATATAGTTCTGTTGGTATCTTCATACACCTTAATATATTTCTGAGCGTCGCCAAATTCCCTTTGAGAAAGCTGTTTTAAACCATCTAATTCTGGAGGAGTAACAGGGGTTTTTGTTAAATTAGAATTACTATTTTTTAATCCAGATACAGTCTTGATTGCGACTTTTTCTTCAGACTTAGCAATCTTATCATTACTATTTACAACAGCATCCGATTCTTTTTTCTTAGCTTTTATAATATCGTCAGCTGATTGATTAATAGCATCTGCAGCATTCGCAGACTCATTTACAGCATCATTATTTTTAATAGGAGCTAATTTTGGAGCAGAAACAACTTTATATTTAGGAGGAGTTGGCGGAGTAGATGGAGAAGCTGCGATTGCAGCAGCTTTCTTTTCAGATTTAGCGATTTTATCATTTGCAGCAACAACAGTGTCTGCTTCCTTTTCCTTAGCTTTTGCGACATCTTTACTTTGCTGAATCTGTTTTTCTTCTTTGTTTTCAAGAGCCGGTTGAGATTTTGGTTTAGAAGTATTTCCTTTAGAAGGTTCTTGAATAGATGGAATTCCTTTTAAAGTAAACCCTGAATGTCCATCTGCGCGAACCATATCCTCAAGTTGAGTTGCTTGATTTTCAACATCTTTGATGATTTGTACAATTTCATCAGTATCTCCATTTGATTTGTTACGATTATTATATCGCATATTATTTACAGTAATAATTTTACGAGCCATTCCATCGAGTGAATCAAACATTTCAGGATACGCATCTCTTGTATAACCTAAATCATGCAAAGAATCCTTAATTCCGAAAATTTGTCTACTTGTATTATATGCATGATCATATAGTGATTTAGCTTTTAATATACTGAAAGGATCTTTACCAGTGATATTTTTAAAACTTGATGCAGGAAGTTGTGCTGCCAGCATCTTTATATAAGTCGTTCTGTAATTTTCACGAGCATTAGCATATTGAAAAGGAGATTTTCCATTTTTGTATGCTTCTTTTTTATCAACGTATTCATCATATGCCCGCATTAATTCGCCTTCAAGAGACCCTAATTGATCAAGTAATTCTTGAGCTTCTTCTTTTTGTTTTTCTTCAGATTTAGATATTGCTGCCTTTGAAACTCTTTTTGCTTTCGGCTTTGTAGGTTTAGATTTAGACTCAATAGCAGAAGCAGGAATAGATGCGGAAGCATCTTTCTCTTCAACATCTGTCTGAGCAGGAATAGACTTTTTCTTTTTAATAGTTCTTTTTCTTGTTGTCTTCTTAGGAACTGATTTTTCTTCCTTGTTTTCTGCAGCTTTCTGTTCCGTTAATTGTTTCTGAACAGCCTGCTCAATTGCTTTTTGTTTTCCCCTTGCATCAATATCTTTATCATATTCTGATATATCAGATAGAAGAGCTTTATAAAATTCCTCATTGTTTATGCCAGATCCGCCTTTAGCAATATATGTTGACATAAGACCAATGAATTTATTTTTTCTTCGTGTCTTTAATGAATCGTTGAGAGTTTCTGCTTTTTTCTTAATATCAGATATACTTCCTAACGCAATTTCACCAAATTGATCATCTGCTAAAATATCTTTTTCAAGTTCTGCAAGACTCTTATTTATATACCTATTTACTAATTCAGAATAATCTTTTTTAGAAAGTCCTTCATTTTGTGATTTTTTAAATATAGTATCAAGATGGCTATTTGTAACACCAAGTTCTATCTTATGTGTTTGATTTGCAACGATTTTATCAATATTATCAGAAAATCCTGCTTTATTTAATGATTGATTTAACAGATATTGAGCATAGTTATTTGGATCATAATCTGGATCATTTTTTTTGATACCCATTCCTAATAATCTACGCATTGTTTTAGAAGAGACATCCTGTTCAACAGGAATATTCCGTTTGTTTGTTTCTAATTGTTTATTTAACTGTCCAAATAAATCTGAGGCAATAACAATATTCTTACTTGTTTTTATTAATCCATTAAGTGCTTTATTATAATCTTCTAAAGATAATGAAGCATCAGGAGCAACAAGACTTTCAGATGGAGGAATAAATTTCCCTCCTTTAGACATTTCTTTTTTACTGTCTAATAAATAGCTACGAAGTCTGTATGCACTTTCAATTTGAGCACGTTCATTTTGAGATATATCGGACAATCCTTTTTTTTTAAGCTCTGTCATCATTGCCCTATGTTTGCTAGAAGATAGTTCAGGGATATTTGGTAAGAATTTATCCAAACTTGCAAGCGATGCCATTGATTTGGAAGTAATTCCCTGAAGCTTGCTATTCATTTTTGTAGCTGCTTTATTAATAACATTATTTAAATCTTTCGCTACAATATCATTAACAGCTTTTTTATCTATTAAAAACTCCACTTTTGCTTTTGCTGTCGGAAGGTTCTGAAGTGCTTTTATTTCAGAGGCATCAAGTTTTAATTTAACTGGGGTCTCGATTGGTTTTGCCGCTTCCTTTTTTGCAGCTTCAACTTTAGAAGTGTCTGGTTCCATATCCACAGGAATTTTTATTTTACCAGATTTTGCACCTTGTTCAATCGCTTTTATTATATCTTTATTTTTATTTTCAAATATACCACTTACACTACCTACGGTAGATTTAAATTTTGCTTTAGCATCAAATACTAAATCATCACTTTTACTCATTAATTAATACACCTCCCTAATAAAACAATCTGAAAAATTCATATTTTGAGTAATATTTACGTACAATGGATTCAATTTTTTTATTATCAACACTTTTATTGGAATATCCAGCTAGCCAACTTTTCATTGCTTCTACTGGAGAAAAAGTTTGTACAGCTTTGCGAGTAGGGTGACTCCATATATATAATGGCCCACGATACATACTTCCTCCATGATACCCTTGTCTCATTGTTAATTCATATAATCCATCATTATTCAAATGATGCCCTCCCATCGGATCAGAACTCATATGTATTCTTACAGATGTTCCTTGAAGGCTAATTTCACCCGCATTTTTAAGGGAGTATTGTCTACTATAATAAAGAGGAGAATATGATGCATACCAATTATTAATAATTTGTGCATAAGCCTGTTTAATGTCTTCATATGCTTGTTCGGCTATCATTTTGCTTATTTCTTCAGCAATAGCTTCGTCATCTTTTTTTATTCCATTAACAAATTCATAATATATTTTCATTAAATATTGAAAATCAATTTCTATATATTTCACACATATTCACCTCCGTATTTTAATTTATTTTAAGTTAAATTTTGCCCCGTTCTCGTTCATATATTTCATTAATTCTGAAATACCTTCATTGGCAAATACACCGATAGTGGTAGCAAACGCTTCTGTGTATTTTGCGATATATGCATCAATAGTTTTATTTTCTTCATGAAAATTATCCATAAGCAAACCGTTAATAGTCATAAGTTCATTTAATTCATGCTCACCAACAATGGCACAAATTTGATCTAATAAACCATTTTCAAATAATAAATCATAATCTTGAAATGCATTTGTAGTACTATCATCAGTTTTTACTATATTCAATTTTGTATATAAAATAAGGATAGTAGTAGTCATATTGATTTTAGATAAAAACATATCAATATACTGAACCCCGTTTTTTCCAGTGATAATAGATTTATCAAGTATTGTCTGAAGAACAAGTTTCTTTTCTAAAACAGGGCAATATGTTCTCCAAATAATATTTCTAACAAATTCATCTCGCTGTTCATCTGTTTTCAAGAGATTATATCGTCTGATAAACTCTGGAACATCAATTTTTCTTTCAATTGTATCTGAATTAACTTTATTTATTTCGCTCATAATGAATCTCCTTTTATTCCTTATTTTCTGTATGTTCATGTATGATAAATTCAAATTCTGTTCTTGGATTTTCCTTATCGTATCCGGTTTTTAAAGTGAGAGAGTGCAGATGCTTTTCATCATCATCTACAATGGCCCCAGCCTCAGTTAACCCATCTAAAATAAACTTAGGAATTTGATTATCTACGTCGTGTCGTCTTTTTGTATTAAAAAAGACAGTTACAATGAGATCAAAATCATCTAACTGCCTATTATCCATTTTATTTATTTTTACCCAGAATTTTACGAATTCCTTCCACTTTTGTTTTAACGCATTCATCTGTATACGTGGTAAGATCATCCAAGTATTAATCGAAGGATGCCAAGGTTTTTCAATAGGAATTTTCTTGGCTCTTGGATGTTCTAAAAAATAATACTTTGTATACAAATCTAATGTCTTTTGATCAATTGTCAATATAATTGATTCACTCGGCATAAAAATTACCCCAAATTGTAAATTCAATATGCCCAAGATCATTATATAAAATATTAAATTCCATGTTACTTTCTTTTTCTCTTATTCGGTATACATGTATAATTTTTTCTGGATTTAAAGTCCCTCTTTCGGCTACTGCATATGTAATAATAACCTTTATTACTTTATTTTTTTGATCAAAATTATTTTTTAATTTTGAATCATAATAACCAGTTTCTAAATGTAAAGAACTGTCATCTCCCTGGCGGAGATCTAAATTTAAAGTATAAATATCTTCAATTTCGCAAAACTGCTCATTTTCAAACTGAAGGATAACGTTTGTTACTTTGTCTAAAATATATTTTTTTTTATTTTCCATATTCCTTGTTCTCCTAATATATTTAAACCTCTTTTACTAATTCATAACTGATAACAACCGGAATAATAATCAATCCTGCATTAGTATCACGAGTGTCATGTTCGTAGTATTTTCTTACAGTCTCTGCAATAGCATAAGATGAGCATTTAGTAGCGTCATCAATATCTGTTACAAAACTATATTCAATTTTTTGCAATTTCTTTTTTAAGTATGTCGGCCTTCCTGATACAGTAGTGGCAATAACATATCTTAGAACTTGTTTATCTAAAATTTTTTCTTTCATGTATAGTTCTCCTTATTCAAGTGTATGATTAAGCCATTGCTGAAACAGCTCTTTGGTTTCTTCAATTAAAAAGATGTAAACAATAATATCTTTTCCGTCATCCGTAACACTTGGATACATATCTATCGGAAATACTCTATGTTTAATATATAAATCACGCTGCTTCGGATTTATAATCCTGCAGACTTCTTTCTCCGTATAATCACGCGGCTTCAAATTTGATTGTATTCTCATATTCCTTTTACTCCTTAAAAGTGAAAAAAGGGGTAGTCTCGAATAGTGAGACATACCCCTAAAAAATCACTATTCAAATACTATTTACGTTTTCTTGTACGTACTGGTTTACGAGTTTCAATTTCCTCGCTGTTTTCTTCGTCAACTACAGAATCCGGCTCAACAATATCTTTTTCTGAGATCTTCTGTAATTTAATATCAGCAGTTTCTTTCTGAATTTTTGCAATCATTTTCTGATTTACTTCATGAAATTTACTGACATCAGACATATCACAATCTTTCATTCTTTCAGCAGCTTCTCTAGCTGTAATGTTTTCAGCATTATATTCTGTTAATGTATTAAAGATTGTTCTGCAATTATCGCTGCAATAAATCTCCATCCATCTTGGAAGATGGTCGAATTCTTCACAGCGACTACAATATGTATATGTTTTTCCGCATAAAATGCATTTCTTGTTATTTTTCTTAACCATGTTTTCCTCCTTGAATATGGATAGTAAAACAGCCGGTATGCTATGACACATACCGACCGTAATTAGAATAATATTATATTATCTAATGATTATTCTTCGTCTTCATCAGCCCAATAAATGTGATAAAGAGCTTTATCAGCAGAGCAGTAATCTACCTGAAGAGATCCAGAGTAAGCAAGCTGTCCGTCAGTTGTTAATGAAATTTCGACCTCTGGAGATACCTGGAATGATGGAAGCACGATATATAATCCCTTTAATACGTCAGAATGACAAGGATCAACAGCAAGAGCTTTCAGGGTCAGTTTAACTGTCTGAGGGAACTTATCTGCTCTATTAGTAATAGATACACCAGCTCCAACACTACGATCATACTTAACGATGTATGTATCTACACCTTCAGCTGTAGGAGGTGTAAACTCTCCACCTTCTGTAAGAGCGTATTTGTCTACATCTGCAGCAGTATTTTTCGTATATGCAGTACCCATGGAACCATTTGCGCTGAAAGCATTTACTTTTACAGAACCTTCAACAACATCTTTCAGAGTTGCTTTTTCACCTTTCTTTACGGTGATAATCTTTGGCATAACAATTTTATTCTCCTGAGAAGCAATTTTCTTACCTTCTCCAGAAGCAGCTCCAATAACATTCAGGTTGATCATTGCATTGTTAGCTGTAAATTCACCTGTTTTAGCTTTCCAGAAACGTTTAATTAGGTTTCCCTGGTTATCTGTTGCATCAGTTGACTCAGCACTAATATTAATTGTTGCATCCTGAAGCTGTGTTAAAGTGTATAATGGATTTCCGTCAAGGTCTTCAGCAAAACCATACTGAACACGATCAATTACGATATCATCTAATGTAAATCCCATTATGATTTCCTCCTTTAAATTTTTTGTATATAGAAATTAATTTTTGAGAGAAATTTCTCTCATGAAATTAAGTTCATTCTTATCAATCTTTGAAGCGTCAACAAAGCCGCTATAAATACCCTTAAGTAAAGCAGTAGAAGATTCATAAACTTGCAATCTTTGAACACTGTCCATAAATTCAACAATGCCAACTTCACGTAATTCATTTTTTTTATATTTGAAACCGGGATGATTAAGACAAGTAGATATGAGTGGTAGAAGAGTGGATTTGTAAACATCATTTTTGTGTTGTTCGAAGCTCATGCGATCTTCTTCAATCATCCATTCTTTTGTAGATTTTCCCCTGGCTTTTTCCACTTTTGGGTAAGTGTTGAACATAGCTCTTAAATATGAAGCCATCTGTAGATATGCGGCTTCATCTATCTGAACATTTTGTTCTTTATTAAGTAAATAAAAAAACGGTTCCCCGTCTTCTGTTTGTGTTTGTTGCAATTGAAACAATTGGAAATTCAAGTCACCGAATAGTAACTTTGTAGATTTTGAGTCTATACTTGGAACAAGCATGCAAAACAAAGAAAAGTCAGACATTTTATTCCAATCAATACCAAGATCCCATAATTGCATGCGATACATAGTAGGATTAGCAATAAAAATATTTATAGTAGAATAAATCTTTTTCTCACCACTTTTTATAATGTCTCCTATTGTAGGTTGATTAATTATAATGTCATTATATGTGTCATTTTCGATAACAAATGGTTCACCAAAATATAATTTCAGTGCATCAATTTCAGATTCTTTGGAAATTGTCATATTTGTTATTCATTCCTGCATATAAATTATTAGGACATTCAATTTCAAATTTCAACGTTCTACAATAATACCTAGAGTCAATAATATCTCCATAATCATCTATACATTTAAGTTGATTTCCCAAAGAATTCGTCCAACATAAAAGATCTTTTACGATATAACTCAATAAGTCTGTTCGTACAATACCATATTCTGTATCAAGATCATCTTCATGAACTAAACACATAACTATAAGTGTTTGTATTTTCATAGCCTTATTGTAATATGATGTATCAGTATCATTTATATCAAACATAATAAAATTTAATACTTCTTTATTAATACCATTCAGTTTTAATATAGGAAGAATTTGCTTCTTATCAACTCGTTTATTATATTCAATAATTAAATTTCGCTCATTTAGTTCTTGAGCTGTGGGATTATTTTTATCTGTATATTTATTCAACGGGCGCTTATCTTTTTTTCCTAAAATTTCATTAAGATCAGGATCCTCATTGAATAGTTTTAACAGTTTATCTTTTTTATAAATAATGTCATTATTTTTCTTATTTTCAAGATCTCGTGTAATATGTGATATATCTCTATTCATCTAATTGCACCTCCACTTCAATAGAAGAATGATTATCTCCATTATTATCTGTGGCTGATAAATTAAATCTTTTACCTATTAAACTATGAGCTTTTCCAGGCTTAAGTGATATAGTGACATTATCCATTACAGTCAATTTTATTAATCCTTCATAATATGATTTTTCTTCTTCTGTATATTCGGAATTTTTGTCAACAAGACTAATATTCCATTCAGAAGTAAGATCGGCATAAGGAAGTTTATATTCAAAATATGAATTTTTTCCAATATAAAGAAACTGTTTTGAACGGTCCAATAATGGCTCGATTTCACCATCGTCATTTAGATACATCCATTCAATTTGTGAACTTGTAATCATTGTTTGAGGTTTCTGAATAATCTCTGTTTTTTGATCACCAGAACCTTTATAATAATTGCAAATTCTAAGTTGAACATTATCAACTTTTTTATTCAATTCATCTTGTTTTATGGAAAGTTTAATTACTCCAGAAGGATTAAGATCTATTATTTTTGTGACCTGATAGACTTTTGGGTCAAGAATGTTATTCGTAAGCATAAAACGTTGTTCGTGCATAATAGTACGATCGTCACTAAGTCCTAAATCATATAAATTATTACCATACGCATAATAAATATCTGGAAGCCATGCAGCTGTCAGATTATCAAGCGAAGATGTATATTGATCATCCCAACGACCACTTGTGTAGCTATTAGCTGATCTATTTGAACCCCAACATTTATATAATTTGTTATCGTAAATCCATTGAAATTTCCAATTACATTTTAATATATTATATCTAACAAAAGCATTCGCATCATCTCTACCGACAATAAACCACAGTTGTGTAATTCTTTCGTCTGGAAGTGAGAGCGGATTATCAAGTTCGTGCCCAGATATGTTAATATCGAAGTCAGTATCATCAGGAACAAACACATAACTTCCTATTGGATAATGTACTTTAGGCCGAAATTGTAAATAATAATCCACTGCATCTTTAAGAATGGAAAGCTTGGCATGACGTTGATATTTAGCATCTTCCCATTTCCATCCATCTTTTGTTAAAATATAAACTCTTTTATATTGTGCATCGGCAGTAAAAGAATTATTCATAATTGCATCAGACTGATTTTTCTTTACCTGAGCTAGATTACTGCCATATGATGACAAATAATTTTTGTACATTTCTGCAGTAACCATAGAATCAACTCCTAGAATTAATTTTGTCTACTAACGAATGCGCATCTAGTATCAATTTTCGGTAAGAACGATAATTAAAATCATCACTTCTTGTCTCATTGAGAGCCGCCTGTAATAAACTCATAATTGCTACAATTTCTACAGGATAGAAGAGAAGAGTATTCAAACCATCGATTTTCTTCATTAAATTGATAAAATATTTTTCAAAGTCAACATTTTTAAATTCATCTTTTGTTTTTGGATCCTTATATAAAAGAAGCCAAAACATTTCTTTGTGTAATTTTTCCTTATATTCTTCAATTTGTAAATCATCAAAATGTCCGTAAATTGTATCCATTATGTATTACTTCCATCCAGATAACTATTCCATATATAACCTCTATCTTTAATCAAGTTCTTCTGTTCCTTGATTAATGATTTTTTTAAATCTTTTAAACCATTTAAATGATTAGTCTGAGAATAAAATTTTTCCTCAGAAGATCCAAATACCTGCTGAATATTATTCAGGCTGTTAATTTTGGGTGTAATCCATTCAATTACCATACCTATACCTAAGATATCAGTTATAAATTCTGCATCAAAATCATCATCAACAGAATATTTCATTATATATGTCAATTCCTGAACTGTATCTCCAAGTTTCAATTCAGAAAAAAGTCTTCGAATATAAGGTTTATTTATTGATGCATGTAAATATTCCGGCATAAATACTGCATTTACATCATCATCACGATATTCTAAAATATCATAAGCTTCAGCTTTTAATCGGAATTTAGAGTATATTTCTTCATAATTTAGAGAAGGCATAATATACCTCCTTTGTTTTAACTAAATAGTCCTGTCATAATACTCATTTCTGTATCAAAGATTTCATCAAGAGTCTTGATTTTCTTCACACTATCAAGTCTTCCGTCGCTTACCATTTTAGAGGCTAGATGTTTAATAGCATCCTGAGCACCTTTTGGAAGTGAGAGAATAGTTGCTTTCATATCTCCTGGAGAAAGTTCTGTAATTACATCTTCAAGTTCCCCTACGGAATATAACGCTTCATAAAGTTTCTTAAGCTGAGGAAACTGTGAAACAAGTTCTTCATCTTCAATTACGAAAAGTGGGTTCATAACATAACCATTATTTGATCTGATTGCTGCCTGCAAATCCTGATATTCAACCTCAACGATATCACCGGCATCAACCCAAGAATATAAAATATTTGACTTAAGCCCTGGCATATAAAGTCCTCCATTTGTAATAGATTTACATGGAATTCCATCAGACGGAGCATAAGATTTCTTTTCTTTCTTTACTTCTTTAACATCTGCTGTTTTTACTGGTTCAGCTTTCACAGATTCTGTAGTAGACTCTGTTTCAACAGTTGTGTCAGCGGTAGTTTTTGCTTTTGTTTTCACTGCAGTAGTTGCCATGAAAATGTCCTCCTTTTATTCAAATAGTCGCGCATCTATATGACACGCGACTATAATATTATTTTACAACAAAATTTTAAGCGAGAGTCCAAACGCCAAAATAACGTCCGATCTGAGTTCCAACACCCATTGCTCTCTGTACTTCGTATTTCATTGTATCGTCCATACGGTCACCTTTATCTGTGATTTCATAAATTTCTGTCTCTCCGACATCAACAAATTTGATGAATTTATCTTCGACCTGTGGCATAATGAACAGAGTCTTAGGATCCATTAATTTCTTAGTTGTATCATTCAGAGCGAATCTCTGCGGAATCTCAACTAATGTATATGGACCATAATATCCAAGACGTCCCATTGTAGCAACATCTCTCTTCTGGTCATCTGTAATCCAGTCAACATCCATAAGTTTCTGGAACTGAGCAAGACCAGTTCTTGTACCCATGATGACGACCTGAGCACCATCATTTGCAAGAGATACATCTTCAAGCAGCTCATCAAGCTTATCTTTTGTAGCATTTGAAAGAGCACCTGTACCCTGGAACTGAGCTGGAAGTTTCTTTCCTGCGTTCATCATTTCTGCATAGATATCATTCTGAATCTGTCTTACAAATGCAGCAGCACACTGATCTGTAAATTTAGACCAATCAAGTCTTCCTGCCAGATAGAGATCAATATCAGCACCAACAGCAATACCGTATACACTTGTTGTTACAGTGTAGCTTTCCCCAGAACCAAGTCTCTGTAAAGTAAAATCATGATGGTCGCCAGCGATTTTTGTTGTAGATAAAACAACTTTATCGTCTGTCCAGAATTCCTGTGAATCACCACGGGAAAGGTTTCTTGTTTCAACATAGTTATTGAAGAATTCAGACTCTTTAAAGCCTGTCTCAACTTTAATATCAATTTCTTCTTCCATAACTTCGAACAGTTCAATACCATGTTTATTCATAGCACGTTTTCTGTCACGTTTTGTAGAATTTTCATTTAATCCCATAATTGCATAAACAAATTTACGAACTGCACTTTCTGCGTCGTGTTTTGTAATTTTATTTCCTTCGTCATCAAACATTTCGTTTGGATTATGATTAAGATCATATGTAAGCTTTTTGAAGCCTTCATAATTTTCTTCTGGTGTAACACCGTCTTTGCACAGATTAGAAAATACTTCCTGAACATGCGCACTTAAATCAGCAAAATTCATTTTACGTCTCATTATTTTCTTCCTCCTTTCCCTAAATTAACCAATTTTTAATTTTTTGTTTTCACAAGTAACTGTCGCTTTTTCAGCTGGCTCTCCGTCAAATCCCTCAGCGGAAACCTCAAATACGTCACCTTTATGAAGATCATATCCTCTTACAACGTCACCTTTCGCGTTATAAAAGTTAGATTCTTTCTTCCATTTGTTTGTCCAATCCTCTGCAATAAATGCCTGCATGTAAACAAACAGAGCATCTCCTGGATCAACAACCTCTACATACCAATTACCATTAGCAGCCTGTTTCTGAATTTTACCTTCAAATTTAGTAACAGCAGCTTCTGTGTAACGGTCAAGATCTTCAAAATCGCCTCTTGCTACAAGATTTCCATTATCTGTATCAGAGGTCAGTGTAATGTTATAAATGTGTTCTCCACCATTCTGAGCAACAAGCTTAGAAGGGAAGGCCACAGCATGTTTTTCAATAGAATATTTTATAGCCATTGACTTTTTCTCCTTTCATAAATTTTGGCAAAAAAAATAAGACCGTATTTACGGTCTGATTTATAAAACAAATATGTTATTTTGCACTATGCAAATAAAGATCCATATCTATTTTTCTTTTTAGTCTGTGATGGATTTCCAAAAGTCTTTTTACTTACTGTTTTTTTTCCGGCGTTATCATCATGCACATCACCATCTTCAACAGCAAAATTTAACTTGCCAGACTTAGCATATGACAGCAATATAGTATCAAGTTTAGACTTCAATTCATCAACTGAAAATTCTGTATGATTTTCTTTTAAACCCTTGAATTCTTCTGATTCATAAATTCCTTTATAATCATCTGACTTAAAAAGTGCATTTTTAGCCTCGTCAGCCTCTTTCTTTTCATAAGAAGCAAGTTTATCTGAAATTGCAGCATAATTTGATCTCATATTCTGAAGTTCAGAATATTCAGAATCAGTCAGTAATTCACGATGAAGATTATATCTTTCACCATCAAATGAAACATTGTCGCCATCTTTTTTATATGCCTGTCCAAAGATTTTATCTCCATCCCAATTCTCATATGTAAAATGAGAATCATATACAGAATTAATAAAATACCAATCATTATCTGCTTCTTCATATGCATTTAATAAGTTATAAAGTGCACAACGAATATCGCTGTGAGAAAGTTCAAATGATTTTACGAATTTTTCTGGTTCTGTAGGAGCAGGATCACCTGCCGGATCAGTATTAAACGCCTTAGCAAAGGCAGCCTCCAGTTCTTCATCTGAAAGACCTTCATATGTAAAAGTAATATCATCTACAGTTTTTTCGTATTTCTTTAAAAGTTCTTCAAATTTGTTCACCTGATTGTCCTCCTTTCCATCAGCATTTTTTTTATTGAAATTAGAGAGAGTAGCATTGATCTTCTCTAACATTTCAAGCATTTTAGTATTTACATCAAAATTAGAATATACAGAATTTTTTGATTCAAAATCAGCAAGCTGAACATTGCTTCCAGCCATACCTGGACCAACATTTTCATTTAGTAAAGTCAATCCACTAACATAATAATCATCCAGATTTAACACTTTGTCCTTAGCATTAAATGATAATTCTCTAATACTCAATTCAACACTACAATCAACCTGTTGTCTACGCTGCATAATGTCAATTGCATCCTGACAATATCCTTCCCAGAGATATCCCTGAATTACAGCTCTGTTAACTCCGGCTTCTTTATCATATTCAATTGTATAATCTTTTTTGATTACACCAACTGGACGTTCCTGATAAGTGATTTTTTCTTCTCCATTTTCATCAGTTTCCACTGTAAAATCATGTGATCCAAAATCTTTATTACCATCAGAATTTTCAACGATATTTGCCAGAATAGGGCGATATGGTATAGATTGTGTATTTTCCTGAAATGTATCTTCGTTGATATTAGATTTGTTTAAGTTGACATGATCATGATATGCAGTAGCGTTAAAAGGACATAATCCTTCTGTATGCTTATTATCATCAGATTTTCCAAATGTAGCGACTGCTGGCATTTGGACGCTAATTTCTGCATTAGATTCTTTGCTGCTGAATTTAGAAAAATTATTCTTCATACAAAATTCAATCAAATCGTCAATAGTTAAGAATTTCTTCAAGATTTTCCTCCTTTCTTTGAGTAATTCTCCTCAAATAGAAGAGGAGTAATCAAATAAATAATTTATCTGAATAGACAACATCGCTTAAATTGTTAAACAGCATTTTGTTGTCATTTAAAAAAGTCCACTGTTTACCATTCTGGCTCACAAGATGAAACCCAGTCTGAATAAGCAATGAAGCTGATTCATCGTTTGTTGTAATTATAAATTTCTTATTATCCATAATTATTATCCTCTTATTTAGCTTTATCAGCCTTATCTTTTGATGCTTCTCCGTCGTCTGTGATTTCTGTAGAATCTTTTGTTGGGGCACCACCAGTATCTGAGCTACCACTTTGAGTGTATGAAGTCTGCAATGGAACAAATAAATTCGATATTCCAAGAACCTGCTGCTCTAATACATTTAATGCCAGAGTTTCTTTTTCAGAAAATTGATTAAGAGTATTGTATGCAAGAGCTGTAGGAAGACCATTTTGCGCACCCTCCAAAAGTTCTTTTTTGAATTCATCTTTTGTATAAGCAGAAACTTCAAAGAATTTTACCTTGGCTGGGTTAGAGACCCAATATGTAAGGAAGCGGTTAACCCATCCCTGAGTCTGTGGTAGAAGCATAGAAATAGCTAATTCTGTATCGGCACGAATTGCTGCTCCAAAGGCTGTTGTACCTGAGATGGTAGCACTATTAAGAATTTGAGCGCCACCAGAAGAATTGAAAAGAGTTTCTGTAGCTTTTGCTATTTTGTTCGTATCTGTTGCTTTATCATTATTAAACGAAATCTGATCTAATTTTCCTGGCACAATAGCAGCAGAAGTATAGTCAGGAAGGCATTCATTAATCATCCTATTAAAATACTCAATAACAATATCCGGATTAACTTTCCAATCGTCTGGATCCTCACTACCAGTTATCGTTTCAAGTTCTAACCAGATCATTTTATAAATATCCTGAGCGTCAGCAATAGCCTGTAGATCGTCTAAATCAATAAGATTGATAATTCCAGATAACAAACCAGAGAATGGTGGGACTACAGTTTCCCAATCTTCAGCTCTGGCTTTTAAGCAAATAGCATATTCATCTGGCATAGGCTGCCACTTTCCATTTGTAGTATCACTTTCATAGGCACGATACATTGACTGGAAGGGTTCACCCCATAATTCCAACATAGTCTGTCTGGATCTGAAATAACTCATATCCATTACAAACGCGAAATCACCGGTATTGTATATACCAGAAATTTTACAATAATCTGGATCAAGCGGAAGAATAAACATTCCTATTTCATCATAATAAGCGCATCCATAAAAAACATCTTCTCGAAAACAAATAGTATAAGCTTTTAAAAACTCATACTGAAGATTTAACTTATCCAACACATTTAATGTGTCCTGATAAGAACTAAGCATGGCATTCGTATCTACGCCTGCAACCATATCATATTCCGGAATAACAGATCTTGCATCTAAACAAAACATATTTGCATTATATGCAATTAATCTATAATAAGCGTGACATCGATAATAAAGATATCTTGATAAATTTCTTAAATTCTTTTCATTACTTCCAATATTTTGCAGGTAAGTACGAAGACTGTCCTTACTATAAGCTGTCACCGCTTTAGTGCTTGTCTTAGTGATATCACGAAGAGATTTTGCTCCTTCCATAGCAGCAGCATAATTTTCAATATTTTTTTTATTTTTTTGATACCAATCACGCATTTCAGCCGTATTATTCAGCTGAGAAGGTGCTGGATCAATTTTTTTTGCAGTAGAAACTTTTTTTGCAGAAATATTTCCTTGTTGTCTAGCCAAGTAACAGCACCTCCTTTGAAATATCATATAATTATATTAAGTTTCGAACATAGAATGTACAACGCCTTTTCTAATCGTAAGTTTTTGAACTAACGATTTGTCAACTTTAGGTTTACGTTTTGCAGTAATATTTTTCCGGCGTTCAGTTTGAAGAGCATAAGAACACATACATGTAACGTAAGCTCTATCGTCATGAAGACGGTTAGCTTTTTCAGGACACAATTCAAATGAATCTTTTCCTGATTGTCGTGGAATACGGATCATATTTACAAGTTCCTCTTTTAATGCATCGATACTTGAGAGAGAAGCTTCTTCTTGCCAATTTAATTTTTCAATATGGCTCTTAACATTTTGAAGTTTATCTAATTCTTTTTGAACATTGTAATCAATTTCTTCATCTGTCATTTTCTGTTTTTTATATTTGGCAATTAGATCTTTTTTAGTTTTTTCATATTTATCCTTATCAATATCAAATATTGTAAGATATCCTTTGTTATCGTATGTAGCCGTAAACTCAATTTTATCCTGATTCATCATCTCAATCATGGCTTCATACATTTCTGATTTGTATTTAGTTGGTTCCATTAAATGAAGCTTATTGACTGCATTTGGGAATTTTTTAACATATTCTTCTGAATATTCTTTGTCAATCAGTCCTCTATGAGTTTTACCGGATTTATCTTTCCAATCAGGCATTAAATAGTCAGCAATATTAACACCACCACCACCAGAACCGGCATCAATATAAACTCCGAGAATATTGCTGTAGTTTTCATCTCCACCCTGGTTATAATCGAGAATAACTTGTTTCAAATATTCAATCTGGGCTGGTGTTTGCATAGGTTTCTTTTTCTTTTTATTGCTTATATCAATAAGATTTATACAATTTAAAAGTCTCATTTTATATTCAAGATCCCCATCTTGATTTTTTTCAGAGTAAATTTCACAAACCAAAATTACCGAATTATCTCGACTTCGAGCCGGGTCATATGCAATAACAATTTTTCTTTTACCAGTATCGTTATATAACACTGGTTTACGAATCACTTCATTACGCGCAATAACACCTCTACGTATAATTGCATTAGCACCCGCGTCAGATGTAAATTCACAATAATACTCTCTACGCGCTTTTTCTGGATTAGAACGCATTTCTGCTGCCACAGTTCCTGGTGTCAATAGTGGTTCCATTATTTCACCACGAATAGTTGGTTTAAATGCAACTTCGCAATCAATATGAGCTACAAAATAATCAGGATCTCCCATAAGTTGTCGTTTACTAAAATCTCTATATAACTTATAGAATTTTGTATCTGTAGAAGAAGCAGAAGAAATATAAAATAATTGGTTTGGAATATTTGATGGAATACATCTTAGACGGTTACGATCGATTGATTTGCCATCACGATCCTTACCAGACTTAAAGCTTTTATTTACAATTGCAAAAGCTGCATATACCGACATCATTTCTTCATCAAGGAATCCACATTCATCAAATACAACACTACCACGCATACCTCTTTTTTTATCTACATTACTGTTAAGTGTTTGAGTAAATGAGCCATTATAAAGAGAATATGAGAATCCATTAGAAGAGTGACTGAAGCCATCTCCAGCAGCATTTTTAATTTCAATTTCTGCCTTAAAAATATAACCTGTAGAACCAAGCATAGTATCTATATTATCATTCGCAAGCCTTTCAAGCGTCGTGAACGTTTGTTCAGCCTGCGATCCAGAACCGGAAGCAATATATGTCCAATAGTTATTAAATAGCATATCTTTTGCCATGATCATAATATCTATCAATGTAGATTTACCGAATCCACGGGTACACACTAATAAAACATTCGGACAGTTCCAGGCTCTCTGAATTACCCATGCCTGCGCATCAAGTAATTCTATATTAAAAAAATCATTTATAAATCTTACAGGATTGCATTGATAATATTTCTGAAGATTTGCAATTTTCATAAAGCCTTCAAGTTTGCGTGAAGATAATGGGTAAACTCCAGGCTTTACAAAAATCTTATTTCCCTGTTCACAATAATTAAGCTTCGGAAGCTCTTGAATCAGATCCGGATTCATCATCGTCGGGCACCTCCGTTTCTTCTTCATCTGAAGAGAAGCAGGAGAATAGTTCATTTAAATCGACTAAATTATCCGGCTTTGTTAAATCATGTTCTTCCATATAATCTTTAAGATCAATATTTTCACGTAATAAAATACGAGAAATTTCTTTGTAATTGTCCAAATCATCACGAAGCTTTGTTATCATTTCTCTTTGTTCTGCTAGCATATCAGAATATTCTGATTCATCCAGTCGGAGCTGCTTCAATATAGAAGCATTACTCATATCCATAACCTGACGCATACCACGACAAGTTCCGATATCGAATCCGTTTACTTCACCTTCACGCAAATTCATTTCTTTGATTTTACGTATTTTACCAGTCCAAGTATTTTCACCTTTTTTAGCATTTTTATTATTCTTTAAAGAAATACAACTTTCAGCAGCAAGATCCTTAATAATGGCAGTAAGATCTTTTTTACTCGCCTGTAGTGTTTTTATTGTAGCGGAATTTGTTCTAAGTTTTTGAACGTCAGACATATAAGTAGCAATAGCATTATCAATTTTCGATTGCTGTAAAAATGCTCTTACAATAGAAATAGCAGAAGCAGTACGCATCATATCGTCATTTGCGTCTTCACTAGAATCAAGCAACCCAATTAATTGAGAGTATAGAAATGGTTGATCAGACAATGCTTCTTGTTCAAATGGATCATATCCAATCAACCTGATTACATCAGCTTTATTCTTTTCAAAACCTTCATAATTATCCTGGGACTCCTTGCCTTTTATAACATCTGCAGGAGTCTTTTCATCTTCATATATAATTTTCTGTTTAAAAAAATCAGAGTCCTTGAATTGTTTTCCAGAATATTGCTGCATTGCAATGGTTCTTATATATGTACTCCATGCATTTTGTTTTGCTCCTGGAATACCAGCATTTCTTTCAGCCGCTTGAACACTACTATTATAGACATTTTCTAAAAACGGTTTATTCAAATACTGCAGAGCAAGAATAATTGACTCTTTTGTCGGTTTATGTTCTTCTCCATTTTCATCTGTTCTTAATGCAATCTTTCTGGCGCATTCAGAACAAATAGCTGCATATCCAGACTTTACTAAAGGATCCGTATTTTTATAAAAATTTTCTCTATTTTTCTTTTTAGGTTTTCCGCACATATAACACCATGCGGTATCTTCTTTATATACTCGAATTTCTTCTTCGAGTGCCTCTATTTTTTTCTTCATCTGAGTCGGAGTCATTTTTACCGGCTCAATTTTCTTAGTTGTTGCCATAAACAACTCCTCCTTGTACTCATAATAAAAAAATGGGCGTAGTAGGATTCGAACCTACAAAAACCTGATCCTAAGTCAGGCGCGTCTGCCAAATTGCGCCATACGTCCAGAAAATAGGAGAGCAAGAACGCTCTCCTGAAATGTATAATATAAGCAGCAACGCCACTCATACTATTCTTTAAGTTCAGTAGCAATACCAGATTTAATTAAAAATCTCGTTTCTGCATCAAGCACTTTTTCAATAACTTCTTTATCAAATCCAGTATTCTCATGTATAAAATTTAATATTTCGTCGAACTCGACAAACTGTTCTTCATTATTTGTTTCCATAAATATTTTCCTTTACAATTTATAATGATGTTCATCTACAAGACCATTTCCCTGTTCAAATACAAACATAGAGGCTCCTGCATTTGACACCTTATTAATTGAATAGCTATACGGATTTACGCCAATAATTGAACGTACAGAAATATATTCTGAATTGATCCCAACATCTCCAGTAGCTAAACTATGCCAATGGCCTGAAATAATATAATCCAAAGGCACTTGATACGTTTTTGAAAAATCTTTCAAAGAATCACCTAGATTTTTTGTCTCAAAATGTCCTCCAAGAATTGTATATGTTGCAAGTTGTGCATATACAAGACCGGTTGGATTTTCTATAATTTCAACATTACGATTATCCTTCAAACGTTCTTTCAGAAAAACCAATATGGATTTACTCATATCTTCATCTGGAAAAGCATTTTTAGGCTGTCCTACTAATCTCAGCTGATTGTGATTTGAACGTTTTACCATTTGAAATTTAATTCGAACATGATTACTTAATTCATTAAGCCATGTAGATAAAAAATCAGCATATAATATGGCAGAGTCAATTATTCCATATCTCAACTGCATAAGCTGAGAATTTGCACGAAGAATTCCATCTAAGGCATCGCCTAGTTCAAAAATATTTAAAACTTGAATATGATCTTTTTGAATTTGCTCAATAACTTTATTGTATAAATCCCACATACGATTCTTGAATATTTCCGGACTATATGCATTTAAAATATTTCCATATAAATCTTTAATCTCAAACTCAACTCCAAAATGAGCATCCGAAATTGTAAGAAGATATTCTTTATTCATATGTACTGGAGGAATGTACCCTGGTACATTTAATGGCTGTAATTGATTAACAGCATTTACAATATGTTCGGCAATTAGTTCATCCCTAGAATACTCACGAATCCATTTATTAAATTCTTGCTTTTCAGTCTGTAATTTAATACGTTCTTTTTTTAAAGCTATCTCATCAGAAAATCGTCCTAATTGAATAGAAGAGGATGGGAATAAATCCCATCCTGCATCTATATATTCTAAAAGCAATTTAGACCCTTTACGAATTGTATCGCGGTGCTCTGGCTCTTTACCATGACTAGAACGAAAATCTGCAACATCTTGCCACTCAATAGATGTATCTATTTGTTTTTTCTTAATAAGATCAAGCTGTTCTTTTAGAAATTCGTTATTATCCATATAAAATACCTTAATCTAATTCATCAAGATTGATGATTTCCTCAGTCTTAGTAGTAGTAGACATGTCAAAAGGTTTATCACCATATGCCTTTTCAAAGATATCTAAAATATCAATGATTTCACCATCCATATCTACAAGTTGTTCGTCTACCATATGAAGACCTTTGAGTTTACCATCATATTTAACAGTTTTTTTTAATTCCATGTTATTTTCTCCTTATTCTCCTTGACATATTGAACGTATAATAGTAAAATGATATTTGTGAAAGTTTAAAATAATATTCAGTATTAAAGAATATCTGATAAATCACAATCAATACCAATAATCTTATCTACAATTCCTTTTTCTTTTGCTTCATCTGGGAACATATAATATTCACGATCCTTGATTTCCTCAAGATATTCTGCAGTCATATTTGTATGTTCTACCATAAAATCATTCAGATGTTGCTCTAATTTATCATAAAATTTCTGAATATCTTTACCTTTATTAGATGAACTTACATATCCAGTCTGTCCATCATGATAAAGAACTACTGTATTTGGGAAGCAGTAACGTTTATGTCCTGCGGCCAGAATATAACATGCCATAGAAGCACATTTGGCAAATCCCACTGTAATAATTGGAGTAACAGACGTCTTAATAGAGCTTAAAACCTGGTACCCGGAAATAACATCACCACCATCTGAATTGAGATAGAGATAAATTGGTTTCCTACATGATGCCGGAAGTGCCTTATCCTCTTTATTCCATTTCATGATCATTAAACATATATTTTCAATAACATTGTCATCAATAGTTTCGTTGACAATAATTTTTCTTTCTTTTAAATGCTCCTTGATAGTACTCTGATAGAGACTATCGTCTTCTAAAATGTCTAAAAATTCCATATTCCTTGTTCTCCTATAAATAAATAACCATATCTTTTGATGAAGCAATCACTTTAAATGATTTGTTTTCTTTAGATATGGCTTCTTTTAAGTCTTCCTTTATACTGTTTTTCGCGACAACAGATCCGTGAACTAAAACTAATTTTTCTGTATTTATCTTCGATCCAAATTCAATTAGTTCATTTCTATTGGCATGACTTGAAAATGTACCTAAAGAAATACAGTCAGCTTTATTTTCAACCTTATCGCCACTTATTTTTATAAATTTATTTTCCTTATAATTTTTAATTCGATATGATAAATAAGAATTGTCTGCTCCCGTATATCCACTAAAAATCACCATGCTTTTTTCATCATTCAAATATTCATGTAAATAAGAAAGGATCCTGCCGTTTGTACAGAATCCAGAACTACTTAATATAATTTTTGGTGAATGATTTTTTACACATGCTAAGGAATCTTCTTTTTCTTTTATAAACTTCACATTCTCCCAATTGCATACACTATTCCATAATTTCAAATCGTCTTCAGATAGAAGAGTAGTATATAGATCACAAATATCACATGATAATATTGAATCAACTACAATGTCATATTTGAAATTTATATCATCATGAAAAATATTATATAAATTGGTAAGAATTTCTTGTGTACGGCTGAAACTAAAACATGGCATGATTACTGTTCCTCCACGTTCTGTAACCGTATCAACTGCTGCTTTTAAATGTTCTAAATCAAATTTTCTTGTCTTTTTATTAATTCTGCCTGGTTCTCCATACGTACATTCCATAATAGTTACTTTATTAAAAGTATCTGGGATTTCAGTATTTGGAACATAATGATTTTTTGTATTAAGGGATCCAATGTCAGAAGTGTATAATATAGAATTTGATACACCATTTTGATCTTTAAGAATTAATTGAAGCTGTCTAGCTCCGAGACAATGGCTATTTTCAAACCATTTAAAAGAAACTATCTCATCAAGAACATATAATTCATGTACATTATCATATTCATATATATAATTTAAAGTCGTAACTACATCCTCTTCTGTGTAAATAGGAGAGTAGTTACGTTTATATTTAAATGATAAAGCATTTGCTTCACTCAACAATATAAAAGCACAATTATATAATAATGGCTTCATTAATTGAGCAGTTGCATGTGAAGCGATAATTTTTCCATTAAAACCTTCTTTTATTAACCTTGGAAGTAAACCAATATGATCAACATGTGTATGTCCTACAAAAACATAGTCAATCTCTGAAGGTTTAAATGGAAATTTCTGAGAATTGATATTATATGAATCCAGATAATTATTGTTTTGAAATAATCCGCATTCAAGTAATATTTTTTTTCCATTATATTTTATGTAAGTGCAGCTACCTGTAACATCGTCAGCATTTTGACCTATAAAGTAAATGCCATCTTCTTTTTTCTTCCTGCCTATGTCAAACACCAACTTTCAAATTATTTTACTGCTTAAAATCGAAAATCTTTATCTCTCGGTTTTACAGTAAGAAAATCGGTCTGATTGATTGATTCTCTGTATCTGTTTAGCATCTCGACACTACGAACATGCTCTACAAGAAAATAGCTTTTTGCTTTACTTTTATGGTGCTTATTACGTACACGCACATCAAAAGCTCTTCCATGATTACGTAAGTATTCTGCTTCTTTTTGACTGATATTAACCAATTAAGTTTCCTCACTTTTATTTATTTGTAGACTCAAAGGCTCATTATCTGTTGCAATCAGAGACAAAAACCTTTAATAAACCCAATCAAAGTGCAAGCACTTTCCATGGTAAAACTTATCTACTTGTTTTATGGAATTTTGATTTAATTTGTCAACCTCATGGGAGAAGAAGGACTCGAACCTTCGATGTTTCTTTGTGGGGGATTTACAGTCCCTTGCCTTCGCCGCTAGGCTACTCTCCCTTGTGTTAAGTGAACAGCTATTCTTATTAAATATATAGCCATAAATGGAGGCCATATATTTTATTGGAAACTTAACTTTCCCATATGATTTATGGTTAAATCACAAAAACTTGACTGCGTTTCGTCCTAAGTCAAACTCCCGCCAGATTTTCACGCTACTAGATATCTGGAACTTATCTTATAATTCATCCAGAATACAGATTTGTGCCTGTCATTCTAAGATATAGACTGTGTACTTTAGTCTGCCATTTACTTCACTTTCTAAATGGTCAAAACGTAATCTGAGGCTAGAGGCGCTACCTCCGCATTTCAGATAACACGCCCCCAAAGACTCGAACTCTGACTAACCGGGTTGGAGCCGGTTGTACTGCCAATTATACGAAAGGCGCAAATAAAGGTGACTAATGGGATTTGAACCCATATAATGCGGATCCACAATCCGCTGCATTGCCAAGTCTGCCATAGTCACAGCGCTGCACACAGGATTCGAACCTGCAAGCCCTTTCGGACCAACGGTTTTCAAGACCGCTCCCTCACCAACCCGGACATGCAGCAAAGCAAAAGGCAGGAGATTAATCCTGCCTTTCAACCAGAATCAATCCGGTTATCTTTATATTCATAATATGCTCCCAGTCATAAAGCTCATCCGTCCTTATGGTAGGATTTTCACCTACGAATTCCCACCTGTGGTGGGCGGTAATTTACATACTTTGTAGCGCAAAGCAGAGTAATCGAAACTCAATCCAATATAGGATCACATGACTTAGCAGGTCAGTTCCACACCTAGTGAATTTACTTTGCAAATGGACGGCTCCACGGAGAGTTGAACTCCGGATTCCTGCGTGACAGGCAGGTGTTATAAACCGCTTAACTATAGAGCCAAAATAGGAGGGGAGAGAAGGACTATACAATCCTTCTCATAAACAAAATGCGTAACCAAACAAATCAAAAGAAAGTATAATACTTTCAAATACTACTTCTGGGACTCGAACCCAGACTCCATTATTGGAAGCAGATCTTAAGTCTGCTGCGCCTGCCAATTACGCCAAAGTAGCATATTATTAAGCACTATACGAGAATCGAACTCGTATCGTCTGGTTGGAAGCCAGAAATCATAGCCTTTAGACCAATAGTGCAAAATGTCCGGTACGGGATTTGAACCCATGTTACCGCCTTGAAAGGGCAGTGTCCTATACCGCTAGACTAACCGGACTTATTCATCTAGGAAGCAGAGGTGCTGCCCCTCTTTTTATTTTATTACTTACTAAAACACAATTATCCGCGGCTTGTGTTCGTTCAGGCTTATTCAAAAACACGCGCATTTCTTCATAAGCAGCATCGTATTGGCACTTCCCATATATTTAAGCTGGAAAAGCAGGGGTTGAACCTACATTTGATTCGCGAAATCATGTTTTGCCAGTTAAACTATTTTCCAATATTTTTTATTTATGCTGAGATTACACATAAATATAGAAGCTCTTTCGAAACATTATGGTTTCTTTTCTTATCCACTATACGCCGCTTCGCGCACATATAGTAAGCTTCAACAACCGCCTTGTTTAAGAGTGGCACTTCTCTTTAGCCACATAACTACTCTGTTGTCATCATTCCATTGACGCCGCCGCGCCACAAAGTTCCGCTAAGAACACTGTGCAGAATCGGACAAACATATCAGAGTCTTGCGAGACTCATCAATGACCATATTGCATAAAATATACTATGGTATTAGGCTGCTTTCGTTATGCAGAGGTGTAGACTTTCGCTGTAGAATATAATATCAAATATCACACTTGTAGTTTTTATTAAATCCTTTGAAAATTCAATAAGTATAAGTAATTATTTATTATCTGAAAAGTCTTCTCTACTGAAGATGTGCTACACCAGACGCTCCGATCCCTTTTGAGGATAAGAATACATCACACCTTCATATCGTTCGGTTATTATCCCTACTAAATGTCCATACAAGCTAATTTGGCACATACCAATTCACTTATACAAATGGCTATCACCTTTGCTTAATAAATGCTCAGATTGAATAACCTCCTGATTCACCATCATATCTTCACAGTTTGCATGAACTATCCAGTTTGCGGCCGGAAAGTGTTCCTCAGCAGTCGCCCTTGGACCACCTTATCGTTCCCTGTTTCATGATGCTATTTCCGCATAGGATTTAATCTTTTCACTTACCTATACGAAACGAGACCTTTTGAGTCTCTGGCATGTCAGTTTTGCTTAGATTGACTGCAATATAATTGCTTATACCGCAGCGACAGTGTGTAAATCTGCCTTTATACGCCTCACAGCGCACTATCGGAGCCAAGCCTCCATAATGTAATTAATTAAACAGAAAGGGTTGGCATATACATTTGTATATGACAAATAGCGGGAGATGGATTCGAACCATCGTCTCTAGGGTATGAACCTAGCAAGGATCCACTCCTCTATCCCGCAGTTGGAATGACACGATTTGAACGTGCGATGTCCTGGTCCCAAACCAGGCGGATTGCCAAACTATCCTACATTCCAATATAGAGCCTGTATTTCTACAGGCTCAAAGTATTATTTACGCATTAACAGCGTCTTTAATTGCCTTACCAAATTTGCATTTTACTGCGTTCTTTGCATCGACCTCAACAGATTCACCTGTTCTTGGGTTACGTGCAATACGTGCGTCCTTATGTACAACAGAAAGAGTAACACCATCCATCAGTTTTACCTCGTCGCCTTTAACCAGCGCACCATATGTTACGTCCTGCACAGCTTCCATAATTACTTTAATATCTTTCTGTGTATTATTTGTTGCTTCTGCAACAGCCTTAATTAATTCAACTTTATTCATTGTTAGTTCTCCTTTTTCTCATAAAAATAATAGTTATATAAAGCAAAAGCAGTGTACCGACCAGCACACTGCCTTGAATTATCAATATTTAATTTTCAATTATTTGCTGAAAATGTTTGATGCAATTTCAGCTCCAAGATCGTCTAAAGTACAGAAGGAATTGATATATGATACCATTTCATTACCGTCTTTATCTTCGCGCTTGATTTCAATCCCTTTACATTCAGGATTTTTACAAGCCATAACATTACCATGTATATATGTCATTGGGGTGCCACATGCTTTACACTTATGTTTACTAAGAAATCTTTCCTGTTGTTCTTTTAATTTCTTCTTATCAGAAGTTTTCTTTGTCACGGGCTTCATTCCCCATGCAGTTCTCATTTCTTCAAGTGATGTAAAGTGTTCTGTTGTCCCTTTGGACATTCTATAATTGCTCATGATTTTTCTCCTTGTAGTCAAATATATTTGATTTTTTTTAGCCGTGTATTTAACGCCCACGGCAGGCTACTACACAAAAAAATTCGAATCCCATATTTAAACACGCATTGGAGACAGCGCGGAGAGTTTCGCTTTTCTTCAAACAGCTGTCTGCATACATGTACACATATCCTGCGCAAAATATGTGCCTGAAGATGCAACGAAGCGAAAAGTTATTCCCCTCATATACCGGACGAATTTGTATTTACGATTTTTGTTACTTTTAAAGGGTTTTAGGCTGATTTTTTTTCAGACATTCTGCAGTTTTTCGAGAAATTTTGTAAGAATGCTTCTCTGTCCATTCTATATAATAGATTAAGAAGATTTCTTGTATAACGTGAATAATCCTTTTTTCTTCCCATATTACTTGTATTAAGAGCAATTTCAATCAATCTGCTCATAGTCTTTGGATTTTTTATTTTTATTTTTCTTAATTCCGCTAAAATCTGATCGAATCTCTCGGTATATGCAAGAATTTCATCATCAGACATATTATCTTTACTTAAAAGCTCAAGTTCTTTTGCATATCCTAAAATTTTTTCCATTTGCCTAGCGTTTGCTTTGCCTTTTACTTTTATTACAAGATCTTCAGTAGGAATAGTATTAGTAGAATGTATCGGCTTGATATCATCCATAACAATCTGTAAACTATTCATCGGACATATATAATAGGAAGAAATTCTTCCAGATAACTTTTCTTTCTGCTGATCAACCAATTCTCTTTCCACCTCTTTACCGTTCTTTGTATATTGAATCTTACGCGTATATCTCATGAATTCTGGAAAATCTCGACGCACCTGTTTCTTATTACCAAATTCGTCCTCAACTTCCTCTAACTGCTGCATACAAGGAAGTTTTTTAATACGCTTTATTTCTTCTATAGCATCCACTTCATATTCACGTTTACATCCGTCAATAATAACCTGAGCTAGTACCGAAAGAATAACAAAGTTGTCATATAATTCACGACTTGGGTTAGTCCAATAATAAGTCATTGCAAGCTGTGCGAGATTACTTGATTCTCCAATACCAATACGTGATTTGGCGAATTTATTATCCATACGAGCGTATTCTTTCATTGTATTCTTATATGTAAGGCCACTTTCTTTGAGTTTATTAACAATAGTAGGATACTGTTCATATGCAGCCTTAGCACTTTTAACCATTACTTCATTATTTGTCACAAAAAAGAAATCTGAATCAAAGTCGCAGCCGTTGGCACGATCCTGAATATCTGTATGAATACAATTTACTGCCATGATATTATTACTGAATACAAAATATCGTTGCATTTCATCGCTATATGTGTTATGTAAGTAACAGATGTTATTTGGGCTGTTATGTGGATTTCTAATACCACAAAGATATTCTCCATCTTGAAAACGTTTTGTATAACATTGAATAGTTCCTGGCTCAATATTAAGAGTAGGATCTGATTCCGGATCCATTCCTACAGATTTGAGTAGAAGAGCATATGGATTTCCAAATATTGTAAGATTATCTCCATCAATTGTAATTTTGCCTGTTCTAAGCCTGGTTACATATTGATTGATAATTTTACGTTTCTCTAATCGGAACCATGTACTATTTCCAAAATCCTTATTCCAATCATATAAATCTGCCAACATTTCATAATGATTAATTATCGTAGCATTCTTCCTAAGATACTGTACATAAAGATTATTATCATCTTTCATCCCCTCTACATAATCCACACTGGTTTTTGCCAATTTACGCACATCATCAGTAGAGCAAGGAGATGGAATATCTATATTATAGGAAGGAAGAGTATTAACCATCTGATAACTCATCTGCTGCACACCGCCTAATTTACTTGGATGATCGGTTTTTACTATCCCCCAGTAAGATCCATCGGCATTTACGCGATCACACCAATACTGATAAGCTTCAGCAGGAGTATTACCCATTAAATTCATGAATTTCTTCCATTTAATAGCATTATCAGTTGTAATCATGCGAATATCCTTGAGCTTATGCCAAACTCCGAACATGTCCTGTACTGTATAAGTCTCATAGTCATGTCCAGTTTTTTCACACCAATCCTTAAAAAATAGTTGAATATGAGTGCGAATTCCACAAGCTTTGAAGAAATGTTGTCTTAAAAGTGCCATACCATTAACCCATTCAGGCAAAATATCAGACTCAATCAGCATTTCACCGTCCCAGAGAGTATTTTTAACCTCTGTTTCTTCATCATGAACGACACATTTCTTTTTTATAACATTTACTCGTTTATATCTCTTAGTATATTTCGGAGTAACACCGTCTTTTAAAAATTTTCCTTCAGCAATAGCTCTTTGCTTTGCAATTTCTGTAGCAGTTTCATCTAAAACCTTCTCCTGAACTACATAATCCTCAGCTTTCACGATCTTGGCTATTGTCTTGTAGAAACTATCCGTATCTTTAATAATAAGAATGGCTTCTACAGGACAATAGAACTTTCCAACTATTGTGCTGGTTGTGAGAGGAGCATATGCCGACATCTCTACAATCTTAGCATTTTCCATCGGCATTTTCTTTCCAAGACCCATCGTCAGCCAGTTATATGCCTTCTTATAAAGTTTTGAGTTAATAAACATCACCTGTCCGACTTTTGCCTTAGAAGAGTTGCGGTATAGCATTTTATAATTAATAACAGTCTTTTTTTCACCTTCTTTCTTTGTATATGAAGAAATGTATTCAACATTTACACCGTTTTCATAGAATATTTCCCGGATTTCATCTTTGGAACATTTCATATAATTGTCTTTATTATCAATCACATTTCGAAATATTGCTCTAATACGTTTCTTAGATTCCTCAGATAAAGATTTATCATGTTCAAATGGTCCAAACTGCTTTAGCAAATGGTCCATTTCTTCTTCATAACTACGACTTCCAAAATCAAAATCAAGACAAATAATGTCTCGTGTACTGGTGTCATTCCAAACATTAAGTCCATTCTGTATGATATAATCACTGAATAGACTATTACTGAACATTGCTTCAGTATAATCGTACCGATTCCTGACTCCCTGGTTATATCCAAAGAGTGTCCCGGCTTTTATATTTTTTATTTTTAATCCAAATTCAGACAAATAGTATACCTCCTTTAAATAGCAGTAAGGTTAAGATTCCGCATATTATCAAATCTATATATGAGTTCTCCAGACTGGCTATATGCACCTGCACTTATAAGCCCGTCAGTTCTTAAATCTACATGAGTAACAGTAGGATATGCTTTCTTACGTTTGTTCTTTTTATGAATTTTATTATATTGTCTTCTCAGTTCATCATATTCTTGCTGCAACTTCGTTTTCATCATATAATTTTTACAATTTAATATAGCTTTCTTTATATTTGAGATCTGACGTTTCAGCAAGGTTTCATCTTCATTCATTGTTTTTTTATACTGCTTATTGTATCGTTCCGTATAATAATTCCTTAGAGCAGGAGAGAATAACTTCATGAGATCTGCCCACTTTATCAGTTCAATTTCTTCAATACTCGCAGACTTAGCAAAATCTATAATATCCTTGACGAACTCTAAGGTAAGAATGAACGTTTCATATTTTAAAGTACTTTTAAACATACGAAATTCAATAGTATCTTTATGTTGTAAATTCAATGCAGCACGTTTACCGTGATCTTTATACTTTCCATATAACTCAACAATCGAATTTTCTTCTTTTTTACTACCGACAAATTCACTGTATTCATTGTCACGCCTTGCAATAACACATATTTCATCATTGAATTTCTCAAGAATATACAGAATCTTAGATATAACTAACTCTTGCGATATCCTTGATTTCCCTAAATAGTTACGATTCGCATGAATATGTAATCCGGCAGTTTCACAATCATGACCTTTATATCCTTCTTTATCAAGATATTCGAACATTTCACGGTAGTTCATTTTGTTCTTATGAAATTCCAAACTGCATGGCATAGTGTCAAATTCAATCTGTACAGTGCTGTCATGTGTACTGTAAATAAGATTTTCTTCATCACTATCAGATCCATTCATAATCTGAATACATTTTTTTACTGTGGAATTTTTATCATTATCAGAAGAGATATTATTATTTCCACCTACTTCAATCTCTGCTCCGATCAGGAGAGTAGTATCTTCTGATTCTCCAGGCATAAAATGTTTTATGTATTTAGGGATGTAATTAAATTTATGAATGTAAGTTTTTGTTTTGTTCAGGATAATATTATTAATAAATCCTCTATCCCATTCGCTATTATTAAATGTGATAGCATTACTATGGAATGAAATGCTATTATTATATCTGGCGGCCTCATCTACAGTTAAAGAAGTAGAAGTTATTTCAGATCTACGACCTCTTTGCGTAGATGATGGCACAAAATTTTGATGCAAATACACAACATCAATTATGATCGCATTACAGTCGCATACACATGCTTTATTACAAGTAGTATCGTATAAAATTCTGTCATGAATATAATTGTCGTCTCTACTTTGTTCCGCCAATATACTATTAAGTGATTCAAAATCATTCCGGCCATATTCACGTCTATTAATATTTTCGAGTTTTGTTATTATTTGACGTCTACATGAGTCTGTATTACATTCATTATAGATACTGCTATGTAATTTTAATGCATCATTAATAATTTCAGCGTAATCATGAGGAAGATAATATGTATTACATTCATTATCAACAATATAACAGGCATCACCTCTATATCCTAAATGAGTATAATTAATAATTTTCCCATTTACTGAATATGGATAATGTAAATTTAAATCGAATGTTTGCCATCTATTTTTAAATCTTATGATTGGTAAATAGCTCATATTTCTAATAGGTAAGAGCACCGGCAGGCACTCTTACCATTCCCTCCTTATCTTAAAGTACACGTTTCCAATATTCTTCGTCTTCATATTCTTCATCAGTCATACGTAATAAATGCATTTCCTGCATAAGCTGTGTAAAATCAGATTCGAAAAGTTTTACTGCCAGGTCATATAATTCATCAAGCATATTAAGTACTTTTTCAATAAAATCAAGAATAGAATAGCATTTTCTATGTCCTGGTTCTGCATTGTAATTTTTCATGCGGATTTTAACATTTTTATGATAAATCTCGTCAAATCTTGCGTATAAGTAAGACCATCGACTCTGGGCCAGCTCTGGTGATCTTCGTCTCATTACTCTGTTCAGCATCATACGTTTTGTTGGAGCCGGTACATTTCTGGAGATAGCATTAATAACATCCTGTTTATCATCTACGGCCTGTGTCAGTAGCCCACAACGACCATTCAGAATAGCAATTTCTTTCTCCTTCTCATTAATAATGTTCTGAGCTGCAATCAGTCCTCGTGCAACAATCTCTGCCGGAGTCATATTTTCCTGGTTGCGGATGTAAGCGCCGTTCTTGCGGATGGATTTCAGAATTTCTTTGACTTTTTTCTTGAATGACTTAGCAATCGGTTTTCTGGACTGCATAAGAACTTCATAAAGCCCATCTTCATTAATAAACCATGATTTTTGTATTCCGCCGGGGGTCGGAACATTCTTCCGAACCTTTTCATCGTCGTCTATATTATTAAGCATTTTATTTATAGAAGAGACATCATATTCAATCCATCCAGCAACATCTTTAGCAAGAAAGAGTGGATTATCGATTGTTCCGAATATTCTGAAATGTTTTCCTAATACTTCCTGCTCATTAATTACTGTAAGAGTAGTATCATCAGTTGCTGTTGCAGATACAGATTTCAGATTCATTCCACTGTGTTCATTTACAAAACCGCAAATGTTACTTGCTGCATCCACCGGAGTATTCATCCCTGGGATAGAATCCATTCCAAGTGCTGTTCTCATTGTTGGGTCTGTAAGAACTTCTTCTGGTACGTCTTCAAATTTGGATGCTGGTTTTGTGTTGGTTGTGTAAGTGTTCATTTTGTTTTTCTCCTTTATTGTTTAATTAAATTTGTTATCATCATTTTGATCATATTTAATTTCTTCATCATCATATTCATCAGTATCAGATACAGCACATAAAGCCCAACATCCAATACCGGTTAATACAAATAAAAGAATACATATAAGTATTACCATGATTTATCCCCCTATTGTGGTATATTACATATTGAAATTTCTTTTTCTCCTATAATATTGAAGAAATCAGGTTCATTATGGGTTTCTTCCAGCCAAGTTTTAATTACCCCCGTCAAACGTTCGGAAAGATCAGCCAGTTGTTCAGTAGTATAAGCTGTTCTACTATCTAGCCAGTCATCTACAAGATCACCAACGTTTGCCTCTGCTTCTTCCCAGACAACCTCAAGAACTCTTTCTGCATCAACAGAGATTTCATATGGTCTAAGTTCCTGAATTGTAATTGATTTGATTTTTACATTTTCTTCTGCAAAATAGTCTTGAGCATCTGCAATGCATTCTTCTATGGAGTCAAATGCCGTAGCAGAAGTGTAGTCACTGTTGTGTTCTAGCTGCCAAGCATATTTTGTATCTTTATGTTCTTTGCTCTGCATAATTTAATTATTTCCGTCCTTTCGAGAAGTAGTGTTGTTTGGATCATCCGGATACAGATATCTTTCTATATAATCGCGACCTTCACCTATGAATCGTGGAATATCGAGGTCATAAGACCATGTATCTGTTGTAATTTGTTTACCATTTAATAAGAAAGAACTATGAGCAGATCTGATGATACAGGTACCGCGCTGTTTATAGGTTTCAAGTTTATTCCAGTCAATATTTTTCTGCTGGATAAGCATTTCTATGATCTCTTGATTGCATTTGCCATCTAGCTCAGTCTGAGAGAAATGTGCTTGACCAACCATTTGGATAGAATTACGAATTGCGTCCTGCTGCCTCCAGTTAAAATAGTTTGTGACTTCTTCTCGTGGGAGATTGAATACGCATGCAGCAAATTCTGCTCCTTTGAGTGATGCACGAATATAGCGATGGTTTGGAGAATGATATTTTCTGCCGATTGTTTTTACTAATTCTTTAAATATTTGATTGAAATAATTAGTGGCCATAGATGCTGCAATAGAAGCAAGTTTCTGGACCCGGTTACCAAACCATGGTGAAGTTTCGAGTTTCTCATAATCAATAAGAAGAAGATTAATTTCATCTGATTGAGTATAAGCCAGAACACAGCCCTGGATATTTCTGCAGAGGTATTCTGCAGTATAGCGCATAGCAGCCATAAGTACCTGATCAAATGGTTTTTTGAACCCCCTGGTAAAAGTATGGAATGCACGACCATCGATTTGGATGATCACTGGGGTGCGAGGGATTAGATGAGCATCTGTAATTGATTTGTAGGATCTCATTCTGAGATCGTATTCTGTTTGATGTGACATTTTGGTTTGTCCTCCTGTTATTTATTGCTAAGGTTTACGAGTTATTGATGTGTTATTTAATGTTATTGAATTATCAAAACAAGTTGTGGATATTTGGATTTTGTAGATTTTCTTTGCACACTGAGTTAATTTAGCTTGTTTTGATAATGAGATAATAGCATAGGAAGATGGATTTGTCAAGAAAAGAAGTTAAATTAACTGAAATATTTGAGATTATGCGATTGAGAATATGGACGGTAGATGGGGTTTGGAGGGTAGTGTGAGGTGAGATTTGGGGAGCGTGGAACAATATGGGCGGTGATTATAGGAGTTTGGCGATGTGGGGAGCGTTACATTTTAATAGGAAGAGAGGGCGTATTTTTCAAGCCAGTGTGGAAGTTAACCGGCTTAGGTCTTTCTGGGTAATTTTAGCCCATTTTGGCGTTAAAAGTACCCCCTTTTTGAGTAATTCCAATTACTATAAATAGTATGCAAAAATAGTGCATAAAACCATGAAAAAAGTGTATTTTATGCACTTTTATGCACTGATTCTGTATAAAATTTCATAAACTTTTTTTATAAAACTTCACTATTAAATTATACATATGCTATAGTATTAATTGAGCAAGGGGAAAAGTTTTATATCCCTTGTGAGTATCTTACAACTGAATATATTAGAATATCGAGAACGCGCATTTGCGGTTCGGGCGTGGAAAAGCCACGATTTACCTATAGAACGCGATTCTCAAGTATTCCATAACATTCAGGAGAAAATCTGTTTTTTTAACAGACGTCCCCCACAAGGGGAAATTGTACCTTGACAACTGTCACATATATATCACGCAACTTTCCAGCTAAGGTTGTGCGTCTTACTCCCAGCGGGTAACTTGATTTATACGTGATAATAATATGCAAATTTGTGAGTACATCTCACACAACTATTTTTATTGTGCTTTCAGTGCGCTTTTATGAGATTGATTTTATTAAATTGACCTTGTAAAAGCACACTGAAAAGGTGTGACTATTATAGAAAAGAAAGAGGTAGTTTACTATGATGGAGAACACAATCACAATTAAAACAGGGAACACAAGAACCAATAAAGAGGGCAATACCGTATTTACAGAACGTGTGTATTTAATTCCAAAGAACGTCGTAAATGCTAGCTATTTCCAGTTAGCTGTACAATATCACACCTATAAACACTTTGAATTAAAGCTTTTAGGGGATATTGAAAAAATGCGATTAACATTGGAATCACTTCCAGAGAACTCCATTGACTATGAAACTTTAGACAATAGTATTAACGAACTTGTTGACATGCAAGTTTCTTATTCTAAAGAATTTACCGAGTTTAAAGCTAATGTCAATGAAGAACTTATGAGCATATTTGACGACGATATTTTTGCCGAAATGTATGCTATTCTTAAAGGTGACATCAAGTCGTATTCTGGAATAAAACGTATCACAGACAAAAAGGGCAATGTATCACTTGAAACTATTACGCCGAAATTATACGACAATTTCCATGAAACTATTGAAACACGTACTAAAGCGTTATTTGATGTATTTAATCCAGATACACCTTGCAAGAAAGAAACACGTGAAAAAATCTTTGATAGTTTACGTGAAATAGCTAACTATTATATGCCTGATAGAAAAAACAACGTATTATCCGAAATGTATAAAAACATTAAAATGGATAAACTGAATGGCAAATACTTTTCTGAATATTTTAGCGGTTGCGCTAAATTGAAAAATGGTAAAAACGGTGGAAGTGTTAACACTATCCAAAAATCAATGAATTTACATATTCAATTATGGCACACAATGGCACGTTATTTAGGATGTGAAGAAAATCTTCAGAAAGTAGAAAATGCAAGAAGAGCCAATGACAGTGCTATACAAGCGTTAAATGATTTAATTAATAGTTCCCGCGCTGAAAACACAACAAAATAGAAAATTTATATAAGAGACCTGTCGTCTGATAGGTCTCTTTTTTTATCCTAAATTTTAAAGAAAGAGGTATAACAGAATGAATAAAAACACTATTACTATGTATAAACCCTTTAAAATCGCACAGGATTTTACTGTGCAATATTTTGGAATTTGTATCCCTAAAAATGCAATATATGGACGTTTAACAAAAAATATCTACATTTTTGTTGATGATTTCCGTCAATTCCGTCCCAATATGCACAATTGTACTATATCCGTACACTTATTAGATGTGCGCAAGGATGGTAAATTCAAAAAATATATCGTAAAAGATAGCAATATTATATTCAAATTATGCTATGACTTCATAGCAAAAAATAAATTATGGAATACTACATGCGAAAATAACTTATGTTACCGTAAGTCTGGAGTACGTCCATCATGGTATGTAGCGCCACGTCGTCCATCTCAAAGAGCATTTAAAGACCCGTCACGTTTTATAGGCATTAACGATGATATGAAGTTCAAAGAACTTACTGTTTCCGCACATTATCAATATGAAACCGCCTCGATGGTAGGTGTTTCAATCAAAGACGCTAAAAGAGTGGACGTTGATTTAAACGAAATGACACGTCGATATAGCAAATAATCATTAAATTCATTCTGTTTACCTCTACATCTATGTCTAAAGGTGGTGATGAAATTGAGGACTAAATAAAATCAGTCCCAGAAAAGAGGACAAAATATGTATAAAGTAATAACAAAAACAATGTCAATGTTAAAAAATAATACTGTTTTGGCGGTTAATGAAAAAATTTTTGTTAAAAAAGAAAACGCACAAAAATACGCCAATATTTGGAAGAAATTCTCTAATATGCAGGTATTTATTGAAGAAATTAACAATTGATTTAGGGCATAGTGTATCTCTATGCCCTTTTTAGTGCAAAAATTCAGAGCAGGAGGAACAACAATGTTATCACGCATAATATCAAATCCACCAATCCATCCCAAATATCAGATCTGTCTTATCACACCAGCGGGCAGATCCGGTACAATCTTACGTCACCTATATACATCACCACGTACAGGTGCGACATATTTCAGTCGCCATCATGCTAATAACTACACACATGAACAGGCGACAGCAGTATTACAAAATTTACCATATTCAGACGCGTTCATCCAGTCTGAATATGACTGCCACTACCGCGAGACAGACGAACGCGGTAACATCAAGGATTACATGTGCGCATAAACCCGTACATTTAATCATAAAATAATCAGAGAGGAGAAGAAGAATGGACAACCGTTATTTCACAGTTCAGGAACTCCAGACACTCAAGTTCTACGAGCTTCCGAATACCATTTACAGTCATATTCTGTCAGACCTCGTTCATCTCTTTGGGGTCATGACAGATAGAATGCTTAATGCATTCAATAATTCCAGTATTGAACAGCTGGATCAATATGTAGATATATATAAATATATTTACATATTATAACTATTATCAATTTTAAACTTGCTATCCCTTATTCCTGTGTGGAACAGGCTATTTCCCAACGGAAATTGCAAGGTCGAATCTTGATAAGGGATTTCTCTATGCCCTTCTATAATGCCTATGAAGAGTATAGATTTCACCAAGAGAAATAAATTCAGGTTATGCCTAATCCAAAAGGCAAGAAGGAGAATTATCATGACAACAAAAATTAATTCAGCAATCAACGAAGCAAAGAACATCATCAACGCGCTTATGGAATCCGATATGGTCTTTTATGACCGCATGGAAGGTAATGAACTCTCCGGACGCTTTAATGTTCAGATGACATTTACAGAAGCAATCTGCTATCGTCCACAGTACACAGTGCGCAAGCTCCGTAACCTTGTTCTTAACAGACATGGTTCCCTTTCAATTCGTACCAGAATTGCATTGGCAGCAGTATTATCTCAGTGTGAATTCGACACACACAAAAATGCACTTATTCCAGTACTGTTTACAAGTAACAAAGAACTTATCCCAATCTACAAACAGTTCGAAAAGAACTGGGGTAAGTTCAATTTTGAAGTATCCTTCATACAGGATACTGACAACTACGAAGATTTAGCTCCTCGGCATGAGATTAACTTCATGTCCGGTGAGTGGACAGATATCTGGGTAGGTGGAGTTACTTTAGATGATGAGGAGGAGGTAAGATAACATGAAAAAATCAAAGAAATTTTTTACAGAAGAAAAAGTCGATGAAATTTTCGACATAATGTTCGATTTAGCCATGGGATTAGGACCAATACTCATGATCCTACTCCCAATCCTTTGTGACGCTTTTTTAAAATAATATACGGTTATGCTTTATCCTTAAAAGCACCGGAGGAAATCACATGAAATCAAATACAATCAAAAAATTCGATACATTCGTATCTCATAACTTTTTCGGATACAGTGCTCACACGCTGTACCAGGAACTCTGCCATTCATATCCGGCAGAAATAGTATCACAGTGGGTGTATGTCAACATCTGGCATACATTCATTGACCAGGATACACCTGAAGATATTGATATTGCTCGTCATGTAGCTTGCATCATCATTGGTGATCCAAATTTCGAGATTCGTGCTCTTGATACTCGTGATTATATCGAGTATTGCATAGCTACTCATGAATATGAGCGCCTTGCAGTTCTTGCAAATGATGCACTTGACCTGTATCTCAAGGGCGTAATCAGTCTGCATGAATTTAAGCTAATCATTGCAGCTAATAAAAACTAATTAAATTATCTACCGGTCTATATAATTTTCCTTGACTGGCGGATTTAAAAAACGGAAAACTTTTTAGAATCGATTTTTCTGGACGGGATACCCCCATGTACAGGGAAATAAAAATAAATCAGCTGTCCTATCGGCATACGGGGAGAATGGAGAATAGCCATGACAACAACAACTAATAATTTCAACTTCGTAACATTCTCAAATAACGTAACAGTAGTGAATACCACTCCACATCCTGTAACAATACAGGATGTAAACGGAAATCTTATTTCGGTGCCGACTAGCGTGTTGATTAACGCTAAGGCAATTGAAAAACAGGTATCACCTCTGTTTGTAAAAACAGAGTTTGTAGGCACTGATGAAGGAAGGGAAATCATTTCTTCCATCAAAGAGTCTTTCAACCAGAACGCTGTGGCCGGGGAGACTTTAGTAATCATTGGTAGCATTATTGCTGCTCAGGCATATCCGGGAGAAGTATTTGGACTCACTCCAGTCCCAGGTTACGAAAGAGTGGCACCAGATGACAAGAGAATGCGTTGTGACAAGTTCACAACTTTCGCGTAAGGGAGGGAAATAGCCATGACTAAAACAACAAAAACTATCGTTACTGCAATCGTAGTAACAACAACATTATTCTCAAGCTGTACTCCGGTATCAGCAAGAGAAATCACTTCCGTTAATCGTACAGAAACCGGAACTCTTTATGGTTTCAGTGACGGAACCGGATATTATACAGAGGATATTGAGGGAATCAGCACCCTTGATAATCTTTACCCTCTTACCGGAATTGTTACAGAAATCGAATACGATGTAGAACCGGAAGTTGATCTTGTAACAATCACCTGTTCAAACGGAAATCTTTTCTCATGGTACGCAGATACTGGAAATTATGAAATCAATGACCTTGCATCCTGTATCATGGATAGCAAGGGAACTAAATATGTAGATGATGACGAGGTGTTGCTGGCCCATTATGCCGGTGGATTAAAACACCTCGAACAGTATGCAAAATAAATTAAATTAAATTAAACAGAAGGGAAATAAATCATGACAAGAGAAGAATACAACAAGAGGGCAGCAGCTAGAAAAAAGAAATCAATCATTATTAAAAGCAGCTTAGGTTTAGCTGCTTTTTTCATATTTGCCGGAATTATTGGAAAAGTAGATCAAGACGTATATGCCGGAATCCATTCTGTCAAGGGAACTGTTTCCGCATCAGGAAACTATATCCTTGATGAGAATGGAAAAGCATATGATGTATCCGGGTTCCAAAGCGGATCCGAAGTAACAGTAAAACTTGATAAACAGGGAAATATCCTGTCTGTTGTAAGCAAATAGAAACGAGGTGATTGCATGGAACACAGATACAAACTCCGGATCTATTACAAATCCGGTGCGCAGAAGGGAAACTTAAAAAGAGAAGAGTTCTTTTCAACCAAAGAATCAATGCAGCAGAGATACAGAGAACTCTTCAAACCAAAAGAATATGCTTTGAATCCCACGGCCTGGGAAAGAATAAATGGAGAATGGCTGAGAATGTTTATTACATCGGCCGCATAAGAAGGGAGAAAAATATGAGTTCTAAATATTGCACACAGATTACAACAGGACAATTTATGAAGGCAGCCATGGTCGGTAAACCTGCAAAAGCAGAAGAAATTGCCGACTGGAAAAAGGAATTAAATGAAATCATGATAGATTTCTGTATTCCTAAAAAGGTCAGAAATGACATTATTTCCAAAACGGAAAAAGAAAACCCAAACGATAGTACGTTAATGCTTTACAATAAAGCATGGCGTAAGTTTATGTCAACGATGTAAATAAAACTAAATAAAAATTAAATTAAACAAATATAAAAGAAAGAGGTCGATCATCATGATGAACTATAACGAAATCGAAAGAGCACTTACAAACGGAGCAACAGAAAGCAAAGTAATTACTAAACTTTTCAAAGACCAGACAGCATACAACACGGTGATGAGTAACTGTCAGCGAATTGGCGGAAAAAGATTTTGCTGTATCCCGCTTGAATTGTTAGAAATCGACGAAGATTATCAGAGAGTATACTGCATCAACATAGAAAAAGTATATTCTTTGGTACGTAAATGGAATTTTAATAAATGTGAGCCGGTATTGGTATCACCACATCCAGAAACTGCAACATTTGCAGTGATCGATGGATCACACCGTATGCTTGCTGCCGGAATCAGGAAAGAAAAATATCTTCTTGCGGTACTTACTGAAGGATTATCAGAAGATCCTGCTGAAAGGAAAATTGAAGAGGCAGAATTATTCTCAGAACAGGGAGAAGATGTTGATCATCTGAGTCCTTCCCATAAACACAGAGCTTATGTAACTAGAGGGATTAAGAAATACTGTGTATTGGATAACTGTATTAAGGAAAGGAGACTATTATTAAATATCCATGAATTAAAGAATCTTTCAAAGGAAAAGCAGGATTCCTTAAAAGCAGCTGATTATAGAGTATTAAGTGGATATTCAGCAGCATTGCAGGCTGCATCACTTGTTAATGGAGAAGAAATTCTCAATAATGTATTTAATATCATTGAAGATGCAGGTTGGCATACAGCTACTAATGGATATGGAGCCAATGTTATCTGGCCGGTTAAAAGTGTTTTAAACCTGCATGACAATGATCCACAGGTTGTCAAGGCAATTGTATCTTTATTCCGTCCAATTGAACCAGATACGTTTTTTGCCAAAGCACATGCAAAATATCCTGGTCGCAAAGAAAAAGAACGTCTCACTATGTATCTGGAAGAAGAAGTCGCCAAGAAATTAGGAATCCAGCCTATGTATACTGGCGGTGACTTAAGAAAAGTTACTTCTGCAATTAATAGTCACCGCCGGTATGGTGCGACCGGTACCGAAAACAAATAAAACAAATTAAATTATACAGAATATAGCACTTGCATTTTAGTACCGTAAGTGCTATACTCTGCTCAAAGGCAAACAAACGTTCTGAAATGGAGGAAAAATTATGTTTACTGCAATTACTTATATTTATCAGAGTGAAAATATCGTGTATCCAGACAAAAACACCGGTAAAATGATGCCGTGTCAACTTTATGTTACAATGACTTCAGCAATTGTAAGTAAAGAGAAAGGTGATATCAATTGTAGAGAATTATCTATCCGTGGCCTTCGTAATCCGTTCCCATTTACTAAGATTATTGTAGAAGAAAGAAGTTTCGATTTTGATAAATGGCTTTATAATAGCCCGTATAAATATAAAAAAGTAGGAGTAGTAAGGCACTCAAAATAATTTAATTAAACAAAATCAAAATATACTCTGTACCATAATCCAAAATAGCGGTACAACCTCAAGTCGAAGGTACGTTTTTTCTCATAGGGAAAATGGTGCAGAGTATCATATTGTTCGATATCATAATTCAGTTTCGGCATATGCGGCGTGAAATTTAGAGCCGCTCTCCTTCTAAATCGTAGCTGAATTATGCTATTGAGCATAAGAATAGGAGAGAAAGCAAATGAATAAAGCAGAAGCAAAAGCAGTAGTAACAATTCCAATGAAGGGAAGATACTTTCTTCATAAAAACGGAAGTATTATTCCGGTCACAGACCTGATCAATGCGATCTATCTCATGACAGGTGATGAGAAAATTAATGAATGGGATCCGGATCTTGAATTCTATATCCGTACATTCTTTGGAAACATTGTAAGGGAAATGTCTCCTACAGAAATTACTGTACAGAATTTCTTGAAACATCACGAAAAAGTGAAAGCAATCAGATTGTATTATCACATGCACAACACAGAGTCGCAGAAATGTACATTGGTAGAAGCCAGAGATTATGTGGAACAGTTGAAAACAAAAATGAAAGAGAGAGGTGAACTGTAATGACAAAGATTAAAGAAGCAGTAGATAATCATAAAAATTACGAAAAATTCCATGTGGAAACAATCGTTGCCCACAATGGAGTGCTGGTTGACATTGTAATTTCTGCCTCATACGAAGAAACAAAATTCGATAAAATCATGGCAGACTGTAAGCGCCAGGAAGAAGAACGTAAGCGTGAACGACGTAGAGAAAAAATTAAATTAATCAATCTGTTCACAGGAAGAAGAGAAAAGAGGGAAATCGCATGATAACAAGTAATAAAATGCCGGAGCTGGCAGCTACAGATATTGTAAAGTTAAGAAATGGAAAAATTGGGATTGTGTTAGGAAATAAGAATTCTAATAACCATCTTGCCATTTATACTAACAATACTACATGTGTATCTTGTGAAGAATATTTAAGTAATTATGAGTCAAACAGACATAATAATGATCGCAACATTGACATTATCAAAGTATGGAAATCAAATTTTGAAAGGCAATGTGCTTTAATTGATGAATTCTATACAAAAAACAATGCTCCAACATACATGGATCCTGATTGGGAAGAACCAACTACAATGACTGTAAAAGAAATTGAAAAAATTATCGGTCATCCATTCACGGTCATTGAGGAAGAGGTGGGCGAAGATGAATGAAACACTGTCATTTGCAGGATGGAGACCAGGCAATCCGGATCAAATCATCCCGTGGAAAGAGAAATTCGATGAAGAATATAGCGACGGAGGCCAGTTAACATTACTGTCAAAAGAAATCTATCAGGCAGAAGCAGATGAAGATATGCCGGCTTTCGAATATCGCTATATTATTAAAGCAATGGATCTGCAGGCGTTTGGATCAGATCAGAAGACAATTTGTTTCCGCTTATATATGTGTCCATTACATAAATACTGGGAATCAGAATCATTAAAAGGTCTTTCAGAAGATAATAATAAAGACTGGTTCTTCGAAGATGCAGCAGATTCAGGTATTCTTCCGTATATAGGAGAAGAATATTTAGATTATTCAGATGATGATGTTTCGCCGGATGAGAACGGTAATAAATGGTATGATTACTTTTATCATATTACAGACTGGTCTAAAGCTAACGAAATGCTAAACATAATTACAACAGTTCTGTATCCGATGGACAGTACACGCGGTCACGGTCTTGACCAGGCATGGAACCAATTGGGAAACACTGGCTGGGATTTACTTGAATACATTCTGAATGGAAAAAATTGTGTTGACGCGGCATTATCAAGAATGCATAACTGCAATAATTAACTTTACAATACGAGAGAAGAATGATATATTGATTATAACAAGTTAAATTAACTATATACAAGGAGAAAAATATAATGAAGACAAAAGCAGTCCGCAGCCAGAGAATCGCATGGCTGTTGAGGAAAGAGGGATTTAAAATTCTTGGCATCACACCAAATAGAAGACGTCCAAATCTGGATGTTTATATATTTGAAGCAACACCGGAGTTATGCACAGCTCTTGATACACATATCCAAAATAAAGACAACAGAAGGGATAACTAACGAAAGTAAATCGGAGGGAAAATCATGAGTGAAAAAGAATTTGACCGCGGTAAGTGTTTTACATTCTTTGCTTCTTATAGGAAACAGGGCGAAAGAATAAAAGAAATTCTTGGGCCGGAGAAAGCTCTGGAATATTATGAGGCGGTCATAGATTATGGACTGTATGCCAAACCAATAGACAAAGAACTTCTATTATATGTAGGAGACACCTTACTTGAGACAATCGACTCGTCCCAAGAAAAGCGGTCACGAGCATTCGGTGAGAACATGACCGTCACTTTATCCATCTTGGAATTGAAGCGTGATCATCCAGAATATTCTCAGAATCAGATTGCGCAAGAGCTGAAGACGAGCAAAGGCAAAGTCAATAAAGTGCTTACAAAATACAGAGATGGCGGGTATGCAGATTTTGTTGACTTTAACTTGCTCATAAATGAAATTGAATATGATCCTACGGGGCAGGTGATATGGCCATCTGGTTCCGGTACTGGTACTAATTATAATACTAATAATAATTATAATAATAATAATAATAGTACCGACCGGTACCGTGACCACCAGCGTGACCGCTTGGATGGTCTGGTAGCCGGATCGCTCGTAGAGGTCGCTGGCGCTCCAGATGTCGTCGCTTCCGCTCCTAACTCCGCTGACGCTGCGCGCTTACGCTTGCCGGATGATCTGCCGGAAGATATTCGCAATATAAAATTCGAAGCGAGAATAGATGACAAATCTATGTTAGAGGTTATGGATCGTGATTATCGTGATTATTTAGATGATGGTTGGGAGACTCACGAGGATATTAGAGATAAGCTTATCGAGAAGTTTACTACCGGATTCTATTGTGGTGATAAGGATAAAGTAACTGCTTATGCAGAGTTCTTGATGGAACACTATAAAATTTAATTAAACAAACAGGAGGAAGATATGAAAGTATTTTTATTATGTAGTCTTAATGATGAAGATTACAGACGTCCATGCTTTGAATTCTTTAAGAGTCTTTCTGAAGCTCACCAATCTGTCATAGATTATATTGCGAATGATATTAAAGATGATAAATATGGTGCGGATAGAGAAATTAAATATGTTATGGATATAAGTTTTCCCAAAAATCGCAGAATGCGTATAGATTATTCTTATGGAAATGAACATTTCTTAGTATTTGAAGTCTTTGAAATTCAAGTATCTGATGGAGATTTTCTATGCATTTTTCATCATGCTTATGATGGCGTTGGTTTTTGCATTGAGAAAATTGGAACATTTGAAGAATGTAGAAACCAAATGTTAGATTCAGCAGCTCAGACGGCAAATGATTTTGATATAGATATAACAAATGATGATGTGTTTGAAGTAAATGAAGGTGATTCATGTGTAGATACCGGTGAAGAATGGCACATGTGTAATGTTGTTCAATTTAATTTAAATGATATTCAGGACGAGCAAGATAAACAGAAATATGATGAAAATGTATATCGTGACATGGAAGAAATATGTAGTCCTATATATCCCAACCCTGTTCATACAAAAACAGAAAAAATAACAGACGATTTCATCAAAGAAGTCGATAAAATGGAATCACATGAAGTATTTAAAGAGTTATGTGAATATCATGGAGTAACACCTGGGCTGGTAGAATATTTATATGAATCAGTGTACGGACGACCAAAAGAGAAAACGAAAGGATGTTATATAGAATAAGAAAGGAGAATAATATGAGTGCAACAGCTGATTTTGCTCGTGATTATAATATTGATGTATTTGATGTAAATGAATATGATTCATGCATAGACACTGAAGATGAATGAAAAATGTATAATGTTGTTCAATTTAATAAAAGCGAAGCTTAAATGGAGATAATATCACATAAAAATAAGGAGAGATAAGTATGGGATTTTTAAATGTTAAAACAAGCTATTCAGTATACAAGAATTGTATGCTGCGTTTAGGAAAATATATGATGGATGAAAGTCTGGCTGTTGAGATTTACAACAGACAGGATGGAGAGATTGCAAGACTGACGACTTGCTTGTGTGATCCTACATTACCTGAAGATGTGGCATATGTGGACACAAATAATTGCCCTTGGGCGGTGGCTTTCCTTGAGGAAAATGGTTTGGCAGAGAAGACAGGGAGAACAAAAAGAAGTGGATATTGTGTTTATCCGGCAATGAGATTTAACAGAGAAAAAATAGCACAGTTTGAGGAAGAAGAAAATTAAATGGAGGTAATATCGCATGAAAACATGGAAAGTAGCAGTAACCTGGGAAATGTGCGGGTACATTGATATCGAAGCTAACAATATGGAAGAAGCTATGAAAAAATTCCATAGTGAATCGGAACATATCAAACTTCCTGAAGATGGTATCTATGTCGATGGCAGCTTTCAGTTAACATCTGATGATGTAGAGGAAATGGAAGCTATGGATAAGTTATGAAAATGAAAGGAAATAATTTTATGAGTGCAACAGTACCTATGTCTGTGTGGAACAATGTAAGAAAATATTTTAAAGAATCTCTGGATGACAAATATGATCTTCAGGATGTAATCCGTTATAAAGATCCAATGGATTCATACCTGTATATGGTAATTGCAAAACATAAAAATTATCCACCACTTAAAGCATCTATAGGTGGTGGACCATGGGTCGTATGGACAACTTGGAACGAATCCACACAATCACTGAATGGTGGCCATTATGATATCAAAACATATGAAGCTGCTTTGTCAATCTGTGAAGAAAGAAGAAAATAAGAGAGTGAGGAAATAAAATGTCAGCATTAAATAATTATAAGGAAGTAAAACAGAAACTTGATGAGGTAAGAACAATTACGGGAGACTTAGAATTTAATACTGCCGTCACATTCTTAATGCAGATCGGATGGAGTAGCAAGAGAGACATTATCTCCTTATGCAATAAATACAATACTGAGCCGGAAGAGAATGTAAATAAAAAAGTTGCAAATGCAGCTTTAATGATTAGCAATATCGCACAGCCAATTGAGCTGCTTACATATATAAAACTTGAGTGCCCACTTTGGACTGAGGGAATTGAACCGAAACGTCTCAAGAAAATCGCAGAAGATGTAATCAACGCCGGATATAAATATTGCAAAGATCCACGAGTTGATACTTTTGAAGACTGGAAAAAGCTTCTGGAACAACAGGGAATTACGCATGAAGAGTTACAGCAGATCCTGTATCTGAATGAGAGAGGAGAAATGTAAAATGGTAGATTACAAAGAGAAAATTAAGAAACTTTTATCATTAAGTAAAAGTTCGAATGAACATGAAGCTCAATCAGCTCTTACAAAAGCACAGCAGCTTATGGCAGAACACAAAATCTCTATGGCAGAGGTCGAAGATAAAGAACAAAGAAAAGCGCATGAACATTCAGCTGGAATTACTTATTCGACGAGAAGAGATCCCTGGATTTTAAGATTGTCTAAAGTTATTAGTAAGAATTACTGCTGTGAAAGTTTCTCTCGTAGAGAGAAAGGTAAACAAACGTATAAATTATATTTTTGTGGGTTAAATGAAGACGTTGAAATTTGTATGATTGCATTCAAATATGCAACTGATTGTATTCAATCAGAAATTAAAAAGAGAAAACAAAAAGGTAAGCTATTTAATTATACAAACGAACTGATTACATTCATGTGCAATGGATATGCTTATGGTTTCATTAAAGGACTTGATGAAGCGTTTGAAGAACAAAAAAGAGCAGCTGCACAGTCAGAGGCAAATTGGGGCTTAGTGTTATCTACTCCTCCAGAAGTAAAGCAAAGAATGTCTGAGCTTGGATTAAAGACAACTACGTTCCGATCTAAGCAAGCAGCAAAAGTGTCAAAATCAGATTACGAAGCCGGTAAGAAGGACGGAAGAGATTTTGATATTACTAAAAGAGTAGCCGGTGAGTAAAGTAAATAAATAAAACAGAATAAAAATTTAATTAAACAAAAGGAGATGTATATTATGATGAACAATACAATCGAGAGAAGAACAAATAACCTTACACATGTAGAAACGATGTTTGATGCAAGAAGAACTCCATGGGATGGACTTGGCAAGAGAATTGCCGGGGCAGTTACATCAAGAGATGCAATCAGATTAGCAGGTCTGGATTGGAATGTAGTTCCAACAGATATTATTTCTGAAGCTACAGGATTAAAGATTCCTGGTTATAAGGCAAATGTAAGAGATATTGATAATAAAACGCTAGGTATTGTTACCGAGCGTTATAAGATTGTACAAAATGAAGAAGCATTTGCTTTTACAGATGAACTTCTTGGAGAAGGAGTGACATATGAAACTGCAGGTGCTCTTCAGAGCGGTAAGAAAGTATGGATGCTTGCAAGACTGGAAGGCAGAATGATTACTGATGAAAAGATTGATCCGTTCTTGGTGTTTACGAACAGTCATGATGGAAAAGGATCAGTCAGAGTAGCTATTACACCGGTACGTGTATGGTGTCAAAATACACTCAATCTGGCCCTTAAAGAAGCTGAAAGGCAGTGGGTATGCAAACATACCGGACGCATTGATGAGAAGCTTGTGGAGGCAAAATACACGCTCATGAATACAGAGAAATATCTGGAAGCTTTGGAAACAGAATTCGGAAAAATGAAGATGAAAAAACTTGATGTTGATAAGGTACATAAATTCGTAAAAATGTTACTTCCTATCAGCGAGAAAGATGGAGATCGTAAGGTAGCAAACATTCAGGAAATGCGAAACGAACTTATGATGAGATATCTTAATGCTCCGGATCTGCAGGTGCTTGAGCCATCTGCTTATAGATTTGTGAATGCTGTTTCTGACTTTTCTACACATAGAAAACCGTCCAGAGGAAGCGAATACTATCAGGAAAACATGTTCATGAAAGTAGTAGACGGAGATGAACTTATTGATAAGGCTTACGAAATTTGTGATGCTGAGGTTTGATACCTCGGTATCACGGAAGGGAGTAATGCAATGGAAGCAGTAAATAAAATAAATGGAAATATTTACCGTATTCAGCAAGATACAAATGGTAAATGGTTTGGTTATTGTGATCGGACAAAAGAATACACTCCGGCGTTTGTAAAATTGAAAGGATTGATAGGATTGTTGGAATTGAAAGGATATGAGGTGGTTGAAGAATGTTAAAAGAAAAATTAGTTATTGAAAGAAAAGCAGCTACATTGATCACAGTAGATTTTACAGCGCCGGAGATTGTGGGGTATGCTATGGCATGGCTGAAGCTGTGTAATGTTGCAAGAGAATTAAAACGTATTTGGAAAATAGAAAATGATCGATCAAATAAAGTATATGTTTGGTGCGATCCACATTATAAAGATGAAATAATAGATTTTCTTACAGGTATTGTGTATTTTCACAAAGATGGAAAACCTATTCCAATAGGTAAAGTTTTAGATGCATGTGATGATACAATTGGCGTTCCAGTATATGAGTATGAAAGTACTTGTGACTCAAATGATGAACAGTGGTATGAAGACATCGAGCATGCTATTTCAAACTGGACAGCAATACAAGATAGTTTTTGTTAAAAAGGAGGCTTAGATTATGAAAAAAATCATTAACGGAAAAAAGTATGATACGGAAACAGCGAAAGAAGTTGGTTATTGGAGCAATGGATATCCATGTTCTGACTTCAATCATTGTGAGGAAACCTTATATCTTAAGAAAACAGGAGAATATTTCCTGTACGGAGAAGGCGGTGCTTTAACTGAATATGCAAGAAGTGTATGTGGCGGAAGCACTGGTGGATCTCGAATTATTCCTATGACTGAAGAAAGCGCAAAGGAATGGGCTATGGAACATCTGGAATGCGATGAGTACGAAGCATTATTTGGAGAGGTAGAAGAATGAAATTTAATGGAAAATGTAAGATTCGATTACTTAGAGATTTTCCAGCAATCAATTTGAGAATGGGTGACAGCCTTACTGTTTATAAATATAAGTATAAAAAGTGTTCTGATGAAATTACATATGTTCATCCAAGAACATATCTTAGATTTACCCCAGAAGATGTGAAGGAACTGTCGGATGACGCAAAAGAATATGAATTCAAAGTGTTTATGGGACCAGACGGAATAGATGGTCCGTGTCTTGGGAAAATGTGTGTAACTGAAAATTCTTCTGACGAAGCTTATAATGTAATGCTTGATATTATCGGTTGTAGATTGGTAGAGTCGTTTCCGGAACTTGATATTCCGTATTCTATTGAATTGGTCGAAGAAAGCGAGAATGAATAATTATGCAAAACGTGTATATTACCAGAAATGGAAAGCAGATTCAGCTCACAGTGGATGAAATTAAGGCAGCTTGGGCTGCCTGGGATGCAGAATTGAGAGAGGAGCAGTTGGATATTTACAAAGAAGAAGTAAAACGAACATTGTTGAAATTAAGTAAGGAAAATGACAAACCTGAATATGAAAAGGCTGCGGATAATGACGACATTGTAGATGAAATTGCTAGAGATATTAGAAGAGCCATTGAAAATGGATGTGATTATGATTGGTGTTTTGATACCAGTAAGTATGGAGGTTTTATGGATAGTTATAATACTGCGATAGTAGTTTGGGGAAAGGCGGATGACATAGATGAGACTAATTATTGAAGGTAAAACAAATAGAGATGACGTAATGGTAAATACAGCGAAAGTAACATTACCATCTGGAGATGTGTATACGATTGACAGGGATTGTACTGAATACACTATTGATACAGTAACCGGGTATTTATCAATGACTTGGGATATGTGTTATCTACATATGATTAACGATATTTTATTATTTGATAATACCGCTTATCTCTCAAGCGATGATGGATTTCAGGATATTCTTAATGAAGGGACGTTGGAACTTGAACTTGAGGATGATGCTGGTTCAGATTATGTTGTTGAAGTTGCTAAATGGAGCTTTTGTTGAAAGGAGTTAAATTATGGGATCAGTATATTCTATATATTCACAGATGAAATTCAAAGATAAGAACAAAGCAATTAAAATACTGCAAGCAAAAATCAGCAGAGGAAAAGAAGAGCATACTGATTATGGACTGGATACATATAGAAAATCAGAGAACTTAGACATTAACGATATTGATGATCTAATTGCTGTGTTTATTGGTATCGGAAAAATGTTCGATGTTGCTAACGATGATGATGGCTGGACTACTTACTCTAATGGATTTGACGCCACTTATGGATGGGAATCTGTCATGATGGAAATGTTTGAAGAACTTGCACCAGTGTTAGAAGATGGATCAGACCTTTTCATTAATTGTGATGATGGAGTAGATGTGTTAGTTATTAAGGATGGAAAATGTATTCAAGAGAAATGAGGTGATGAGATGAAGGATATTTTGCTAGAGAAAGTGTTTGAAGCAGAAAGATGGGAAGCAGCAATTAATAAAGGGTTTTTCAAGGGAATTGACAAAGGAGAGCTGCGTCAGCTTTGTGGTCCAGAGACAAGAGTAAGATTAGCAATGGCAATTCTGGAAGATAATTATGAAATTGCTCCGCCACATCAGGCATTAATTCCAAAGGACAATGGAGAGTTTCGAACAGTATATGTAAACGAAAATATTGATAGGATCTTCTTATCTATCGTAAATGATTTGCTATTTGAATTGTGTTCAGATATGATTCATCCAGCTTGCAAAAGTTATCAGAAGGGAATCGGCTGCGGCAAAGTCGTACAGGAGATATCTCGTAAACTTCAACCAGATTTACATCAGCATTTAAATGATATTTTAGGATTCAAAGCAGATTTAAGTAAGTACTTTGATTCTGTTCCGATTGAATTTATCGATGACGCATTTGATTGTGTGGAAAGGAGAACTGGAAAATCAAAGGTAATTACAATTTTACGAAAATATTATCATACAGACCTTTGTTTTGATCCAGATGGAAATTTAATTAAACATTACCAGAGTTTAAAGCAAGGATGTGCGGTAGCTTCATTTTTAGCTGATGTAATGTTGCATCATGTTGATCTTAAGCTTTATGAAAAGTCACGCATTAACATGGCTAGTATGTATGTAAGATATTCGGACGATATTTTATATATTGGACATCAATATGAAAATGCCATGAGTATTCTTGAAGAAGAATTAAATAAGATGTCGATGAAATTGAATCCAAAGAAAGTAGAATACCTTACAGGTGATAAATGGTTTAAGTTCCTGGGATTTATGATAAAGGGAAGTCAAATTACATTATCACCAAATCGTGTAAAGCAATTTCAGAAAGAAATTGGAAAACGAAGCATTGGTAACTTAAATTATCATATCGGCGGTAAAATTGCTTTGAAATCTATTAACCGATATCTATACAAAGGAGATGGAACTTATTCTTGGGCAACGCAGGTGCTTCCGATTATCAATGTGGAGAAAGATATTGATACATTGAATGAATTTGTTATGGATTGTATCCGAGCCTGCCAGACAGGTAAAAGAAATATTGGTGGATTAGGGACTGTAACTAATCGAAAAGATTGCACGATTCTTAGAGGAACCGGAAAAAATGTATCTGCCAATAGAAAGAACACAGAAAAAGAAATTGAAGGATATTACAGTATTCGGTGTATGCAGAAAGCTTTGAATATCTGCAGGCCGGTATATGATACGATTGTAAGGGAGATGTAAATATGTATATTGTACCGAAAATTGAAGTAAGGGAAGCGGAAGACATTGCAGATTTCGCTACAACAATGGATTCAGACATGAATCAGTATTTCGAAGAAAAGAAAACGTTGTTAGAAGATATACCAAGAGGTGAGAATCCCGGAACTGCATATTATTCGTTTTATCCAGCGGTAATAAATCCTAAGCTGTTTTATGCGTATATTTTAGCAATTAAGTATTTTCAAGATGGTACATGTCGATGGAAATTATGTTTAACATCTAGGGAAAATGAAGAGTGCCATATGACATTAGGAATTATGAGAGGAACTGAAGAAGAAGCGAAAAAACGACTTGCAATGATTCTTTCTTCTGGAAGTATTAAATGAGGTGATTATATGAGCAAACATTTATTTTTATATAGAGTTAAAGATTCTGATGATCGTGATTGTTGCGCATATATTGATACAGCTGGTCCAAAATTTGAATGTAACCACTATTTCAGCTCAATTAGATTATGTGGAAGTTGTTATTCTGGTGGGAAGTTTCCTGAGTATGAAGAAATTGAAACAATTCTCACAAAAGATGAATATGAAGAAATTATTTCATTCAATATATTTATCAAAGCACTTGATTATGGAATCACGAAGGGTGATAACCGATATAAAGCAGGTATTAAACTTATTGATTCTATCAAGCATATCTATGACAAATTAAATTCTGATGAGGCGCTTGCCTTCTTTGAAAAAATTCAGAAAAGCGAAATGAAATATCTGAAAAAAGAGTACAATTTATCAGATCGTAATATCGAAGAGATACTTAATGAATATACAGAAGATTTTAGAGATCGCAGTATTGTAAGCTATATATACGATAATAGTGAAGAAGCTGGACGCGAAGAAGCTTGGCAGTTAGGATATGTCAAAGATGATGATTCAATTTCTTCTAAATATTTTGACTATGAGAAATTTGGAGAAGACTTAGTTGAGTATGATGAATACTTCATGGAATTATGTGATGGAAGAGTTGTAAGGTTGAGTTATTAAAATTTAATTAAACAAAATGGAGGTGATTTTATGGGATGGACTTCATATCATGCAGAATTCTATAAAAATAGAACTGTTGATCGTAAAAAAGAAATGGATAAACTTTGGACTCAGAAAGAAAGTGAAAAATATCCAGAGTTGAATGTTTTAAAATCTAGTATAGTTGGAAGTGTGTATTATGCTGCGATTGAAGTAAAAAGAAATGAAATTGTAGAACAAGTAATCCCTATGGTTGTATTAACCTCAGTTAATATGAAGGATTATTTTAATTTTGCTTATAAAGAAATCGGATTATATTATTATGATTGTCCAAAAGGGATTCTTGACCTTCTGACGGATACCGATAATGAATATGAATTAGAGTGGCGTAAAGAATGTAAAAAACGTTTAGAAAAGAAAAGAATGAAATTAACTAAAGGAACATTACCGGTTGGATCTATTATTAAATTCACAAGATGGGACAACAAAGAAATTGTATTAGAAAAAATGAGTCCGTCATATCAATTTAATCGTCCTTGGTGGTATCGCGCAGATAATAATACATATTATTCTTCAAAATATATTCCAGAAGAATTTGAAATAATAAAGAAAGGAGCCTGAGATTATGTCAGAGCCAGAGAAAAAATTAATTGAAGTTACTGTAGAAAAACGACTTAGAGTATGTAAAGAGATTGAGGCTACAGAAGAAGAAATTGAATTTCTTAGACGAGGAGAAAATCCTTTTGAAAGTGAATTTAGTGACGAGGAGATGGAGCATGGCGATATTGAATGGGATTTTGCAGCTGCTGATGAGTACGGTAGAACAATTGTAGGTTGGGATTAATTAATCAAATAGATAAAAGCGAGGAAAGCGAATATGAATAGCGAATTAATAGTAAAAGATGTGGAATTTCATGGAGATATATTAAGAGCAGCACAGGATCCGGACGGAAAGGTTTGGGTTGGTGTTCGTTGGATGTGTCAGGGTATTGGTTTTGGAGAAGATAAGATCGATAATGAACGGAAGAAAATACAAAAAGATGTTGTTATATCCCAAGGAGTAAAATTTCACTCCTTGGGATCTGGGAATTCAAATACAAAGGTTCTTTGTCTTGATCTTGACTATGTCCCTTTATGGCTAGCAAAAATTGCTATTACACCAACAATGCAGAGAGAAAATCCTGTATTAGTAAATAAACTAATCGATTATCAGTTAAAGGCAAAAGATGTCCTTGCAGCTGCATTCTTAGGAGACAAGAAAACGACAGAAGAAATTGTTCCAGTATATAAACCACAAGGGAATATGATTCAGCTGCAATTTCCGGATATTCAGATGCCTACAATTCCGGATTATTCAAATCGACTCGATGAAATTAATAACAAGATCGATAAATTATATACTGAAATTGGAAAGTTTGCAACAGCAATGATGAATAAGAATGCTGATCCGGTTAAATTAAACAATGCAATACCTGTTAAAAAAGAGGATAAAAAGAAAGTTGTATCACCAACAGAACAGGAATATTACGATTGGAAGAAAAGAACGAATGAATTTGTTGATAAGCTTTCAGAAAGTTCTAAATTTACTGATCGAAATAGTGTTTTAAAATATTTATATGATTATATAAATAAAACATATGGAATTGTATGGGACCAGGAGAAGAGAGAGTACAGAAGAAGACATTCCAATATTTCTAAAGTTTCTACATTTGATGTTATTTATGAAGATGAACAATTGCGTTCAATTTTCGATTGTACTCTGGCAGATATGGCTGAAAAGTATAAAAATACATGCAAAATAGATTTAATTATGCAACCTCTAATAAAAAAGATAAATGATGAAAGCGCAAATTACACTATAAGTTATCGAAAAGTATACGCAATGCTTAGAAAAACAGATCCTAATATTAATTGGGCAAATCTGAAAAAGAGATATGTTTCTAAACATGGAAGTGCTGGGTATAGTAGAAAAAAGGTCGTTGATAGCAATCCAGAGTTACGTGCGAAATTTGAAAAAGCAGTTAACCTTGTATTAATGGAGGAGGATAAAAAACATGAAGGTGGAAGAAAATAACATTCAAACATTTTGCGGAAAAGATCTCTTTAAATGGGAAAGCTGGGATGAGTTAGATGCCGGGACATTACAGTTCTACGGAGTGGAATTCTGCATTGATTATTTGAAAAAATATAATGGAATGTGTGTGGTTTTAAGTATTGAAGGACAGCTTGATATATTTTCAGCAGATGAATCTGGGAATGATGTGCATGAATGGTCCGGATTTGTAACAAAGATTCCAGGATTTTTAGCAGGCGAAAAAGTTTACAGAGTAGTTCATGAATATGACGATGAATTTAGATTTAATGTAACAGAAACAATAGCTATTTGTACAACAGAACAGAAGGCCGATGAAATTGTCGAAGAGAATAAAAAAGATGGGCTTGATGAAAACGAAAGTTATTGGAGTTTGGTTGAAGAATTGGAGGGATAAAGAATGTACTTAATAACATTTTTGCCATGCGGAACAAAATTTCTTGTTAATCAATCATCAGAAGAAGAAGCTTTGAAATCTGCTGTGAAGGCTAATGAAACCGTTGGTGAAATAGAAGATGTTGATTTAACATTAAAATCATTATACATAATTGAACCTGCAGATTTCTCAACATTAATTCAGCTTTTTCAAAAAGAACCATATTGGGGAAACACAGATGATACAATTATTTTCGATGATTAGGGAGGGATAAAGGTATGCCGGATAATATTTGGTTGTATGGGTTTGATGGATTCAACGGTCTGAAGACAGTTGGTTTTGTTATAGCTAATACGGATACAGAAGCCGAACATAAGGTTTGGCGAATGTATAATGATTTCGGTACTGATGAATATGATCTGGATGATCTGGTTGTATGGCAACCAAGAAATGATGAAGATTATAGAGAAGATTATCCTGATGTAATGGAAATAGTTTATTAGGAAAGGGATTAATAATATGAAAATTATAGATAAAAGAACTGAGAAAAAAGAATATACATTTAAAGATTTAGTGTGCGGAAATGTGTTCGAATATTCAGGAGATATTTATTTAAAGTTAGATACTTCTGGTGAGGATAATAATGCATACAATCTTAATACATGCAAATTTGCAACATTATCAGACGATGCTGTGATGCCAATTGAAACAGAACTCGTAATACGAGATACAAAAAACATGACTGGCCAGAATGACAAAACAGAACTTATTGGAGGTATTATTGATATCTTTGAAGATTTTTTAGATAAAAAGGGTGTGACTTTGGAGCCTCCTAAAAAAAGCTATGAAATGGAATTAGATGGTAGCATGAATGCTAATATTTATGGCACTGATTATGATTCTATTTCAGATTCATTAGAGTCACTTCTACGAAGTTGGAAAGTAATTGAATAAGTAATTTAATTAAACGAGAACACACTCGGAATATACAAGATTAATTCAATTCAATGGTGCTGCCATTATTCCTGGTTACGGATCTGAAATCCGGTCTACCGAACCGGCTTTAAGATCCTCCACCAGGAGAATCGCAGCTCAATATGACTCTGTTAAAGAAATGTGCCAGATTAATTGAGTATATTCAGTCCGGAGTATAACGGAATGCAAATAAGATATTTAAGATTTAATTATGCAGGCTAAGATAGATGTCTTCTTCAGGAACCTCTGGGTATCCCCAGCACTTCCTGAAGATTACATCTCCAGTAACCTGCATTATATGAAACAATTATAGAAATATACCGTAAGTATTGAGTTTGCATAATAAATTAATTTAGGAGCATACCAAGTATAAGCAAGATATATTCTATTTAATGAAGCGGTACATGACGATGACCCAATTCTGTCAGATATCTCTGAAGAAATGCGTCATCGCATTCCGCCTAATATTGATCCATTAAAGAAATATGCCACATATGTAGAGCTTATACAAAAAAATCACAAGACAGTGAAATATTAACAAAGCATTTTAATTTTAATCATGGAAGCAAATATTGGAGGAAGCTGCCGGACTTATCATTCCGGCTGCTACCTCCCTTGCTTCCATAATATGAAACAATTATAGAAATGTCTTAAAAATGTTGAGTTAATATAAAAAAATCGTAAGGTAACGAGTATCAATAAGACATTTAATTTAATTTCAGAAACAACTACCTGAGGCAATAAATTGCCTCACGACTTGCTCTGGAGATATGAAATGATTATAGTGATACCTCAGAAATGTTGAATTGATATAAAACCACAAGGCAGTGAATATTAACAAGGTATTTAATATTTAATAAGAAGGTGATGAACTGGAGGAAATCCAGCCCCTAACGGAGCTGGATATCCTCCGGATAACCTTCATATATGAAACCATTAAAGGAATGTCTCAGAAATACAGAGTTAATATAAAATAAAATGAAAGGAAGTAGATAGAATGAGTATTTATGGAGATTTCTTATCCAATTTTAGCAGTGAAAACAAAAGATGGAAAGCAGATTTAAAGAATAAAACATTAATTTGTGAAGATAAAAAATATATAGAATCTTCTATGTATGATATTCGTCACGATTTAATCGTGATTGACGGAATTAACTCTGATACATCAAGAAAGAAATGTAATGAAATATGTTTTGAGATCATTGAAAATCTGTATCACAAATACAAATATTCCATTCCAAGTGAAAGAAGCGAAAAATACAGACAAAGAGAATATTTTCGTGCATTAAAGCCAGACGAAATGACGGATGAACAGTTAGTTACTGGTGAAGACCGAAATTATGCAAGAGCTGCGCTTGAAGCATTCATTCTTTGTGCCTCTTTGGCAGGATATTTGACTTGGGACGAAGAGCAGATGGGCAGTCATTGGTTCTATCAGGGAAAGGATAAAGATTTAATTATACTGAAGAAGTGGATCAAATGTTAGGAGGAACGAAAAATGATTAAAAATCCAAAAATTGGGCAGGAAGTATGGTTTTTCGAACCGTGGGCAGAGGACATCCATAGTGCAAAAATCACGGCGCTTGGCGAAACAGAGGTTTCTGCCAGAAACCCGGAGAAGTATCCATACGCAGATATACATTGGGATGACGGCGGAGACAGCAGCTGTCTGCTGAAAGATTTGTATGCTTCGCGAGAAGAACTTCAAAACAAATTAAAAAAAGAAGAAAGAAAAAAGATTGCCGAAATCAAGGATAGTATCAAAGATGCCGGTGACCTGGTGAGGTTTATGTATGACCACTGCGTGGCCTGTGCGGAAGAGTATACTGACTGGACAGCGAGAAGAGCCGTGAAGGAAATAGCGAAAGAGATGCTTGGGTTGAAATTAGAATAATGAGGTAATTAATTACAGCAAATAGAATTTTGAAATTAAATTAAAAGGAGAATGTAGATTATGAATTGGAATTATGGTAATACCCCAGAATTATATAAGGAAGTAGAAATTCTTTTAAAAAATGGAACTACCAAAAAAGACATGATGATCAAAGGTAAATATGACAATTATGAATGGCGTAATTATACAGATAGCGCTGTACTTGGTTGGAGAGAAATTACAGAAAATAAAACAAATACAAAGGAGAATAAAACTATGAAAAAATCAAGAGAGAACAGAATGGAAGCATTAAAGGCAGCAAACATTGAAACAGGAAAATACTTCAGCGTAACATTACCGGAAGGTTTAAAACCTGGCAGTACAATTAATGTAACAATCAGCGAAGATGGAAGTCCTGTCATTGTAAATCCGGAGAAGAAAAGAATTAATTCAGAAGAGGAGTCTTTCTTATCTCAGATTTATGAAGATGGATATGTAAGAAATACTCGTCTTCATAGAAGATGGGTTATGGCACAAATGTTTAGAATGCTGAATTACAAGAGTTATTATACAGGTAAATCTGGATATGACGCATATTTAAACGATCACTATGGATATCAGTATCAGTTTGAAATGATGTTAGAAGAAATTCGAGTATTAGCTGAACTACAGGATAGGGATCCAGAAGCTTTTGCTGAAAGGTCAAGATTCTTTATTCCGGATGTTGTTTCTGCTACATGTAATGATTATATAAATAAACTTGAGATTTATGTTAATAAACTTCCGGTACATAAATGCAAAGGTGTTCCTTACAAGAAAGTTTTTGGTAGAAATATATTTGTTGAAGATCTTAATAGATATGTATATTATCCACAGAAAAGCAATTTTGCAGATGTAAAACGAGTAGTTATTAACATCAGAAATCACTCAATGACATTTTCATATAAAGATTTATATAGAGTATTAAGAAAGTTCTGTGCCAATATGTATAGACTGCCTAATGAAACTCCTAAATGTAAAGAATGGAAAGATGCATTCAAGGGAGAAGGTTCTTATTATACACTTATGAATTTAATTAAGTTTCATGGATGCAGAGTTCCTGGTGTTAAAGGCAATATGATGTCTTTGAATGATTCTCTTATAGATGTAGAAAATGCAGTAGATCGGTATAGATATGAATATTACAGATTATTTGCTTACATGAAACGCGTTATTGAAGCAAATAATTTTGATTTCAATAAGAGGATGAAAGAGCTGTATCCTAAAAAATCTGCATAAATCGAAAATATGTTCGATTAAATATTGACCTCAGCCTCTCAGTATGGTATAACAATAATATCAAAAAACAGAACGAACGTTCGTATATACTGGGAGGCTAGGATAACATGAAGAAGATAAGCGTAATTATTATACATAGCAATAAGAGAGCAGAGGTGATAGAGTGTTCGAATATTAGTAATGCGACAGAATATATGAAACAGCGATACGTAGATGAAATTCGAAAAGCACCGTTTTATGATTATGAGCATTCATTTATATCCAGAAGTTTTAAGTATGCTCAAGTATCTGCTGGTGCATTCGGTGTAAAAATGTGGATCTGCTGTAATAGCAGATATTATAAGCGAAAGGCAGGTAAGTGGAATGGAAAACACAAAAAATACAAAAGAAGCAAGAGAAAGAATGAATTTGATCAGTAAAATAAACGACAGAGCAAAAGAGCTGGGAATTATGTATGATTCCCGGCTCAGTCATTCTATGGACATTAATTATGCAGTACAGGTATTTGATATTGATTTAAAGGCTTGGTTAGATTCTACTAATAATGATTTTATTCATGATTACGTTGGAATCTATAAAAATATTGACCGTAATGCAATTTCTTCAAAACATTTTGCTGCCAAAAATGATTTTGGAATATTTGTTCCGAGATTTGCAAAAGAAAATGCTGGTAATAAATTTAATAATGTAAATATGATATTATGGAATAAATTAAAAGAACATAGAGGGCATAAAGTAAACATTGTATCATATGGTGATTGGGATGATCCATTAGATATATGTTTGGAATGTGAAGACTGCGGTGAAGTTATACTTGACGCAGAAATTTATACATTACACGCAAGAGAAGATGAAGAAAATCGATAGATTTTGTATCCGGAATGTGGAACAAAACTGATTTATTGACGGAGAATATGGGAGTAGAAAATTATGACAAATAAACAGTATGAAAATGGAGAGCATTTGAATATACATAATGCTACAAAAGAACAGTTAAAGCTTATGGTGAAGGACAGAGATGAGACGATAAAGAGGTTACAAAAAGAATTGAATGAAAAACAGACAGCGTTAAATGAAGCGATAGAAATGCTAAAGAATTGTATTTGAAACAAAAGTTTTAGGTTGAAAATGGAGGAAATTATGAAAGGGCGGTATTCAAATGGCGGATTTAACACATTTGTTTAAAGTGGGTCAAATAGTAAAATGCAGGCTTGATGGAGATACACATACAGGTACAGTAAAGGAAACATATACAGATCATATTATTGTAGATATTCCAGATGTATCAGATCATTGTTGGTTTGAGAATGAATTTAACATTGGTGATGTTCAGCCGGTATATGATTTTTGTAGTGAAGGAAAGAAATTATGATTACAAGAGAAATGATTGAAGAAGGATTTAAACTTGAAAAAAATCTCAATCGAAAATGAATATGTAGGATGTATTGGAATATGCTGTAGAATTTATGATAATGCATTTTATTTTCTTGGATCAGCAGAAGAAAATGGAATTTATGAAACCGAATTTAATTATTATAAAGCTGTGTTGTCATGAAATATGAGTTTTACGGAGGATAGAAATTATGTATATTTTTACAATCACTTATAATTTTGATACAGATAGCGTAGTAAGAAAGTGTGAAACAAAAGAAGAAACATTAAAAATAATGCATGAGTATTTAAATGAGGAAATAAAAACCATTAAGAACGAATCTGAATATACTCCATCTGTTTTGGAATTTGAGGAAGACGATATAGTTCTTGTATATGCATCAGGATATAAAATAAATGAGTTAAATAGAAGTTATGCACTAGAAGATTGTGCATATTATAGAATTTTCGAAGTATGAATTATATTAATAAAGCAATTAATAATAATGGGTGAATTTATGAAAAATAAATTGATTGAAGCGGCTATTTTTATAAAGAATTGGTGTGCTACTAGAGGTGTATATGATGAAAAAGAATGTCCTTTTTTTTAAAGGGTATGCTGAAGAAAACGGTATAAAAATAGTTCAGTGTGAATTAAACAAAGGTAAAACTTCACCATGTAATTGGGATGTCTGAAATGAGAATTTTACGGAGGAAATAAAATGAGGCTTGGAGATATTTATGTAAATAAAAAAGATAAGTCAATTATTCAAATTGATAGTTATGCTACACATATGGGAAAAATTGCAGAGAAAAGCATTGTTATTTTTAGACAAATGGAAAGACATAATGCCTATGAAATTGGCAGTGTTCCTAGTTTTAATGGATATGGATCACAAGAAGAAATTGAATCAGAATATGAATTATTAGTTCCGCAGGAAAAAGTGAAAAATTATTCTGATTGGAATGAAATTTTTGATATGGTTGAAGCAGGAAGCTCGTGTCTTTAGACATGAGTAATTTACAATAGTAGATGAAAAAAATAAGAATCTTACAAACAACACAAATATTATATATGGAGGAAAGAAATTATGACACATTGTTGGCTATGCGGAGCAAGTGAAATTAAGTTACCTAATTCAAAATATACTTATTATGGCAAGATATTAGGGAAAAAAGTACAGAAAACGATTCGAGTTTGTATTTGCTGCAGTGCTATGCGATCTGATGAAGATATAAGAGAAGAAGTTGCGGAAATATTTGGATGGGACTATAACGAGGAGGATTAATTATGAAGATTAAATATGCTATTTACAAAGGTTCCGTGGGATTATACGCAAAAGAGTACTTTGACAAGATTGATCCTGAATTATTCAATGCTCGTGGAGTGTTGGGCTGGCGAAGAATAAAAGAGGAGGATCTCCCTATAGTGGTTAATTCTTCAGGAGGAAGATGTTCCTTTTATCCGGTAGAGGATAATTTTGTAGAGATTATTGAGGTAGAGGAGGATAAGGAGCCACTTACAATAGAACAGTGCTTTCCTAAAAATTCTCCAGAGTTTGAATTTGGGTGGATATCTCCAGAGGGAGATACTTATAACACAGGCTTTGAGGGGCATTACCGGGCGGCGGTTATGATATGTGCTGAGTTGGGATACAAAGATTGGGCAGAAGAAAGACAGCTTGAAGAAAAAGGTTGGATTAAAATATCCAGAAAACCACCATATGTTCCAGAAATATACAAAAAGCAAATTTTTGCCAATGATTTGAACATGACAAAGAAACAGGCTGATACTTTGATTGACTTAGGGTTTAGTTCTGATAATGATTTTAAGCTTCTGGTGGAAATCAATGAGAAAAGATGGTAGGGAATGTAATTTTATGGAAAGTATAAGGAGACATATGGATGAGATCAAAAATTGATAATGAAGAAATGGAATTCTATATTAATCAGCTCGAAGAAGAAAATGTTAGGTTGAAAAATTCTAATAAAGCTTTGCGGAATAATAATAGAGCATTAATGCAAGGAGTTAGTAAATTGCAAAAACGTGTCCATGAATTGAAAACAGAACAAATTATACAAAATGAAACGATCATGATTGATGGAGTAACAGATTGTTGCAATTATGATTTCGGAGAAGATTCATTTAACAAAAGAATAAAAATTAATTACTGTCCGATTTGTGGAAAGAAGATTGTAGATAAAATTTGATTTTCAAAATAGAACGAAGGTGATATTATGAATATAAGCGACACTCAACAGGCGAAGCTCTTTGAAATTAATGATATTTTAGATACGCAATTATCAAATATATCTTATGAATTAGCAAATCTTTGTAAAATATTGGACGATTGTGAAATTTCATCTTATTATACTTGGAGTATTCGTGAACGAATATCAGAAGCAAAAATAAGAGTAGATATGGCAAAGATTAGAAATGATGAATTTTTAGAAGAGATAAATAATAAAAAATTATCAGAAAGTGGATTTTATTGAATTTGATGAATTTTATGAACGGGAAATTATAAATTTTTGATTGGATGTGAAAAGATGATTAGAGTAACAGGAGAAAAACAGAAATCTGAAATTGCTTATGCAATTCAAAAATATAATAAATCTACTATTTATTCTTATGGTGACTTCTGCCCAATTTATCTGGATACTTATATGACGTATGATATAGAGTGCGATCCTATAAGTTTCTGTAAGTTTGTGATGGAAAATTTAAAAGAAAAAGTAAGAGACAACGAAGGATTACCTATTCCAATGATTGTGATTTATACAAATTTAGATGATTTGGTTAAGATTACCGTCATTGAAAATTATATAAAAGAAATGGAAAATGAAAAATTAGTCGGAAATGTAGTATTTATGACACGATAAATCAGACATTTCATGGTATATATTGGAGATAAAAAAATGAATAAGGCGATATGTATTAGAGATTATAATGGATCAGGATATAAGAGAAATAATGAAAATTCTAATATAAAAGTCCATATTAAAAAAGGAGATATAATTGAGTGGGATAATCATGGATATCTTTGGTTTGACAATGTTTGTTTTGGGCATATGGACGCATATCCTGGACAATATTTTAAATATTGACACTTGCTACGTAGATGAATTTCCTTTGATAATAAGAAGAGATAGGAGGCGGCTAAGAGCTGCCTCTTTTTATTGTAAAAAATATAATACGATAACAATATAATAATATAGGGGCTGATAAAATGAAAACAACAAGAGAAAAATTCTTAACAGTAGTAGAGGCTGAGAAAGTAACCGGAGTTCATTATACTGTAAAACATTCAGGAAAAATGGAAGGAATGCAGAGTTTATCAACTAGCTGCTTATGTAATAAATATTGTAAGAATCGGTCAATCAATTCCGATCTGGTATGTTCACATTGTTATGCACAAAGGCAAATGAAGATATATAAGAATTTAAATGCATGCCTGGAGCGAAATACAGAGATTTTAACTGGCAGAATATTAAAGGAGGCAGAGATCCCAGTGATCAATGCTTCCTTTTTTAGATTCGAGAGTTTTGGTGATTTAATTAATGTTACACAAGTGATTAATTATTTTCATATCTGTAAAAAGAATAAGCATGTACACTTTGCTTTATGGACAAAAAATCCTTGGATTATCGAAGAAGCGTTAGATGCCAGCGAAAGAAAGCCAAGTAACTTACAGATTATATATAGTAGCCCTTGCATTAATGATCAGGCCGATCCTGGATATGATTTTATTGATAAGATTTTTACAGTATATGATAAAGACTATATCAGTGCACATGATGTAAGCATTAATTGCGGGGCAAAGAGCTGCCTTACATGCCATAAATGTTATGTAAGAAGTAAAACAAAATATATCAATGAAAAACTGAAATAAAAATTTAATTATACATGATTAATAAAATATTGAAAACGTAAAAGAGGAGTGGTATAATGAAAACAGCAATTGGTTATAAGCTTTTTAGGGTGTCTAAAAAATATCCGGGGAAACTATTCCCTCTGTATGTAAATGCAAATACAAATATTCCAATTGGAGAATGGATTAGTGCAGAACCAGGAGAAAGATTAGAAAATGGAAAGGTAAAAAGCAAACTTGGGCCATTGAGATATCGTCCTGGCTTTCATATTAATGATGCAGCTCCGTATGTCTCACATATAGGGCAAAAGGTAAATGGCAAGATTACTTATATGCGGCCGGATACTGTATGGGCTATGGTTGAATATTGTATTGATCATGATTACTGTGAAGAAGCAGAAGCAAATGGGATTTCTGAATCTGGAAAATTTAATTATATAAAAGCTGACTTAGATTATATTCCAAAACATGGATTTTACCGGTATAAAACGTCTCCTGTAATGACTGGAGAATGGATCATTGCCGGAGAAATGAAAGTAATCAAGATATTAAGTGATCAGGAAGTCAAAGAAATTTGTGATTCATGTGGATCAGATTATTTACCTCGAAAAGAAACAATTAATTTATCAGAATTTGGATTTGCAGCATAAGGAGGAAGTATTAAAATGTCTAAAAAGAAACGAAGCACTATATCAAATTTTATATGCCCAGAATGTGGACTTGAGTTCCCTATCCCAAGAAAAATTGGACAACAAAGAGAAAAGGGGCATATTAAAGATTTGTATTGTCCGATTTGTAATAAAATACAAAAATTTACAGAATATACATATAAGCAGTCTTATAAAACATTAGAAGGTGAAATAATAGAGGAAAAACCATTAACTGACTTTAAAATAATTATGGAGGATGGTCACTCAAAAGAAGAGACCATATCATATTTAAAAAATGGAGTTCTTGTTTTTGATAAAGAAGAATTTATTGAGAACTTTAATTCTTACATGATTGAATGGTGTTTTGACAGAAGGCGAATTGAAAAATTGAAGAAGATGATAGATACAGGGGTTCCAATTCGTAATTGGGGAATAGTTACTAAAAATGGTAAAACTTATTATATTAGGTATACTTGTTTAGAAAGGGGTAAGGTGATTTTAAAATGAGATTAACAAAAGAAGAAGCCAGAGCATATAAGGGATATGCTCTAACTCCTAAGCAACTCATTGAGAAAGCAAAGAAATTTTATGATGATTTAACACCCGAAGAAAGAGATGAGGAATACATTGTCTATGGAAATAATATAAAATTTGAAAAAGTGGAGGTAGAAAGGCTTACTACTGGAGAATTTTATATGCGTTGTGTTAATGACATTGAAAAAAGATATGAAGAATTTAAAAATAGGGAACGTATTTACAATTCTTCAGCTGTAGCACCATATGATCCAAGATATAAAATGGATGATTTTACAGAATCAGAAAAAATGGTAAGTTTTCTATATTATTTAATGGACAATGGATTTTCTTTAGCCATATTATATCCTGAATATCCAATCGAAGTAATAGAAATGATTTTTTGGAGTATACCGGAAGTGAGAAAGACACCACAAGAAAGAGCGGCATCAAAAATAACAGAAGAATATAATAAGTATATAAAACCAGGAGAAAAAAATGTCGGAGGAGCAGAACTTGTTAAAAGGAGAGCGAAAGCAAATCCACCACAGACTTCTTTGACTCCAGATGAAATTGCGAGTTTTGATCGTATGAGCGAAAAATGGCTAGTAAGATGGTGCAACTTTTCTACGAATTGGTTATGGGTAGTGCCATGTTTATTATTATGTATTGTGGTGAACAAAGGACTTATTTCAGCAATTGGATTACTTTTGTTTATGGGGATTGGCGAGTGGTATTCATGGAAAGTCAAGGAATATTGTAGTGTGATACTGCCATGGTATCAAAAAGCTGGAATTATGTTAGAGAGGAGAATGAAATTATGAATGGAAGGTTGGAGCATGAATTAAAATTAAATAAGAATGTTAAGAAAATTCTTAATGACATGCCACAATGTGTGAGTGATTTTTATATGAGTATTCAGGCTGTTCGCAGCCCGAATACTTGTTTAAATTATGTTAGAAAACTTCATCATTTCTTAGATTATATAGATGTAGAAGATATAAGCGAAATTGACGCAGATGATATCGCAAGGTATCTGGAGCATATTAAATACGTAAAAGATGGTAATGGTGAAATTAAAAAGTCGTCTGTGGCATATACTAAATTGGTATGTTGCACATTAAATAGGTTTTTTGATTTTTTGTATCGGAGAGGAGATATTGAAAGGAATCCGATGGACAATGTAAACCGGCCTATTAGAAAAGACTCGATTAAAAGAGTGTTTTTATCAATGGATGATTTAAATGGAATATTGGGTGCCGTAAAATATTCTTACATGCCAAAAGAATGGCATTCAAGAGATTATGCTATATTATTTTTATTTATGGTTACCGGTATGAGAAAAACTGCATTAAGCGAAATTAACTTAAGTGATTTAAATTTTGAGACTCACAATTTGACTATTATCGACAAGCGAGACAAAGAACAGGTATATCAATTAAATGATGATTCCATACGTGTATTAAGAGATTGGATCCTTGATCGAGATAAAATACTATATAATATGGGGATTAAAGAGGATGCTCTTTTTATATCAAAAAATGGAAAACGTATGGATCCACAAACGATCTATTGTATGGTAGTCAAATATGCCGAGAAAGGAATTGGTAAACATGTGTCTCCGCATAAGTTAAGAGCTGCTTTTGCTTCATTATATTATAAGGAAACAAAAGATATCGTTGCTACGAAAAATGCCGTAGGACATGCGGATATACAGACAACCAGTATTTATACAGTTGAAGAAAATAACTCAAGAAAGGAAGCAACGGAGTTTATGTCGAAAAATTTATCATCAAAAATATAGACAAAATTAACTTTGCGTGATATAATCTGAGAAAAGAGGTGAGAAAAATGAATGTCGATAGAAGTATTTTAGAAGATTATTTATCCAAAAAGTTTTTTAATATCTTAATTAATAAGAGTGAAGAACTAGAAATTTACAATTATGCATATGAGAAATATAATTATCCAAAAGGCATTTTTTCAGATTTTCTATCTAGTAGAAAGAGTATTGAAGAAGCAAATGATTATACACTTTTTGTAATTGCAGATAGTATTTTAAATGCCACTAAGAAAGATTATCGCAAAAAGTTATCTGACTTTTTTACAGACAGAGAAATAAGTAAATATAGTGGGATGCGATACGAAGAACCAAATAAAATTGAATTCCCGTTAGTATTCAATATGATTCAGGTAAGCGATGATCAATGGATAGGATCTTTAAATGTAGATGCATTTTGCGCTCTGCAAGAATCAGGATTAATTAACTACAATCCTGTCACACAACGTGCCATGACTAAAGTAACACGAGATAATAATGAGCTATATCGTATTACATTGAATAAGAGTGCAGTAAAAGAAATTACGGCAGATATGCTTGAACATATTTATGTTCCGGATACAATCACTTTGAATATCCCGAAAGATGATGTATACGCAGATTTTCATTATGATGAACAATCACGTCAACTTATTATTCATTCTTTAGAGGCGTTTGATATAAACGATGGATATCATAGATATGTATCAATGTTCCAGGCCAGAAGTAAAAATCCAAATTTTAACTATCCAATGGAGCTGAGAATTACAAACTTTGACATTGATAAATCTCGCCGTATGATATATCAGTATGACCAGAAAACTAAAATGAGCAAACAGTTAAGCGACACATATAACTCATATGCAGCTCAGAATAAAGTGGTCCAGCGTATTAATGAAAGCAGTATGTGTAATTTGCAAGGGGAAATAAAAATAGGTGGACTTATTGATTCAACAACTCTGGCAGAATGTATTAAGAGATTATATTTCAGTAAAAGGCAAAGTGATTCTCCTGAGCAACGAAAAGAAATCATTAGAGTATCAAAGGAATTTATCGAAGATCTTAATATGCTTACAGAAGAAGATGACAAGTATCTTGAAAAAGAATATTCAAAGAAAGAAATTATAATTCTTACGATCTTGTTTCATTATTATGATGGAAAAAATAAAATATCAATGATAGAGAACTATAAGCGTTTTCTTATTGATGATGCGGAACGTGAGGAAAAAATAATATATGATTTTTCAAGAAACTTTAATAGGATCAGAAAAAGATTAATTCCTTTTTTAGAGGAGAGAATGTAAATGTATAACGAAGATAGAAAACAAAGGTTTTACGAATTTAAGTTAAAAACTGTTGCAAGCGTTACTCCTCTTGTGCCTAGATTTAAGAGAGTTGCGCCGTTTGAACATATGTATCAAAAGGATTTATGTGACTTTAATTTAAATGAGATTACAGAAATGTATAAGTTGTTCAAATTTACAACATTAGAGTCCATTATTGTAGTAAATAATACTCTTACACAATATACGGACTGGTGTATTAATGAGAATTTAGTGTTAAATGGACAAAATATCTATGCAACTATCACACCTGATATGCTGGCAGCACTATTAAATAAGACATTGTTAAATCATCAGATTGTATCAAGAGATACGATTTTAACATGGATCGAAGCATTAAAGAATCCTAGAGATCGATTCATGATTCTGAGCATTTTTGAATATGGCAAGTCTAAAGATTTTGAAGACACGATCAGAGCCAAAATGGATGATATCGACGTAGAAAATCATACAATGAAATTGTATTCCGGAAGAGTTGTAAATGTAAGTGAAGCATTAATTTTAACTGCACAAAAGAGTAATATGACAATGGAATTAACATATCCATATGGAACTAAATCCAAACTCATGGATGATGGAACCATTATAAAAAGATCTCATATTGTAAAAGATGATCCGCATTGTCTTGGAAGGCAAATGTATAATTCATTAGCAGCAGCATTGAAGTCTATAGATGTATCATATATGACTGCTGAAAAAATTAACATTTCCGGACAAATTCATATGACAAATGAATTAATCCGGAAGTATAATTCAAATAAAAACAAGATTTTATATGATGTTGAAACTCGGTCTATGATTGAACACCAATATGGAATTAAGATTAATAGACCTTCATATTTTCTTAAAAAATATGGTGACTATTTAATATAGTCGCCATGTTTAAATAAAGTAACAAGTTAAATTAACTTTAATTAAAGAGAAAATGTAATGAGGAACAAAAAAATGGTTAGAGAATTTGTAAAGAATGCAAGTAAAGTAGCTCAGAAAATCGATATTATGTTTGAAAAAGCAGCATATGATAATAAAACTGTTGCGGTACATTTCTCTGTAGGAGAAAAAGAATCTGCAATAATATCTCATATGCAGTTGAACCCAGTTAATATTACAGTAAATGATAATATTATTACTTTTGAAGAGGGAACAGCAGAGCATTATATTGATATTTCTCAGTTTGATTCAGTCAAATGTGATGACGAGTGCGTTAACGATATCGCGGATGCAACAATTGATATGATGTGTGATCATTGGTCAGTACATTTTGATATTTTGACGATTTAATTATACATAATATAGGAGGGAAAAATGAACAAGATTGAAGAAATGAAAGCATTGGTTGAAAAACTTAATCAGTACCGAGATGCTTATTATAATAATGCAGAGAGTATTGTTACGGATCATCAGTATGATGATCTGTGTGATCAGTTGGAAAAAATGGAAAAAGAAACAGGAATTATTTTAAGTAATTCTCCAGTCCATAGTGTTGGATACGAAGTAAAAAGTAAATTAGAGAAGATTGAACACTCACATTTAATGATGTCTCTTGATAAAACTAAAGATGTGAATGTGCTTCGAAAATTTATTGGTGATAAAGATTCTTTGTTGATGTGTAAGATGGATGGATTGACAATCCTTTTGACGTATGAGGATGGTGAGTTGATCCAGGCTGAAACTCGCGGAAATGGCGTCACAGGAGAAATTATTACTCACAATGCAAAGGTATTCGAAAATATCCCTATGCATATTAATCAGAAAGGCCACGTTGAAATTGAAGGAGAAGCTATTATCACCTATACAGATTTTGAAAAAATTAATAATTTAATTAAACATGAAGAAGATAGATATAAGAACCCGCGAAATCTTGCTTCAGGATCAGTCAGACAGTTAGATAGTAAGGTAGCAGCCAAACGTCATGTTCGTTTTATAGTATGGAAGGTACCTGCCGGTATGAATCAATTGCCTTTAATGTCAGAAAGATTTGAAAAAGCAAGAGAATTGGGGTTTGATATTGTACCTTATATTCAGATATTTAAAGAACAACAATCATTAGAAGAGGCAATTAATCTGCTTAAAGAGAAAGCGTCACAATTATTTTATCCAATTGATGGACTTGTTGCTGCATATAATGATATTGCTTATGGGCTATCACTCGGTACAACAGATAAATATCCGCGTCATTCTCTGGCGTTCAAATTCTATAATGTTGAATACGAGACAGTTTTGAATGCTGTTGAATGGACCATGGGTAAATCTGGACAACTAACGCCTACAGCAGTCTTTGAACCAGTTAAAATTGATGGGACTTCTGTAAGTAGAGCGAGCTTGCATAATGTAAGTATTTTCAAAAGATTTTATCTGCATAAAGGTGATACTGTAGCGGTATATAAGGCAAATCAGATAATTCCGCAGATTTCTCGAAATATGACAAGAGGTTATAATACCGGTGAGAAATTTACAATACCAAAAGTTTGCCCCATATGCGGGGAACCGACATCCATTGTAAAAGAGAACGATTCTGAAGTATTGATGTGTATGAGTGTTCAGTGCAAAGGAAAACTGCTCGGAGAGCTTAATACTTTTGTAGGGAAAAAGGCCCATGATATTAATGGATTATCTGAGGCCACATTGCAGCTATTGATTGATACTGGGCTTGTGTCATCACCAATTGATCTGTATTATTTGAAGGATCATTCTACAGAATTGTCCAGATTACCTAGAATGGGAGCAAAGAAAATTGCGAATATTTTAGATTCTATTGAGTCTAGCAAGAATACTACTATAGAAAAATTTATTGTAGGATTAAATATTCCGTTAATTGGTGGTAGAGCTGCAAAGGATATTGCTAGATATGAAGAAATAAGAACCAGGGAATTAGGAATGCTCTATCCATTTAAAACTTTTATTAAAGATGCTGCTTCTGATTTTAATTTTACCTGTATTGAAGGATTAGGGACGGAGCGAAATATTTCTATCCATAGATATTTTAAGGAAAATTATGATTACGTTATTGCTTTGGCAGAACAGTTCATATTTTCGAAACTTAATAATGATAAAATATCTTCTGAAAGCGATTCATTGTCCGGAAAGAAATTCTGTATCACTGGAAAGTTACATATTTTTGCTAACCGGAATGAACTTGTGGCGGATATAGAATCAAAAGGAGGGAAAGTTGTGTCCGGAGTTACAAAGGCAACTGATTATCTAATTACCAATGATAAAAACAGTGGATCTAGTAAAAATAAGAAAGCTTCTGAGTTGAATATTCCTATTATCAGTGAAGAAGAATACAAAAACAAATTAAATTAACTTTTACTATTGACAAATGTAAATAACAGTGATATAGTTGACCTATCAAAACGAATTAGATTAACTCAGTTAGAAAGGCACAAGAAATGATATGTTACTATTTAAAAGGGACAAATGGAGAGTACATTGCAAGAGATCCAACAGGAAGGATTAAATTAGTATCTGATCTCGCTGATGCACTTTTGGTTCCGGAAGTTGAAAAGAAAAAAATTAAAGCAATTCAAGCAAATAATATCCCAGACGTATTAAAAAAATTTGGGCCATATGAAATATGTGAAACCGATTATAATGGAGTTGAAGCAATTACAACAGATGATATAGTTGGTGAAATTATCGGTAGTATAAATGAATTTTCAAGTAAGATGAATGAAATTACTGATTATTCAAAAGAACTTAATTCTATTATTTCATATACTGATTTACAAATTTCAGACATTTTGCATTATATTGAATTTCATAAGTTTTCTGCGGCAGAAGGATATAAATTATGCAAAAAGTTGCAAGAGATTTGTGATAGACGAAGAGAAGCCAAAAATAAAATACAAATTATAAACACGATAAAACATCAATCGTGTGCAAGTGTTTTATCTGGAAATGCTACTAAAAGAATAGAAAAAATTGTACCAGATAAAAAATATACTCCAAGAGTATTTGATGAATTGTTCAAAAAGAATCAGTCACGAATAAGAAAAGAAAAATCAGTGAAAATAAAAATTTAATTAAACAATAAGGAGATAAAAATATGTTTAAAGATTTTGTAAAGGCAATCCAGAAAAATTTACAGCAGATGTCTAAAGATTCTTCAAGATTATTCACAGTAAATGTGGATACCGAGGAGCTTTATAATTTATATCTGGATTCGTTTCCGGCAGGTACAAATGAAATTTATAGAGAAAGAAGAGAATATGACTGTAGTTGCTGTAGACATTTTATCAGAGACGTTGGTAACGTCGTATCTATTAAAAATGGTGAGTTACATACCATTTGGGGAATTAATCCAGTATCAGATGATAAATATAATGTAGTTGCAGCTGCGCTTGATGCCTATGTAAAACAGAAAGCGGTATCAGGGGTATTCCTCAAAAAAGAGAAACGAATTGGTACTCCTGAAAATAGAGAAATGCTCCCGACAGGAAAAATTAATAAATATGAGCATTTCTTTGTAGATCTGCCAGAAATTTGTATCTTTAAGGAATGTTATGGACATACACTTGAAGGTGATTTAAGTCAATTCAGAGATGTCCGTAATGTATTTAAACGTTCTCTTGATGAAATTAGTAAAGAATCTGTAGATACAGTACTTGAGTTGATTGCTCAAAATTCTTTATATAAAGGTGCCGAATGGAAAAAGCAACTTACTGAATTTAAGAATTATCAGAAAGAATATGGAAAGCTTACGGATGAACAGAAAGAACTTTGGATCTGGGAAAAGTCAATTGCTGCAGGTGCCGTTATCGGTAAGATTCGTAACCATAGCATAGGAACATTGCTGGTGAATATTTCCGAAGGAATGGATCTTGACCTTGCCGTTAGAAAATATGAGCAGATTGTAGCCCCTGTAAATTATAAACGTCCAAAGGCAATTTTTACAAAGAAGATGCTTGAAAATGCAAAGAAGACTATTACAGAACTTGGTTATATGGATTCATTACAGAGAAGATTTGCCACCTTGGATGATATCACAGTGAACAATATACTTTTCTCTAATAAAGACGCAGCAAAGAGAATTACCGGCGCTATGGATTTGTTTGATGAAATGGAACAGGATGTTGCAATTGATCCAAAACGATTCTCTAAGGTAGAGGAAATAAGTGCAGAAGATTTTATTAAGAATGTTTTGCCAGTGGCAAAGGAACTGGAAGTATACCTGGAGAATAAACATATTCAAAATATGGTATCTTTGATTGCTCCAGAAGTTGCTGATGCGAAAACAATGTTCAAATGGAACAATGGAATGTCTTGGGCGTATACCGGTAATATTACAGATTCAGATATCAAAGAAAATGTAAAAGCTGCTGGTGGTTCAGTCACAGGCATTGTAAGATTTTCTATTCAATGGAATGATGGAAACGGTAAGGATAATTCAGATCTTGATGCTCATTGCCTCGAGCCACAAGGCGGAGATCATATTTATTTTAGTCATAAAATATCAAGATATACTGGTGGTGAATTAGATATTGATATTACCGATCCAATATATCAATGTAAATCAAATGGTGGAGTAGCAGTTGAAAACATCACATATCCATCAAAAGAAAGAATGAAACCTGGTACATATAAATTCTATGTTAATCAGTATTCATTCAGAAATTCTCAGGGATTTAAGGCTGAGGTAGAGGTAAATGGTGAAATTCATTCTTATGAATACAATTCGCCTGTTAGAGGAAATGTAGATGTTGCAGAAGTAATCCTTGATCAGTCAGGAAATTTCAAAGTAGTGGACAAACTTCCAGGAAATTGTGCAACAATCAGTAAAGATGTCTGGGGAATTAAAACCTTGCAGTTTACACCGGTGTCAGTTGTATGTTACTCACCAAATTACTGGGATGAACAGAAGGGAATTGGTCATCAGCACTTATTCTTTATGCTGAAGGACTGCATCAATCCAGAAGAGCCGAATGGATATTATAATGAATTCTTGAAACCGGAACTTGAGCAGCACCGAAGAGTATTTGAAGCGCTTGGAGCGAAAGCACATGTAAAAGATGTTGATGATCAGCTTTCAGGAGTAGGATTTTCACTTACAAAGAGAAATGATCTGATTATTAAAGTAAAAGGCGCTACAGAGCGAGTAGTAAAAGTAAAGTTTTAACATAATTTAATTATACAAATAGAAAGAGAGGAATAAAAACATGGAACTTACAAATATTTTTGAGGCGGCAACAAGATATAAATACAGATTCCCGTTCAAAGGAATGATTTCAGTAGAGGATTTATGGGATCTGAAATTACAGGATTTGGATTCAGTATTTAAACTGCTGAATAAAGAGAAAAAACAGAGTGATGAAGAAAGTCTGTTACAGGTTAAATCTGAAGCGGACCAGGAGCTGGAAAATAAAATTCAGATTGTAAAATTCATCGTACAGGTAAAACAGACAGAAACTGCAGAGAGACTAGCTGCAAAAGATAAGAAAGAGCGCAATCAGAAGATTATGAGAATTATTGAGAGAAAGCAGAACGAAGCTCTGGAAGGAAAGAGTCTTGAAGAACTGACAGCTATGTTAGAGGAGTGATATATGGGAATACTTGGAGATATTGCAGCATTTTTGTTTATGGCAATTGTGATATTAATTTTACTGCTAATTTTGTGTTTTATATGTGCCGGAGTGTTAGCTGCAATTGTAGAGGCTATATACGAGGAAACCGGAAAATTAGAAGCTTTGTATAATATTTTACGCCATCTTCTTTAAGGAAAATAAAATTCAGATTGCAAAATATATTGTTAAGTTTAAGCAGGAAGAGATTGAAGAGCGTCTTCAGGCAAAAGACAAAAAAGAATACAATCAGAAGCTGCTTGAACTGATCGAACGCAAACAGAATGAGGAGCTTGCCGGAAAGTCTATTGAGGAACTGCAGGCAATGCTTAAGGCATGATGTTGATTACAGAATTGTTAAATATTACATTACTTACTGTGTACTTTGTATTGGTATCAATGGGAATATTAGTCTTTATAGTGTTTCTTACAACATTTATGTACGCAGTAGTAATGATAATATATAGATTCACTGGAAAGCTGGGAAAGCTTTACAGAATACTAGAAGAAATAGAAAGGAAATTTTAAATGAAGAACGGTTTATCAAATGAACAGGTCGAAGAGAGTCGAAGATTACATGGAAGTAACAAGCTTCCTGAACCGAAACAAAAGAAATGGTATCATTTTGCAAAGGAAGCACTGACAGAACCAATTACATTGATTTTGATTATTATCGCTGTATTTGAACTTGTGCTTGGAATATTAGGTGTAGCGGAGTTATCCGAACCAATTATGATCCTCTTAGTTCTTGCCATTGTTACTGGTTTGGCAATTAAGACTGGGCTTGGTGTTCAGAAATCAGCTGCAGAGCTAAGGGCCAAAACATCCGTGCGATATTGCGATGTAATTAGAAATGGAAAATTGCAGACTATTAATAAGAATGATCTTGTAGTTGGAGATCTTACTATTATTAGAACAGGCCAGGAAATTTTTGCAGATGGATATATTGTCGAAGGGAAAATTTCTGTAAATAATGCAGCAATTAATGGAGAAACAAAAGAATGCGTCAAGACTCCAATAGAAGGATTTGTTTATACTAAATCAACATCTACAGATACATATACAAATCAAAATTGTCTTTTTTCAGGTACTACAGTAGTTTCTGGAGAAGGCAAAATGTTTGTGACGGATGTTGGTGTAAATACAGTCAATGGAGACACACTTGTTAAAATGCAGACGCTTGAAGCTCCAAAAACAGCTCTTGATATTGCAATTGATAATCTGTGCGATTTTATTTCCAAGTGGGGAACAATCGCAGCGGTTCTTGCTTTTATTGTCATGACTGTATCCGGAATTATGAATGTTGGTGGTTTTGGCTCATATTTTTCAGGAGATATTCTTGAAATCGTACAGAAAATTGCACAGAACTTTGCAAATGCATTGACGATCATTGTTGCTGCGGTCCCGGAAGGATTGCCACTTATTATTAAACTTGTCACAAAGCAAAATGTAAGTACTATGGAAAAATTTAATATCCTGGCCAAAAATCCAGGAAAGATTCCAGAGCTTGCATACGTAAATCTTATTTGTACTGATAAAACAGGAACTCTCACCACTGGAGTAATGACTCCGAAGACAATGGTAAACGGATTGTGTGAGAATATTATGAATTCAAAATCTGTGCTTAATGATTTGATTATGAATAATATTTGCCTGAATAATAGTGCAGAATTTGATTCTGATGGAAATATTACTGGAGGTAACTCTATTGATCGTGCTGTACTTGGTATGTATTCTTCAACGGATACTTCCGGTGTTAAGAATAGATTTACAGTCAAGGCAAAACAGCCATTCAGTAGTGAAAACAAATATTCGGCCATTATGGTAGACAATGGTGAGAATGTTGTAACATTTTACAAAGGCGCACCAGAGAAGTTAATTGACGGATGTACTCATTTTGTTCATTCTGATGGTTACATAGACGAGTTCGGAGAAACTAAAAAGGACGCACTCAGATCATATATTAAAGGAATGACAGAAAAAGCAATGCGTTGTATTGTATTAACTATGTCTGATAGCTTTAAAGAAAATGATCTTCCTAACAATATGAGTTTTTTATGTGTGATTGGTGTTGTTGATCCGATCAGACCGGAAGTGCCAGAGGCGGTCAGAGTAGCACATAACGCAGGTATCCAAGTTATTGAGATTACTGGTGATTGTCTTGAAACAGCAAAAGCTGTAGCAACGGAAGCAGGTATTTACAGAACAGGAGACTTGGCTGTTACCAATGATGAATTTGAAGCTATGACGGATGAAAAAGTAAGAGAAATTCTTCCAAAGCTTACAGTAATTTCAAGATGTTCACCAAATACAAAGCTTCGTCTTATAAATATTGCACAGAATACAGGGATGTCTGTTGGAGTCGGAATGTCTGAAGGAAACGCTGGGATGTCTGTCGCTATGACAGGTGATGGTGTAAATGATTCCCCGGCACTTAAAAAGGCAGATGTTGGATTCGCAATGCAGGCCGGATCAGACGTAGCAAAGGAAGCAGGAGACATTATTCTTACAGATAATAACTTCGCAAGTGTCGTAAAAGGTATAGAGCTTGGTAGAACATTTATGCATAATATTATGATGTTTCTTGAGTTCCAGCTGCCAATCAATATATCATTACTCATTATGAGTATGTTATATCCAGTTATTTCTGGAGGAAGCCCGTTCTTAGCAGCAGTACAGATCCTTATTATCAATATCATCATGGACTCTCTGAATTCTCTGAGTTTTGGCGGAGAACCACCGAAAGAAGAGTACATGAAAGAGAAACCATTAAGAAAAGGATCTGGATTATTTATTAATGGTGCAATGGCAAGAATACTTTCTACAACTGCTATGTTTATTCTTATATTCGGAGTTATTATATTTGGATTTGACAATATATTTACAACAGATGTATCAGCGATGACCGCAAGATTTGCCACACTTTGTATCATGGCAGTATTTAATGGATTCTTAATTCGCACAGATAGCATCAATTTATTCAAAGGAATTGGGAAGAATAAACTGTTCATTTATATTGCAATTGGAATCTTTGTAATGACATTTCTGTTATGTAATGTGGTAGGTAGCTTTGTACAGACTACAGTACTTAGCTTATATCAGTGGGGAATTGTATTTGGGCTTCCATTCTGTATTGTTATTGACACTTTGGTTGCACGTTTGATTGAAAAGACAATGATTAATAAGAAATAAGGAGAATAGAAAATGGGATTTTTAGGAAAGTTATTTGGAAAAAAAGAAAATGATACGATAGAGAATACGGTAACGCAGCAGATTACAACAGAAAAAGATTTACAGAACCAGAATGATGAGGAGTCAAATTCTCCTATGATGCCAATTGATATGTCAAAACACCAAGAGAATTTAAATACTGTCCTGATCAATATGTCAAAAGATAACAAAATTGACATGACAAAACATGTAGCGAGAGTAGCATTGGCCATGGATTATTCCGGAAGCATGAGCAATCTTTTCCGTAATGGATCTGTTCAGGAAACAGTTTCTCGGCTGTTACCAATTGCTCTTCGATTTGATGATAATGGTGAACTTGAGAGTTGGTTATTTTCTAACGGAAGTGAAAGACTTGCAGCTGTTACAAAAGACAATTATTCAACATATGTAAGAAAAGTAATGAATAAAGCAAATATGAGTATGGGCGGGACTAACTATGCACCCGTATTAAAGGAAATGGTTTCTTATTATAAAGATATTGAACCAAGTGAAGTGCCAGCATTTATTATTTTTATCACAGATGGAGAAAATTGGGATACGAATGAGACAAATAAAATCGTAAAAGAACTTTCTAATTACAATATGTTTGTACAGTTTATTGGAATTGGAGATGAAAGTTTTAATTATCTTCGATCTTTAGATCATATGGAAGGCAGAAAACATGACAATACTGGTTTTACAGCAGTAAAAGATATGAACAAAATGACTGATGAGCAGCTGTATACAGAGATTCTTCGTCAGTATAAAGATTGGCTCAATAAAAAATAATTCTATACTGTAAATAATAAATTATATATAAATAAAGTAAATTAAAGGAGATTAAGATTATGGCAACAATTAATATGAGCAAAAAACAGAAAATCAGTATGACAAAGGAAGATGGATCTGCAGTAAAGAATTTTTTTATTGGTGTGAACTGGGAGCAAAATAGATACGCCGGAGAAGCCGATATTGATTTTGACATCAATGGAATGCTTACTAATGGAGATCGGAAGGTGACATATCCGGGAGATTTGGTAAATTATAATACATATGGAGATGGATCTGCTTATCCGTGGATTGATTATTCCGGAGATAATCTCACTGGAAATGATTCTCAGGGCATGATGTTTAATGGAAAACATTACGATGAATATTTTATTGTCCACGCAGATCAGTTTCCGGAGAATAAAACAGACTTTACCATTTGTCTTACTATTTTCAGAGCGGTACAGCGCCTTCAGAATTTTGGTATGGTAAGTAATGCAACTATAATGATCTGTGATTATGATAATCCAGACGGAGATAAGTACGAATATAATCTGTCTGAGAATGAGAATTTTGAAAATCTGAACGCCGTAGAGATGGGAAGGCTTTATAAATACGGAGATGGATTTAAATTCCAGGCACTTGGATCAGGATATACCGGAGGAATGACAGAATTGTTTAAGAATTTCGGTCTTGACATTGATGAGGGAAGGGATTAATCATGAAAATTACATTTGGAGCAGTATTATTAATTGCTATTATTGTTGCAGCGTTTTTCTTTTTCAGAAGTAAAACAGGGAAACGAGTAAAAACAAGAGCAACGGGTACAGCAACGGAGGCTATCATTAAAGATGCCTCCACCCCGGAAGGGGCAAAAGCTTATTATAACGAAGCTATTGATGCTAAAAAGGATCAGTATAATAAGGCAAATCAGATCTATACACAGATGCTTGGCAAGATCACTTCTTATGAGGAGCAGCTTCGAGCATTACAAAAAGAAAATATGCAGCTTAATTTAAACATTAACGCTTGTATCGATAAAGGCGATGATGAAGGGGCTAAAGTATATTTGAAGAAACAGCAGGATGCAGAAGATAAGATTGCTGTTTTAAAAGATACACTTAAAGAACTTAGATCTAATGCAACCGCTCAAAAGGAAATGCTTGACAGTGCGCTTCAGGCGGTAAATGATCTTAAGTCTGAAAAGGATAAGGCAATTCTTACTCTTGAAACGGCGCAGGTTACAAAATCCTTACAGGTTACTCCTGGCGCTTCAGACAAGGAAGAAGACAAAATGCTTGAAGTTGTTCGTGAAGGTATCAAAAAGCAAAAAGAAGCTGCAGACGGTACAAAGGCTGCATTTGATGCATCTGCAGATGTACAGCAGAAGCGCCTTGATAAGAAGATGAAAGACGAGGCCATTGATAAGAAACTGCAGGAGTTAAAAGTAAGGAAAGGAAAATAAAATGGTCGCATTAAATATGGGAACATTTGTTATATGCCTCGCGCTTGCCTTTCTAGCAGGCGTGGTGGTAAAAACTATTATATCGAGAAAATAAAGGTGTGCAATATGTTGATAAGAAAAGAAATTATTCCAATAGATGAGGTATATTCAGCAGTAAAAGATGTATTGTTCGAACCAAATAGAAAGAAATCCTTTGTTAATATTCGTGGGGATTTAATTAAAGGAAATAGTCAGCGATTTCAGACGTTTTTTACAAAAGGATTGAAATGCGTCTCTTGTGGAATAGAAGGCAAATATTTCGCAAAGGAAAAAACAAAGGGAGATAAGAGATATCATTTAAATCTATATGCTATAGATGGTAATGGAAAAGAGGTATTAATGACAAAAGATCATATTTTTCCTCATAATAAAGGCGGAAAGAATAATATCTCTAATTATCAAACTATGTGTGTGAAATGCAATGTAGCAAAAGGAAGTAGGATATTATAGGAGGAGACAATTATGAGTTTTGTTGTAAAAGGTAGTTTTGGAGAGATTGAAGTGGATTGTATTATAAATGGATTGATAACACCTAATAAGATGATTATGTTTAATGCTATGCTTGTGGATGGCAGGAAGATATTTGTAGGGATTGCCCCAATAAACAAAGGTTATCAAGAAGCATTAGAGCAGATTCAAGAAATCAATAAGATACTTGAAGGGGCAAATTGTAAAAAAGAAAAAGCAGCACCAGCCCATAAACCTAAGTACAAATGGGGAGACTGGAAAGAAGTTTACACTTATTTTATGGACCCATTTTCTCGTAGAGAAAAACTATTAGTATATAATGTTAGAACTAATGGTAAGAGAGTGCAGGTAGAATTCGACGGTGTAAAAGCTATGGCTTCTTGTAATATTGAAGCAGGAGATCAATTTGATTATAAGTTTGGTAGGGAACTGGCAGAGCGAAGATTGATTGCGAAATTGATTGAGAAACGTGCAAATTCATATTATATAAGCAAAATCAGCAAAACAAATTAAATTAACTTTATGTATTGACAAACGAAACTTGATATGCTATACTAAATACATAGTCAAGGATGACAACAGCACAGAGGAGTGAAAGCTCCCTGTGCTAAATAAAAAGAAGAAAGAAATTTAATTATACAAACAATGGGCTATCGCCAAGCGGTAAGGCACAGCACTTTGACTGCTGCATTCGCTGGTTCGAATCCAGCTAGCCCAGCTTGAAAATTTAATTATACAAAAAGGAGATAAAAATGAGTAAAATTATTAGTACAGGTTCCACTTTTAGAATCTACGGAGATGATCTTGTAACACATAATCAACTTCCGGCACAAATTTATTCTATCAGATGTTCACAGATGACAGGATTTTATTTAGAGAAACATGCTGATATTGAGATCAATGAAGATAAAATATACGGTGTGCACATGGAAAAAGTAAATAAAGTATTAAATGCTTTTCCAAATTTCAATAAAAATCTTGGCGTGATCTTATCTGGAGCCAAAGGAATTGGCAAATCTTTATTTTCTAAGATTCTTGCTGTAGAAGCTGTAAAAAAAGGATTGCCAGTAATTATTGTTGATACATATATCCCTGGAATTGCTAATTTTATTGAAGAAATTGAACAGGAAGTATTAGTAATGTTTGATGAGTTTGATAAAACATTTGGTAATATTAAAGCTGCTGATGGTATGGCTAATCCGCAAACAGAGCTGCTTACATTATTTGATGGATTAGCTCAAGGGAAAAAGTTATATGTTATTACTTGTAATAATCTTAATACTCTGAGTGATTATTTGGTAAATAGACCTGGAAGATTTCATTATCATTTTAGATTTGATTATCCAACAGATTCTGAGATTACAGAATATATGAGAGATAAGTTACATAAAGAGTATTATGGAGAAATTAGTAAGGTAATTGCATTTTCTAAAAGAGTCAGCTTGAATTATGATTGTTTAAGAGCTATCGCATTTGAGCTTAATACAGGATTACAATTTCAAGAGGCAATTAAAGATATGAATATCCTTCATATAAATAATACCGTTTATATAGCTACTTTGTATACTAAAGATGGAAAAAAGGATACAGAAGAAAAGAGCCTTGATTTATTTGATAAGACTTCTAATCATAGTTTATATTTTACAATAGATGGAAAATGGTTCTATACAAAATTTTCTGGTGTTGATGTAAGATATGATTTTGACAGACACATTGATTTTGTTGATGGAAAAGATGTTGAAATTATTCCGGATGAAGACTATGCGGATCTTACAAAAGAAGAAAAGAAAAAATACGAAAATATTAAAATTGATCGTATCGTTTTTGCAAGAAAAGAAGAAAAGGGACTTCATTATAATCTTTCTGTATAAAAATTTAATTAAACATTCCGACGAATAAAAACTTTAGATATGTGGAAGTTCGGTTATAAGCATGTGGCTTTCATTTTACTTTTTACCTCTTATAACTCGTTTGAAGCAGGTCTTACGAGTATAAATAAACTGTATAAGGGTAAGCCAGTAGTAACCTTATACAACAAGCGGATATGACGGAACTGGCAGACGTAGAAGGCTCAAACCCTTCGGAGAAATCGTGTGGGTTCGAATCCCACTATCCGTATTCGGACTATTCTTACGGATTTACTTGATGGCCTAAATAGTAATGAGGAGAAATAAGTCCGAGAGGTTAACCTTTATATTATATAGCGTCTATAGGACATTAAAGAAGATTGAAAAGTTGGTGGAATACTGGAACCCAGTGATGAGGAAGCTGCGAATGTGTTGGTTGTATGGTTTGGACGCATTGAAAGGAAACATTTATATAGATGTGCTTTGTGCTAATGAGGTTGTGAGTGGGCGTTGGAGGAGGATCTGGTAGCAGATGTGTAATTAGTTACGAAGCGAAAAGTAATTGAGTCAGTGAGGTAGAAATAATGTGGGAGGGCTTTTGAGAGTGATGACGATCGTTCGTGTAACTGACACGATTGCATAAGCAAGTTTTTTACAGATATTGTTACATTTCTATATTGTGGGTGTAATTATAACGCCCACTACATGGAAACTTAGCTCAGTTGGTTAGAGCAACCGGCTCATAACCGGTCGGTCCTGGGTTCGAGTCCCAGAGTTTCCATTTCTCCTGATGAAGGAGTGACTTTTATAGGCTGTAGAGTTTCAAAAAGAAATGAGCGAAAACTTGAATTAGATGATGAAAATTCAAAAGAATTACTTGAGAAAGTGAGAAGTTAAATGAAAATTAAAAATTTGACTGTTGGATTATTGATGGCAGGATTGGTATTTTCATTTGCAGGATGTGGTGACAAAGAGATAAATGACAGTGGGGAAAAAGTTCAATCATTTGGACAATTTATTGAATTTAAGGAAATAAAAATCGCATCGAGTAATGGGTGGTATATGGTCAGTCAATATTTTGTATATGATAAAACTACTAAAATTGTATATATAGCACAAGGTTCAGACCGTTATGGTGGCATTAGTGGCATTACACCATATTACGTATTAGATGAAAATGGCAAACCAGAAATCGCAATCTATGGAGAAAATTATAATGGATAAGGAGAAAGAATAAGTACACATAATCCTGTTGTGACTGCAGCACGACAGGTCATGCATGAAAAGTGATAAGTAGCTCAGTTGGGAGAGCGCACTACAAAAGTGAGGTCGGTGGTTCGAATCCACTCTTATCATATTTGTAATGATGTCGCGCGGATCGTTACAAAAGAAAATAGTAACTACTGAAATGTATATTTAAGGAGGCAATAAACATGACTAAGCATGATTTATGTACTGGTGATATCGTTCTTTCCACAAAGGGAAGTTATGGTATTGTACTAAGAGATACCGGAGATCGTAAACTTGAATCTCAGATCAAATGGTATAGTAATAATGAAGGACAAGTTATTGATAAATTTAGATCACTTTCAATGATTAATGAAGATTTTACGTTCAAATATGATTTAGGCAATCGTATTATCAAAATATGGAGAACGAAAGATAAGCATTATCTTGGTGATAAAGCAATTACAAAATATCATACAGCAGAAGATCATGGATTTGAATGCATCTATGAAGAGTTAATTAAGGAAGTAACTATGGCTGAAGTTGAAGAAAAGTTTGGCTGCAAAGTAAAAATTGTAAAGGAATAAAATTTAATTATACAGGCACGTATAAATGAGAAATAGGAAATAATATTTGAAGCACTATCTTAAAAGATCAGTGCATAGATGTCAGTGTGACAACAAACTGCATAGTTATTCCACTTCGGAAAGCGAGGTGAAATAATGGAGCAGAAGAAATTTATGGATATTCAACGTTTGAAAGAAGGATATGCAGATGGATTTGTACCGGGTGACTTAATTGTTATCCAGGAAAAATTCGACGGATCCAATGCAGCAGCTAGATATGATGCAGAGACTGGCAAAATGGTAGCTTTTTCCAGAAGACATACGTTGGATCAGAACAATACATTAAATGGTTTTTATAATTATGTGCAGGAGTTAAATCCTGAAGATTATAAAGACGTTCCGGACTATGTAATATTTGGAGAATGGTCTGGAGCAAGAAATGCGATTATTTATTATCCAGAAAATACTAAGAAATGGTACGTATTTGATATTTATGATGTAAGGGAAGAAAAATATCTTCCTCAGTCAGAAGTAAAGGCATTTGCAGAAACGCATGGACTTACATATATCAATACATTTTATGTTGGACCGTTTGTCAGTTGGGAACATGTACAAAGTTTTATGGATCATCCGGGATATGGAGAAATTCAAGAAGGTATTGTTATAAAGAACCAAACAAGATTAAACGATCCGAATAGCAGATTACCATTTGTAGTGAAAATCGTTGGAGATAAATTTCATGAAGTCGCAAAAATGAATCATGTTAAAAAGATTCAAGATCCACAAAAGTTGCAAGAACGAACAGAAGCACAGGAACTTGTAAAATCTGTCGTGACGCGGCGTAGAGTTGAAAAAGAGTTATATAAAATGCGTGATGAAGGAATCATCCCAACAGAGTGGTGTGAACAGGATATGAAAACTGTTGCAAGGAATCTTCCAAACAGAATTTATACAGATTGTGTAAAAGAGGAACCGGAAGTAGTTCGAGCAGCAGGACAATATTTTGGAAAATTCTGTTCCGTTATTTCGATGAATTACGCACGAGAGATTATTCTCGGTCCGACTGGAGCAAAGTAAGGCGAAAGGAGGACACGAATGGTGGCAACAGCATTTAGTAGATTATGTACTTCTTGTAAAAAAAGATTTGCATACAAACAAACAGACGCCATCTTTGATGAGAATGGATATGGATATTCAACCAAGCTTGTGAAATGCAAACATTGTGGGCGATTAAATGTGATTCGATATTTTGAAGATGACTCGATGAAATTAAACAATGATAGAAAATATTATGATTATGACATGGTATAGAATAGGAGAATAATAAATAATGGCAAAACAGAAAGAAAAAAAACCGTTAGATAAAAAAGGTTGGGTTCAGACATTTGAATTGATTGGAAAGGCATGTATTAAAGATTACACATTCAAAATTGATGAACATTCTAAGAAAAGCGACTGGATTTACAATTCTATTAACCTGAATGTTGACTGCGGTGATAAATACGGAAAAGTTGGCTGCGAATTAATGGGTGGTTATGGAGCTGGTAGAAACAATGTGATTTATGTTCATGGCAAAGATGAGAATGGTGGAGATGATTTTGATAACAGATACCAGATTGATTTTGATGATCGATTTGACGAGGATATTCTAAAAGATATTGGAGAGCTTTGCTTTATCAAAATTGGTATTGAGAAGGATACAAAAGGTGAAGTTGTTATCAATAAATTCTTACATGCATATGATGCAATTAAATATCTGTCTGAAGCATTGCAGGATGGTATGGAGATTAAGGTAAGAGGGCAGTTAAAATATACTGTATATGACAAACATGTACAAGTAAGAAAAGAAATTAACAGTATTTATCTTCCAAGAGAGAAGGAATTGAATACTTATGAAGCAGCATTTACTCAGTCGATGCTTCTTGACAAGTATTCAATCGGAAAAGCAGATAAAGATAAATGTGCGTTCCCGATAACGGCATACATTCTGGAGAAATTCAAAGAATATAATGGTAATGACTTGACTGAAGGTGGCGCTGTAAAAGGCGGAAAGTTTGTACCTTTGAGAAAGACATTTGAATATGTTTATGATCCGGAAGATGAAAAATCTATTGAGCGCGCAGGAAAACTTTTCAAAGTTAAGAAAAACGTGACATTGATTACTTGTCAAGGAGTATTTGTTGAAGGCGGTGCAGTGATCCAGACAACTGAAGACGATTTACCAGACGATATTAAAGAACTGGTAGAAATGGGAGCTTATAGTTTGGAAGAAGCATTAGCACTTTGTACAGAAAATGCTAGTAAAGAACGCAGGATGTTACTTACTAGACCAGTTATTAAGTTAGTTGGAGAAGACGGATCTAAGATTCCACAGATTCAGAAATTTGATTCTATGTATTCAGAAGATGATCTTGTATTAGATTATCTGATTGAAGCAGATGATGACGAAGAAGTGGATGAAGTAGAAGAAGATTCAGAAACTGATACAACGGAGCAGGATGAAGAAATTGATTATGATTCAATGTTAGATTCGCTGCTTGATGATTAACTATAATAATTAAATTATACAAAGTACAGAAAGGAAACAAATACTATGGGATACGGAAAAAAGAATACAATTAAAATTGATCCTTTATCATATAATATTGGACTTATTGGGGAAAGTGGTATCGGAAAAACAACAATTATTAAAGAGATGTGCGAGAAACTTGTAGGTGAAGATGGATATCGTTTTCTTGAGTGTGGTAAAGAAGATGGTGCTGACGGTATTAATGGAATCAACTATTTGAATTGTCCGGAATGGTCAATGGATTATGATGAAGAAACAAACAGTATTGGATTTGAAGATTTTGTGGATGATGTCGTTGAGAATAAATCCACAGAATATCCTGATCTAAAGACAGTTGTTATTGATACATATGATCAGCTTGTAGAAATTGCAAAGCCAGAAGTTATTCGTATGCATAATGCGGAGAATCCTGAGAAACCGGTAAAATCTATCAAAGCAGCTTTTGGTGGTTATATGGCCGGAGAGGATAAGGCAACAGAAATTGTTCTGAATAAGTTATGGGAACTGAAATCGGTTGGTGTTCATTTCATTATTATTGGACACGTTAAGCAGCGTACACAAGATGATGTAACAACAGGACAGACATATACTTCTCTAACAACTAATATGTCAATGAGAGATTTTAATGCAATCAAAACAAAATTACATTTTCTTGGTGTTGCTTCTATTGATAGAGAAATCGTGCAGGAAAAGACTGGCAAGACTAAAAAGGAAGGTAAAAAAGATGTAGATATTATGAAAGGTGTAATTACAAGCGAAAGCCGTAAAATTACATTCCGTGATGATTCTTATTCTATCGATTCCAAATCAAGATTTGCTGACATTGTTCCGGAAATTGAATTTAGTTCAGATGCATTAATTAAGGCTCTTACAGATGCTATCAAAGCCGAAGCATCTAAAGGGAGTAAATCTGTTGATGAATTAAAGAAAGAACAAGATTCAGCTGCAGAAAAAAGAGCTGAAAAGATTGCAGAAGCTGAAGCAGAAGCTAAAATACAGAAAGAACTTAGTGAAATCACAGAAAAGATTAAGGCGTTTTGTATTGCTAATAAAGGTAAAACAGCAAAATTAAAACCACTTGTAGCTGCAGCTAAAGAAATGGGTTATGACAATCCGATGAAAGTAACAAATATTGATGACGCAAAAAAGATTCTTGAACTTACTGTTGCGTAAATAAATATTGATCCCAGGGCTTCTGCCTTGGGATTTCTAAGGAGAATAACATTGAGTAAGGAAAATAAAAAGGACACAACTGGTTGGAAAAATGAAGACTTCTTACAAATGTGTGATTGGGTTGAAAGAGAATTGATGGGGTATTCTGGGACGCAGCGTTTGCATAAGAACGCATGTCTAAGATTGCAGGGGCTAAGAAAAGGACAAAGTATGGCGAATAATTCTCATGAAATGTATGGAGAATATCCTATTGATGTTATTTTTAATACTTTTAAAGCGAACAAATATGTCATTTTAAAAGCAATAAAAGGAAAAACATTTAACAGCGAAGATCAGAAAATGGCTTACATTTGTGCTATTGTAAGTAGCCGAATTAATGATATGTACACCAGAATGAAAAATGCAAAGAAAAGTGAAGAGAAGTCTGAAAAGATTGATATAGGAGCGCAAAATAGTGAAGCCGCTAAATATCAACGTCAGACGGAAGAGGTCATAAATTCTACATTCGAGGGGATTTGGTAATTGACATCTATCACTACTAAGACGAAGGATCGCAGTAGTGCGAAAACAATGTCTCCTTTTGAAAAGGAATGTATTGAGACTATTAAAAAGGTAAATGAATATAAGTTAATTGCAGAAGCAAATGCAGTGTCTTCTATTTACAAGAACCCGGATTTAGTCAGAGACACTTCTTTGAAACTGGAAGATATAACAAATAATGCTTGGAGAGTATATTTTTCAATTGCGAACGATATCATCAATGTAGAACAAAAAAATACATTAGATGAAATTACAATTAATATGTATCTATCGAAACATTCAAAATTAAGTAAGAAATACGATGAATATGGTGGATATGGGAAGATTGAAAGTTCATTTACATATATCGAAGAGGCTAATTTTGATTCTTATGTGAATGAGGTAAAAAAGTGGAATGCTGTAATGAAATTAGCTCGAATGGGCTTTCCTGTAAAAGAAAAGTTAAGTAAATATGTCGATGCTAAAGCTGAAGATATATATAACGAACTTGAGGCACTTTTGAATCACACATTTATTAATGTGGAATCTGAAGTTAAAACTTATAATGCCTGCGACGGATTATTTGATTTGATTGATAAATTAAATGCTGGAAGTCAGGTAGGAATGCCACTTAAACATTGTGATATTTTGAACAGAGAAATTGGCGGCATTAATTTTAATGGAAACATTTATGGTCTAGGTGCCAATTCAGGTGTTGGAAAATCAACAACAGCAATCAACTACTTAATGCCTTCAGTGTTAGAACATAATGAAAAAATGGTCATTATGATTAATGAAGAAGATCAGGACAAAGTAAAGAAAGAGTTACTTGTCTGGGTTGCAAATAATTTATATAGTGCTGGACTACATAAATATATTTTGCGCGACGGCCATTTTAGTAAAGATGTTTTAGATAAGCTTCGTAAAGCAGCAAAATATCTTGAAGAGTTAAAAGAACGCAGAAATATTACAATCGTTCCCTTTGAAAAATATACTGTCAAAGCAGCAATCAAAGTAATAAAAAAATACTCTAGCATGGGAGTAAGGCTGTTTGTTCTGGATACATTAAAAGAATCATCTGATTCAAGAGACACAGAAACATGGAAATCTATGGAACGAGATATGGTTGATCTTTACGATGTTGTGAAACCAGCTGCTAAAAATGTAGCATTATTTGTTACATATCAGTTAGGGAAAGCTTCAGTAAAGATGAGGTATCTTACAAATAATGAAATTGGACAAGCAAAGAATATATTGGATGTATTTAGTGTGAATTTAATGATGCGTAAACCATTTGAAGATGAATTTCCTGGAGGTTCACATGAGATTAAAGCTTATAAATTGGCGGGAAAAAATAATTCCTCAAAGATTCCGTATCATCTGGATCCGGATAAACATTATATGATCACATTTATTACTAAAAATAGATTTGGGGCTACAGACCAATTCCAGATAATCTCAGAGTATGATCTGAGTACCAATATGCACAAAGATGTTGCTATTTGTAACATAGCACAAGATTTTTAAGCGGAGAGTAAAAATGACTGCATTAGAGATTAAGGAATACATTCAAAAAAATGGAAAAATACCTTATGTTTTAGAAAGCATTGGGTGTAGCAATATAGTATATCATGATAACAAGGATTATTATAGCTGCTCTAATGCGGTGGGTGGTGACTGTAACAATCCAGCCGCCATCAATATAAGAAATAATAAATATCTGAATTATCGAAATTATACCAGAGGAGTTGAATATGACGATGGTAAGGATTTAATTTCTTTAGTTCAGTATAATAAAAATATTGATTTTGCAAATGCAATGAAATATCTTCATAAACTTTTAGGATTGAAAAATTTATACAAAGTAAAAGAGGAGAAGAAAAAGCCGGATGATTCCTGGTTCGTGTTCTCAAGATTTGTGGTTAAGCGTAGGAAATGTGTCGTAAATGATTTTGATCCTATGAGTGAAGATATTTTAAATGATTTTGTTCCATATATTCATATTGATTTATTTCGCGAAGGGATTATAAAACGAACAATTAAAAAATTTGGACTTGGATATTCGTATAGATGGAGGAGAACAATATTTCCAATTAGATATTGGCTAGATGGAACTCTGATGGGATATAATGCCAGAAGTTCCATCGAAAATTGTTCTGAATTTGGAATATCAAAGTACTTTATAACACCTGGGATGCGAAAAGAAATTAATATATATGGATTGTGGGAAAATTATAAAGATATTCAGAAAGCAGGATATATTGTTATATTCGAGGCCGAGAAATCTGTTCTTAAAAGAGACAGCAGAATGGATCCAACCGGCGGTGCAATTGAAGGCCATGTACTTTCAGATGAGCAGGTGCGAATTATACTTGGTATCGGAGTAGAAGAAGTTATTATCGCGATGGATAATGATGTTCCAATAGAAGAGGTCTGGAATATGTGTGAGAAGTTTTACGGATTACGCAAAGTTAGCTACATTCGTGATAAATGGAAACTGCTTGGGCCAAAGGACTCACCTGCAGATGCGCCAAATAAGATATATAACTTCCTATTTAAATGGAGAATTCCTTATGATGAAAGTAAACACAGAGAATATTTAAAGAGTTTGAAAAAATAGTTGAGATTAAGCTATGAAGAACTGCAGAAGATGTGCGAGGCACTTGGAGTCGATAGACTCAATTCATGGAGCCGTGTAAACTGCGTACACAATGGTCTCTATGAGTATTTTTTGAAGTATGTATTACATAAAAAAGAGGATCGTGATGATTCTATTTATAAAGTAACTGGCGGTATTAGTCATGATATTATAGAGCGATTTTATACTGAAGAATTAGCTTATGAAAAAATGGCTGAAGAGTTTGATGAAGGATGGATGATGGCATTTGATATTGCTGATCTAAAATTTGTTCGTGGAGATGGTGCCAGAAACAATAGTATTGCAACTAAGTATTATTATGATTTGAAAAATTTCTTTGAGACACACGAGAAGATTACTGATCATATTGATATTGAAAAGTTTGTAACTGTAAAGGTTGGTGACGAATATTACCAGGGGTATATTGACGCTCTGGTGACAGATGAAAATGGCAATTATACTATATTAGATTGGAAGACAAGCAGCATATATAAGGGAGATAAAGCGAAAAATGAATGTGGGCAGTTGGTAATGTACTCTATAGCTTTACATCAGATGGGAATACCATTTGAAAAGATTAAGATTGCATGGAATTTCCTTAAATATCAGTGTGTAACTGTTCAATCTAAAAAAGGTGTAAAGAAAGTAAGAGAAATCGAACGCTTTGAGCTTGGGGAGAAGTTACAGGCAAATGCAAAGATGTGGTTAAAAGAATTTGGATATGAAGAAAACATGCTGGAGTATCTGGATAAATTAGCTCAAACAAATGATATTACCTGTCTTCCACAGGAAGTACAGGAGAAATATGAATTGCATGATTGTTATGTATATGTTGACTTGACTTCGGAGCTGATTCAGTATTGGGAAAATTTTATTATCAATACTATGAAAATGATTCGTGAGAAAGAAGCTACATATGCGGAACTAAAGGCAGCAGGAAAATATGATGAAGCAGATAAACTTTGGTGGGAAGATGAAGAGAGTCTAAAAAAGCAAAGTTATTATCTTACGAATTTGTGTGGTTATTCCACTAAACTTTATAAACCGTTAAAAGCTTATCTTGATGCTCAAGATGAAAAGAAAAATGGAGATATTTTGGGTGCGAAAAATAAGCAGGATGAAGAATACGACATTGACAATTTAGATTGGCTTAATGATTTATAAGGAGATAAAATGGGACAGTATACTATTTACCATTGCCACTCAAACCGTTCTCTTCTTGATAGTTGTACTGATTATAAAGAATATGCAGACCGTGTATCGGAGCTAGGGTATAAAGCCTTAGCTCTGACGGAACATGGTAATGCCTACAATTGGGTTGAAAAAAAGATGTATATCAATTCAAAAGGATTAAAATACATACACGGAGTTGAGTGTTATTTAACAGCTTCACTAGAAGAGAAAGTAAGGGACAATTATCATACAATTCTTTTGGCTAAGAACTATGAAGGTGTAAAAGAAATCAATCTTTTAATTGATAAATCTACACAACCGGATCATAGATATTATAAACCACGTATTACATTTGAAGAGTTCTTTAATATTTCAGATAATGTAATCAAGATTTCTGCTTGTTTGGCATCACCTTTGAATAAATACCCAAAGGATATCCAAAAGCAAATAGCGGAAAAGTCTGCAGCACTAAAGCAGGAACTGGCAAATAAAGTAGCTGAACTTGAAAAACAGAAGAATGATCAAAAAGCCATGATAAAATGGTTCAAACAGTTTGATGGCTTTGAAGAAGAGGAGTTACCGTGGGTAATAAACGGATGTATTCCAGGTGATTCATATTTGCATTATATCGAAATTCAAATTGATAAGTTGAAGCAATATTATGATAATCTGCTTGAAGAAGTTCAGCTTATGAATGTGACAGCGAGAGAGACTTTTTATAAGTTATTGGAAACATATGATTACTATGAAATTCAGCCGCATGATTTTCCAGAGCAGAAACGATATAACGAATTTTTATATGCTGCATCAAAACAAACAGGGAAACCTTTAATCGCCGGAACAGATACACATAGCATTGATTATTATAAAGCTGAATGCAGAAGCATTTTACAGAAAGCAAAACGTATCGAATATGCTGATGAAGATAAATTTGATCTGACATTAAAGACTTACGAAGAGTTGGTTGAAATGTTCCGTATTCAGAATTGCGATATTCCATTTGATGTGATTCTGCAGGCAATAGAGAATACAAATGTGATGGCTGATTCTGTTACTGATTTCGAACTTGATACTTCTGTAAAATATCCAAAATTGTACGACAATGAAGAGGAAGTATTAAAGAAAAGAATTTTTGATAAATTGCATGAGAAAATTGATGCAGGAATTATCAAAAAGGAAAAAATTCCAGAATACGTGAAGCGTATCAAAGAGGAAATGCGTGTATTTAAAAAGATTAATATGATTGGATTTATGCTCTTTATGTCCGAACTGGTATGTTGGTGTTGGGAAAATGGTATACCAGTTGGGCCATGTAGAGGATCTGTAGGTGGTTCTACTGTTGCATACATAACAGATATCATTGATGTTGATCCAGTTATATGGAATACAATTTTCTCACGATTTGCCAATGAAGATCGTGAAGAAGTAGGAGATATCGATCTGGATATTTCACCGGATCAGCGAGAACTGGTATACAATCATATTATTGAATCTTTCGGATACGATAAGACAGCCTATATTTTAGCTATTGGTACTGTATCTGATAAAGGAACGATTGATGAAATAGGACGAGCTTTAGATATTCCACTTGATGAGGTTGCACATATTAAGGAAATGTATAGTGCCTATAAAGATACAATTGAATCAACCGGAAAAAGAATTAAAGAAATCGAAGATATGATTCATTTCGGTGAAATTAAAAAGGCAGATAAAGATTCCGAATACTATGGATTGCGTCGTGATTATGAAAATAAATTAAAAGAACATGAGAAAGCAATATCTCAAATGGAAGATCTGAAAGATAATCAGTATCGACAGTTATTCTATTATTTTGATGGAATTAATGGTACTCCGGTTTCTCAGTCAATTCATCCGGCCGGTATTGTAGTTTCTCCGGTGACACTTCCAGATAACTATGGAACGTTTTGGAATGACGGAAAACGTATTATGTGTATCAATATGGAAGAAATTCATGATGGTGCCGGTCTTGTTAAATACGATTTACTTGGCCTAAAGAATCTGGAAATTATTCGAAAGTGCTATGAATATGCCGGACTTCCATATCCAAAATCACATCAGATTAACTGGAATGATAAGAAGGTATGGAATGATATTGTTCTTTGTCCTGCTGGCGTATTTCAGTTCGAATCGCCATATGCATATGAAATGCTTAAGAATTATGGCCCACAATGTATCAACGATTTATCAATGATAAATGCGTCACTAAGACCATCCGGGGCTTCATATCGAGATAGGCTGCTAGCAGGTGAGACAAATAAAAATCCATCACCACTTATTGATGAATTGCTGAAAGATAATAGAGGATTTCTTATTTTTCAGGAGGACACCATTAAGTTTCTTCAAAATATATGCGGGTTAAGTGGGTCTGCTGCTGATAACGTTCGACGAGCAATCGGACGTAAACAGATGGATCGACTGCAGAAAGCTTTGCCTGATATTTTGAATGGATATTGTAAAATGTCTTCTCAGCCAAGAGAAATAGCAGAGAAGGAAGCAAGGGCGTTCTTACAGATTATTGAGGATAGTGCAAATTATCAATTTGGGTATAATCATTCAACAGGCTATTCTATGATTGGTTATATGTGTGCATTCTGTAGGTATTATTATCCAGAAGAATTCATTGCTGCATATTTAAACTGTGCAAACAATACAGATGATATTCTGATGGGGACTGAATTGGCGAAGATAAAGAACATTGAAATAAAAAATATCAAGTTCCGAAAATCCGGTGCCGAATATACCGTAGATAAAGCGAATCATGCATTATATAAGGGTATTGCATCAATTAAATTCTGTAATGCTCAAATAGCAAATGATCTTCTTGAATTAGCAACGAATCGATATAACAATTTTACAGAAGTTCTGGCAGATGTAAATACAAAAACATCTGTGAATTCCAGACAGTTAACGATTCTTATTGGATTAAATTATTTCGAGGAGTTTGGAAAAAATCAGTATTTGATGCAAGTATCCGAGATCTACGACAAATTTGCTTTATGTAAGATTATCAGTAAAAAAAAGATGGAAAGTCTTGGCTTGACAGAGTATCTGATGAAGAAATATGCCGGAAAAGAGACTGCTTCTCAATATAGGGATTTGGATAATACAGGGCTTATAGCTGAGTTATCTAATCGTTTAGAAAATAAAGCAATGTCTGTTATTGATCAGGTGAAGTTTGAAAAGGAATATCTTCAGTATGTTGTATATGTAAATCCAAAAGTAAATCAATGTTTTTACGTCGTGACAGATTATAAAACTTTCAAGGAAGTCAGAAAACCATATTGTGTATTACATAATATTAAAACCGGAGAGGATGTAAAAGCAAGAGTAACCAGTATAAAAGTATATCAGGATAATCCGTTTGGTGAATTTTCTATTTTGAAGGTTCCACACTTTACAAAGAAAAAGAAGAAAAAATGTGTGAATGGAACATGGCAGGAAACAGATGAACTTGAAAATATACTTGATGAATATGAAGTAATTAAATAGGTGTGAATATGAGTAAAAAAGAAGTGAAATTTAATTGTAAAATCGTAAAGTGCATGTATAATTCGGAGGATTATAAGATTTATGCTACAGATGTAGATAAAAAAGAGTTTCCCAATATTAAGCATAATAAATATGATAATGTTACTATTTATGGAAATGTACATAATTTAGTAGTTTCACAGTCGTATGAAATTACGGCTGTGGAACAGCTCGATAAATATGGTTTTGGGTATGATATTGTAAATATAAGGATGGATAAACCTAAAAATGAAAAAGAAGTATATATGTTCTTAAGAGAAATCTTAACCGAGAAGCAGGCAGGCGTACTTTGGCAACATTATCCGGACATTATTGATATTATTTTAAGAGGCGAAGCAGACACTGTTGATTTAGATCAATTAAAAGGCATTGGCGAAAAAACATTTGAAACTATTAAGACGAAAATAATTGAGAATTATTGTATCTATGACTTAGTAGTTGAATTCGGCGGAATTCTTACAATGTCTATGCTGAAAAAACTATACGATGAATTTAGATCAATTCCTAAAATGAAACAGGAATTGAGAAAACAACCATATAAATCTTTGACAAAAATATCTGGTGTAGGTTTTATTAAGGCAGATAGTATTCTTTTAGAATTGCAGAGACTTGGCAAGATCAATTTTCCGTTTGAATTAAAATCATCTGCGCAAAGATGTGCAGCATGTATGGAATATTATTTGGAAGAGAATCAAAAAGAGGGAAATACTAAAATGGATCTCCGCGATCTCAGAAAACAGGTTGTAAGACTTGTTCCTGCTTGTTCATCACATTATGTTGAATGTTTAAAGGATCCAGATATTTATTATAACAAAGATACTTTTGAAGTATCTTTAAAAGCCACACATGATACTGAAACTGCTATAGCTGCTATATTATTTGTAGCAAACTTAAAACCTAAAATATGGGATTTTGACTGGAAGAGTTATCAGACGTCGGGAGAGTATCATTTAACTGACGAACAAACCAGTGCATTGGAATGTATATGTAACAATAATATTATGATACTGAATGGTTTTGCAGGATCAGGTAAAAGTGCCACTTCCGCAATGATCATTAAAATGTTGGAGGATAACAATATTTCATATACTTTAATGGCTCCAACAGGACGCGCTGCAAAAGTGTTGAGTGATTATACCGGTAAGCCAGCGGCTACAATTCATCGTGGCTTAGGTTATATGCCGAAGAATAGGTGGGGATATGATAGTGAATGCAAACTCCCATTTGATGTTGTTCTTGTAGATGAATTCTCTATGACAGATATATTTCTGTTCTTACATTTGTGTGACGCAATTGATTTTAGCAGAACGAAACTTATTGTTGTAGGTGATTCAGCGCAGCTTCCATCTGTTGGGCCGGGAAATCTACTTTATGATATGATCAATTCATTTGTTATACCTACAGTGACTTTGAATCAAATTTTCAGGTACGCTGAGGGTGGGTTAATGAAAGTTGCTACTGATGTTAGAAATATGAAACCATATTTATATGATTTGAGTAATGGTATGGTAAAATTTGGCAAGGATTATACTTTTATTAATGCTAATAATGAACAGGCAGTAAAATGTGCAATTGGATTATATCAGAAGCTTCTTTCTCAATATGTTCCTGAAGATATTCTTGTTCTATCTGCTTTCAATAAAGGTGATTGTGGTACTATTGCAATTAATAATGCAATCCAGAAAATTGCTAATCCAAACTATGGATCAGAAAAATGTATCAAATCTGGAGATACGACATATTACGTTGGTGATATAGTAATTCAGATCAAAAATAATTATGAAGCAGAAGTGGATATGGGGGATATGAATATAGAAAATGCTTCTCAAAATGATGAACCTTCTATAAATAACACATTTATTCCTAATGGTATGTTAGGAAAGATTATTGATATTTATGACGAAATTATTCCATATACAAATGAACATAAGACAGGCGCTATTATTGATTTTGATGGTGTCAGAGTAAAATATGAAAAATCAGAAATGTCAATGTTGCTGCTTGGATATGCAATTTCTATTCATAAAAGCCAAGGAGGAAGTGCTAAGGTGACGATTACACTTACACCATCTTGTCATGCTTATATGATGAATTCTAATTTATTATATGTGGCATTAACACGTACAAAAGAAAAATGCTTTCATATTGGAGATAAAGACACTGTAAACAGATCCATTAAAAAGAAAGAGAATTTTAAGAGGAACACTTTTTTATTAGATATATTAAAGAAGTTAAAAATTAAATTAAACAAAAAGGAGAGCAAATGAAGTCAGAATTATTTAAAAACGAATTAAAAACAATTACTTCAGATGATATTCGTGATTTTGCAAAAGTTGTTTTGGACGATGCCCCAGACTATTTTTTCAAAGTTGCGGCAAGTTCTACAGGTAAATATCACCCGGCATACGCGCTGGGTGATGGCGGTTTAATGCGTCATACAAAAGCAGTATTAAGGATTTACAATTATATCATCGGATTAGAACAGTACCAGAATCAGTTTGATGAGAGATGGATAGATCTTGGACGTGTTGCTTGTTTGGCACATGATATTCAAAAGTCTGGTACTGCAGAAATATATGAAGAAAAGGCAAAGGATGGAAAAAAGGTGTTTACTGTATTTAATCATCCGTTGTTGGCAGCAGAATATATTCGTAATTATAAAGGATTATATCTCGAAGATGATGAACTTGAGATTATTGCTGATGCTGTTTCGTCTCATATGGGACAATGGAACACAAGTGATAGAGAAAGTATTGTCTTACCAAAGCCAAAATCACAGTTAGATAAAATTGTACATGTAGCAGATTATTTGGCTTCCAGAAAAGACATTGATATTTCTTTTAAAGATGATACTGATGCATATGATTTACCGGATATCGAGACATACAAATGTCCGTATAAGAAACATAAGGACGAGTTACTGGTAGACGTTGCAAAGACAGATCCTGAATATCTGGAATGGTTATCTGAGAATGTCAATATGAGAGAACCTATGAAAACATTCGTAAATGAACTTTTAAAAAACAAAACAAATTAAATTAACTTTTGCTATTGACATCAGAAACCTATAGTGCTATTATAATGGCACAGGGAAAACAAATTAAATTAACTCAAGGAGATATGTAGACATGAAAGTAACCCTTACAGAAATGCACTCAATAAGAGATGCAATCAGAACAATGTACATGAGCAAAAGAACATGGAATGTAGAGATAGAGCAGCAGCTTAAAGAAATGGTAGATCATTGCACAGATCGTTATGGGAGGCCATTAGATCTGCCAGAGGATGATGAATTAAAAATTAAATTCGACAAAGAAGTAGCAAAACTTCTTAAATGGGGACAAAAGCATATCACAATGCTACGATTTGAAGATATTTCCGTTGTTGTAGAAGGTCTTCATAGAGGGGCAACTGATGATCTGGATTCCCACGCAAAGAGAATGGATAACAGGATTATTCGTAGCAGTACAAGGCTTGCAGATTACCATGAGGGAGAAGTTTCTGAATGGTACGAAGATAAAATTATCACATGGGATGAAGTATTAAAATATCTTGGTACGAAAATTCCTGGTGAGATTAGTTATTATGGTGATACTTATGTAAGGTCAAATAATGGTTTCATTAAAAAAGGATTAGAAAATAATAAAGATGTAAAACGTGGTTTATATCCACTGGCAATTCCCATGAATTTTACTTTCAAAATAAATATTACTGAATTAGCGCATATTTATGTTGAGAGAGGATCAAAAGATGGTGGCGCTCATGGAACAGCTGCACCGGAGCTTCAGATCATGATTGAAGATTTAATTAATCAGATTGAGTCTTGGTATCCGGGAATTAATAGAGAATTACTTTTAAAGATTGCGAGTAATAATGTATGAATGTATATTTTGCAAACGGAACTAATATTGTAGTTGGATGCGATAATGAAAAAGATAGTTATTATTTTTGCCAGAAAGATGGTAATGAGTGCTGCAAGAAAGATACTTGCAAAAGATTTCTTGATTCAGATGGCAATGTAAGCACAAGACTTTTTAAGATTATGTGTAATGATGAAAATCATCACATCTTATATATACCGGAAAGGAATGAAACAAATAATGCATAAAAAGTTAGTATTTTTATTTATTGGAAGAACCGCTTCTGGTAAATCATCGCTTGCAAGATATATATGCGAGACATTAGGACTTCGACAGGTAAAAAGCATTACAACAAGACTGCCGCGCAAAGATGAAATAACAGGATATGAAGATCATTACTTTGTATCTGAGAGTGAATTCGATGAAATTAAATTTAAAGAAGGCTTTGTAGCGTATACTGAAATTAACGGAATTAAATATGGCACTACATATAATGAAATTGTGAACTCAGATATTTATGTAATTGATCCGAACGGAGCAAAGTATTTGAAAGAACATTGCAAAGATGAATTTAAATTTATCGAGATTTATTTTTCTTCACCATTTGAATTAGCAAAAGACAGGTTCCTTAAAAGAGATGGATCAGAAGAAGAATTTTACTCCAGATATAACAGTGAAGATGAACAATTCACTAAATATGAAGAAGCTGAAGGGTATGACCACTTATTTGTGAATGATATGAGCTTTTCGAAAGCTTCAGAAGCATTACGTGACTTACTTAAGAGTGAAATGGAAAAGGAGAAATCGTTATGAATGTAGTTAAAAAGGATTTAACAGTTGAACCTTTTGACGATCAGAAAATTGTTGATGCCGTAAATAAGTCAGCATCACGAGTAATGGTCGAGTTAACAAATGATGATTATAAAAGAATCATAGATCTTGTTTGGGACGAGCTTATTGCTGATGATATAGATGAAAATACCACATGTACAGTAGAAGAATTACATAATGCAGTAGAATCCGCATTGGATGAATTTAATCCAAAGATTGCAAAGTCTTATAAAGATTATCGTAATTATAAGAAAGAATTTGTTCATATGATGGATGACGTTTTCACCAAGAGTCAGGCAATCCGTTATATTGGTGATAAGAGTAATGCCAATACAGATAGTGCGCTTGTAGCTACAAAGCGAAGCCTGATCTTTAATGAATTGAACAAAAACTTGTATAGAAAATTCTTCATGACAAGAGATGAATTACAGGCATGTAAGGACGGATATATTTATATTCATGATCAGTCTGCCAGACTTGATACTATTAACTGTTGCTTATTTAGAGTTGGAGAAGTTATGAAAGGCGGCTTCGAAATGGGAAATGTCTGGTATAACGAACCAAATTCTCTTGATACTGCGTTTGATGTTATGGGTGATATTATCCTGAGCACTGCTGCACAGCAGTATGGCGGAT